TGTCAAACGCAATATGTAATTGGATGGCAAGAACTTTATAAAATAAATTTGGCAGTTTCAGAACTATTTTATACTTTTACATTATGAAACAATTACCATACATACAAACATCAACCGCCATCATTGGCTACACAGAATCTGTAATCGCTAAAAGTGAATGTAATGACTGCTTTGTAAGAGCCGTCGCATCCGCTTATGAAACCCCATATGATAACGCCCACGCTTGGGTTAAGGAAAAATTTAATAGAGTGAACAAGAAGGGAACTAGATGGGTCTCTTCTAAAATGGCAACTTTTTATGTGAAGGGAGAAACCTTTAATGACAAGTCAATCAAAGTGATTGATAACATGAGAACAATTGATAAAATAACTCATAAGATGAAAAGAACTACTCTTAATCAGTTCATCAAAAAGTATCCAACAGGGACTTATATATTGATTGTTAAGGGACACGCTTTCACCCTAAAGAATGGTGCGGTGATTGGCAATAAGGGTGACGCAACATCAATGAAAAAGATTGTTCACGATGCATTCCAAATAGTATAATTTATGTTTGACAAATTAATAGAATTTATAATACAGTTTATGGAAGATTTTCTTCCTTTTAAGATTGTGAATCAGTGGGAAAAAGGAGTTTATTTACGATTTGGTAAATATCAAAAAGTTGTTGAGCCTGGTTTAATCTTAAAAATACCTTTTGCCGATAAAGTTTGGACTCATGAGGTAATTACTCAAACGGTTCATCTCCAACCACAAACATTAACCACTTTGGATGAGAAATCCATTGTATTGAAATCAATTATCCGGTATCACGTAAATGATGTTCAAAAGTTTTTATTGAATGTTATGCATGCGTCCGATGTTTTGGTAGATACAACCCAAGGTATTATTAGAGAAAAAGTTGAGTATACCAATTGGGAAGATTTGGATGATGTTTGTGGTGATTTAGAGACGAATGTACAGGGTGTTGTTGATGATTGGGGTATTACCATTGAAAGAATAACTTTAACCGATTTGGGGATTGTAAATACCTATCGTATCATGTCCGATACCAAACAAACAACAAATATATTACCAAATGAAAACTGCTGAGGATTATATAGTTAAATTCTTTAAGGTGTTTATCATCCCGCTGGTCATTACCAATGGGATGATTTACCTTATTGGTAGTTTTATTGCCATGGATTTTGATTATAATAATTGGTGGGCATTTAACTCAACATTTGGAAGAGTTTTATTATCTTTGCTTGAATTAATGATATTAGTTAACATCCCCAAATGGTGGGAACAATACAACACAAAATGAATATATTTTTATTAGATTGGGACGTTAAGAAATGTGCTGAGTATCATTGTGATAAACACGTTGTTAAAATGATTTTAGAGACCGCACAACTACTTTGTGGTGTTCACCATACAACCAACTCAACCAACCAAGTTCCTTACAAATTATCCCATAAAAATCATCCTTGCTCCATATGGGCGAGAGAGTCAATAACAAATTATTTGTATTTGTGTGAGTTAGGTTTAGAATTATGTGAGGAATATACCTACAGGTACGGTAAAAGACATAAATCTCAGGATGTTATTGAGTGGTGTGTAACAAATAAAGCACAAATTTGTGACAAAGGACTTACAAAACCCGCACTTGCAATGCCTGACGAATATAAGGTTGGGGATGTGATACAATCGTATAGGAACTATTATAATGGCGCCAAGTCAGATTTCGCAGTTTGGAAAAATAGAGAAGTTCCTGAATGGTTTTACAAAAAAGTCAATAATTAGTTGACTTTTTTATATATGATTCATATTTATAATCACATAATTGTTTTAACCTATGAGTAGTCAAGTAATTGTTGCGTTCATCACGGGCGTTTTAGGACCCGTTTTATTGTTAGTAATCAAAAATCATTTAGATAAAAGAAAGGTAAAACCTGATATCGTTAAAGATGCATTACAAGTTAGCGAATTGGTTAATGCTAAAATTGATACCATTAGAGATGAGTTTAAGGCGGATAGAGTATGGATAACCCAATTTCATAATGGTGGTAATTTTTATCCTACAGGTAAATCAATGGCAAAATTTACAATGATGTATGAAACAGTAAACGGTAGTGTAATATCAATACAAAATAACTTCCAAAACATTCCTGTTAATCTATTTAGTAAATCAATAAATCAATTATTAGAAGGTGATACAATAATCATACCCGATTTTAAGGATGAAACAATTGCCACTTACGGATTAAAATACATTGCAGATGAAAGCGGATGTAAATCAGGGTATCTGTTCTCAATCAAAACTATTGATGATAAATTTGTTGGTGTTTTAGGTGTTGATTACGTTAAGAGAAAGAATAAATTAACTCAGGAGGAAATTAATCACATATCAAACCATGCATCATCAATTGGGGGATATTTAATCGGAAATTATAATTAATTAAAGAATTTTTCAGGTTTCATATCAAGTTCTTTAACCCAAATTTTATTTCCCATATATCTTAAAGTCACTTCATCAGGTAATAGTGTTACACCACCATATTCATCGTTAGCGTAATTTTTAGAAATTTCTTCGGTATCTGAACTTTGGCCAACACTAATTCTTTCAAAACTTAAAATTAAAGTTTTTCCCTTCTGAGTTGGATTTAGATTTATTGGTTCATTCCTCATAATTGTTTGGTCTAAATCTACCTTTAATTCTTTATCATATGACACACAATAATTTAAGTCATATGGGACTTCATTATAAAAAGTTAACGTACCGTTTCCATCACATTCATCACAATTATTACGACCATCACCCCCACACCATTCACAATCTATATTTTCTTCACCATCGCAAGTTTGACAAGTATATTCTTCGTCATCAAGACCAGTTCCATCGCAATCATTGCAAGTAATCTGTCCTGTTCCGTCACAGTCACTACAATCAACTCTTCCTTCACCACTACATTCATAACAATCTATATCGTTTTCAGTATCACCAAATTCAAATATGTTAAAATAAAATAAGTTATTTCTAATTTCATCAACAATATTGGGGTCATCATTACCCATAGAAATTTCATATGTAACAAAAACTAAAAGAGGAATGTTTTCAACTGAGAACATTTGTCTAATAAAACTTAAATGTTCATTAGTCATCATTAATTTGTAAATACCTTCTGTTGATATTTGTCCACCACCTTTAACAAAGGGTTGAATACTTTTAGCCACTGAGTATGTGTGTTCTAAACTCATAATTGTTATTTATATATAAATATTAATATTTTTGAGATATTTATTATATTATGAAACAGAAATTACAGGAAGAGATAAAAAGAAGTAAAAAGTTAATGAAACTTAATGAAGACATTCAGTTAGTTAGGTTAAGAGATACTAGTTATCCAAATGTAAAATATGATAATGACGAAACTAAAAACGATGAAGTCAATATTACACTTTTAGATGATATACAAAAGGCGGCAAAATTTGCAGATATGGTTGTTACAATTACAACCGCAAAATCGGGTCATAATGAACTAACTACAACAGGAAATGTCAGTAGACATTCAAAACAAACTGCCGTTGATATTTCAATATTAAATGGTATAGGTTCTGGAGGAGCAACAAATTCAAGAAACGGTAATGAAGACTTTAGACAACTAGGAAATAAATTAAAAAATGAATTAGTTTCTTTAGGATACAATTGGAATACTGAAATTGGAAACGATAAGGCGGTATTATGGCAAACAGAAACTGGAGGTAATCACTATAATCACCTTCACGTATCAAATAAAACCGATTCTTCAGAGGAAGAAGGAACAACATCAGGAAGTGAAGAAAATGAATTATTAGAAAAAATACTTAATAGTGAATTTATGGGTAAAAAAGTTAAAGAATGGTTAGAAAGTCTTGGGAAAAACTTTTTTGAAATATTAGCAAAAATAGCATCAGGTTTAAAAGGTATTAAATAATAAAAAACCCCTCCAAAAGAGGGGTTAACTTTTTAAAGTCAGTATTTAAATTACTTAACTTCTACAGCCTTAGTTGAATCACAACAAGGAGCCGCTTTTGTAGTATCCAAAATGCTTTTAGTTGTGTCTACAACTACTGTAGTAGAATCAGTAGTAGTTGATTCTGTTTCAGAAGATTTTGTTCCACAAGCCGCCAATGATGCTACAACGCTTAACGCAAGAATTACTTTTTTCATGTTTGTTTTTTTAATTGTTTAAGTTTTATTTATTGTTTCAGATTATAAATATAGTTTAATCTAACAAAAATGTCAAATGTTTAAAAAAATCCCATCAAATTTTGTGGAGATGATGGGATTTAGTCGTGGAGGTGTCGGCGTCGAAGCCGAGTCTTGTTCGCCATAAAAATAAATGACTACATGCTTATTTCAACATTGATTCTCAATGTTCCGAAATATCAGGTTTGATATATGTGAGAAACCCACCTGCAAACAACTTGGTCTCAGAGTTATTTTAAACGAGCTCTGACCTGTGACCCGTATAACGGACTTCTGTTCCTAGGTTATATGTCCTAACCGACCCGAAGGTATCATAACAATTAAGCTACAGATACAGTCTCGTCTTGTCTAATAAGACCAGCAAGAGACATTTTGTTCAAAACGTTGCCGTTTGGATTTTACCACCGTTAATTAAAGTCGTAGATGATATCCGACTGCATGCCATTTACCCCTATAAACGCCAATCAATTCCATGTCACCCCCATAATTTCAAATAACTTAAACAAAGATAAGAATAAATATTTAGTTTCCAAACAAAAATGGTATTTATATTAAAACACAGTTTATGAGAATTATCCGAGAAGCGAAAGAAGATTGGTTGTATATGCAACTTCATATGTTTAATCAGGGAGCACTTAGTGCGGTTCATATTAAAGACGATATGATTTTTGACCTTAGGGACAATGGTATTATGGTATTAAAATTTGAGGATGATTCAGAATATTTTAAGTTATTTGGTTTTGATGAATATAAAGTCACTGATTTATCTAGAATTTTTTCATACTATGGTGGTATAGAATGGTTTGATAGTTATACCGCCGCTGATGATTGGGCAGAAGGTTATTTGTATAATTATTTTAATGACGAGAATAAAGAAATGTTTGAGGAGATTAAACAATATCTATCACCTGAATTAGATTTGGGGGACAGTAATCAATTGACTCAGTTTTGTAAATTTATGGACGAAACATTTCATAATAGAATTGATACGATTATTGGTGATTATACGGGTGAAATGGATAACGCCATTGAGAACACCATGAAGGAAGCGGTTAGACATGACTTATGTAATATTTTTATGGGAGATGGGATTTATCAGGCAGGTGATAGTTGTTTTTACAAATATTACACGACTGTAGATACATTAATTAAAATATATGATAGGTTTGATGATAAATCATCAGACATTTATGAAATACTAAAAAAATTAGGTAAAGATAAAGGAATTGAGGATAATACCTACAGTGATTATTATGAGTACAATTACCAAGATAAGTTTGACGACGCCAGTTTTAACAGAACCGTAACATGGAATTTAGAAAAAATTAAAGATGAGTTATTAGAGTCCGATAAATTTAAAGACATTGAGGAGTATAAAAAAATTAGAGATACGTTAACAAAATACAAATTTAAGTCCAACGTTTGGTATGATTTACCCAAAGATAAAAATATTATGTTTAAAATTCATGGTGTTAATCCAGAAACAAATGAGATTATTTTTGAATATAAGAAAAAAATGACTCAAGATTTCAAAAAAGGCAGTTTATCGTTGGAAAGGTTTAATTTGTTTTTATACCATCCAGAATTATTTTAATTTGTCAAATTAATTTCTTACCTTTATAAAAAATATATAAAATGTCAAGAAATTTAGAGTTATTAAAAGAAATTTTATCAGTTCCCACCGTTACATACGATGAAGAAAGAATGGTTCAGTATATTTCAGATTGGCTACATGAGAATAATATTGAACATTATGTTGACGAGTACCTTAATGTGTATGCTGTCAAACAAACCGGTAAATTACCTAAAGATTTTGTCTTCCCTTGTGTAATTGCTCACACGGACACCGTCCACAGAATAGATACAATTAATGTTGTTGAGGAAATGAAACCTAACGCTCATGGTGAACTCAAATTATCCTTGAAAGCTTATAATGATGAAGGTAAACCCACAGGAATTGGTGGTGATGACAAATGTGGTGTGTTTGCCTGTTTGGAATTGTTAAAAGAACTACCTAATCTTAAAGCTGCGTTTTTTGTTTCTGAGGAAACAGGATGTCATGGTTCAAGATTGGCGGATTCCAACTTCTTCTCAAATGTGGGGTACGCAATTCAGTTTGACGCACCCGAGAATTGGATGATTACCGAAACATGTTTTGGTGCCAAGTTATTTGACAGAGATAGTGAGTTCTTTCAGAAATGCGACATGGTGTTAAATGAAAGTATGAATGATAAACGCCAATATATGACACATCCTTATACTGATGTTTATGCTCTAAAAACTAAATTTGATTTTTCTTGTATTAATTTCTCAATCGGATATTATGACTATCATACAAAGAACGAATACGTTGTTGTTGAGGATACTTTTAACGGTATTGAGATGGGTAAAAAGATGATTGAGTTGTTGGGATATAAGAAATACGCAAAAACGTTAGAACGGTCTGAAAACTTCAGATATTGGTAATAAAAAAAAGGAAGTTTTTAACTTCCTTTTTTTGTTTTAGACACTAGCAATGTTTCACCGTCATCTGTTTTCAAGGTATATTTCATGTCCTCTTTAATATTACCTTTTAGAACTTCTTCTGAGATAAAATCTTCAACTTTATCCTGAATTGCTCTCTTTAATGGTCTTGCTCCATACATTTCATCAAATCCTACTTTGGATATCATTTTTTGGATTGAGTCATCAAATTTTATGAAGTATTTCATACCATCCAATCTTTTCTTTAATTTATCCAATTCAATATTGACAATTTTATCAACATCTTCTTGTTTCAGGGAATTAAAGACAACAATATCATCAATACGATTTAAGAATTCCGGAGCAAAAAACTTTTTAAGTTCTTTATGTAATGTTTCTTTTCTTAACTCTTCATTTGCAAATACATTATTGGCATTTGTAAAACCAATACCCATTCCAAAATCTTGCATTTTTTTAACACCAAGATTTGAGGTCATAATAATAATACAATTCTTAAAATTAATTTTACGCCCCAACCCATCTGTCATATGTCCGTCATCTAACATTTGAAGTAATGTTGAGAAGATATCTTTATTTGCCTTTTCAATTTCATCAAATAAAATTACGGAGTATGGTTTATTTTTAACTTGTTCTGTCAATTGTCCACCTTCATCATAACCAACATACCCTGGAGGAGCGCCAACCAAACGAGATGCCGTATGTTTTTCTTGGTATTCGGACATATCAACTCTGATAAGATTATCCTCACTTCCAAAAACTTCTTTTGCCAACTGTTTTGCCAAGTAGGTTTTACCAACACCTGTGGAACCTAAGAAGATAAATGAACCAATAGGTCTTCCTGGGTCTTTAATACCCAAACGATTTCTTTTAATTGATTTTGCAATACGACTAACGGCGTTTTCTTGACCAATAACTTTTTCATTGAGGGCTTTATCTAAATTAATCAAAGCTTTCGCACCATCCAAACTCAATTTATTTACAGGTATTTTAGTCATATTTGATACAACTTCATAAATCAAATCAAGAGGTACTTCTCTTTTTTTAGTGGTTACATCATTCTCAAATTTCTTTTTCTCATCGTCAAGTTTCATTAGAATTTTTCGTTCTTTATCTCTTAACTCTGCCGCTTCCTCGTATTTTTGTTTTTTAACAACATCAATTTTTTGTTGCTTGATTTCTTGAGCTTTACCTTTTAATTCTTCAATTATTTCGGGTAATTTCATATCCACTTGACATCTTGCACCAACTTCGTCTAAAATATCAATTGCTTTATCTGGGAATTCTCTATCAGTGATATATCTGTCAGCCAAATTAACACATGCAAGTAAACATTCGTCAGTAAATGAAACTTTATGGAAATTCTCGTATTTGTCTCTGATGTTTCTAAGGATATCTAACGTTTCTTCTTTTGTTGAACCATCAACAATTACTTTTTGGAATCTTCTCTCCAAGGCACCGTCTTTCTCAAAGTTTTTACGGTATTCATCAAGGGTTGTTGCACCGATACATTGTATTTCTCCACGAGCAAGAGCGGGCTTAAATATATTTGAAGCATCTAAGGAACCCGAAGAATTACCTGCACCTACGATGGTGTGGATTTCATCAATGAATATAATAATTTCAGGATTTGCCTGAAGTTCTTCAATAATGACTTTCATTCTTTCTTCAAACTGTCCTCTATATTTTGTCCCAGCAACTACAGATGTCATATCCAAAGATAATACTCGTTTATCTGCGAGATTTCTAGGACAATCACCATCATATATCTTCATTGCCAAACCTTCAGCAATTGCGGTCTTACCACAACCAGGCTCACCAATAATAATGGGATTATTCTTTTTTCTACGGGATAGAATCTGAGCAATACGAAGTATTTCTTTTTCTCTACCAATAACAGGGTCAAGTTTACCTTCTTCAGCTAACTTAATTAGGTCTCTACTGAAATTATCTAATGCGGGAGTTTTTGAGTCATACGACTTTCTTGAGTCCTTCTGATTCTCATTATCCATTGATTCTATCATAATTTTATAATTTACTTAAAATATACAAAAAACATTCTAAAAATACAACGTTTGACATGATGTCATGATTAAATAGTTATCATATGACATATTGACATAATATATGTAATTTTAACAATATTTTTCCAATGGCACAAAATTAGTTGATTTGTTGGAAAATAAAAAATAAATTTATTAAAAAAACAAAATTATGTACAATTCAAGATTTGACAAATTAATGGACGGGATTTTTGAAGGTTTTGCATACCCAACCTACTCAACACATTACAAGAGTATGGAAAACACGCAACCTTACGAAATAAACTACACAAAAGATGGTGCATACCTAATCTTTGAAGTTCCTGGATTTAATAAATCTAACCTGAAAGTTGAGATGGAAGACGGTACTCTATATGTAGATGGTACAAGAACCTACAAACGGGATGGTGAAGATATTAATAAATCCGTAAAACAAACTTTTAAGATTGGTAGAGAATATGACCCATCAAATATTGAAGCGACAATAGAGGACGGAATTTTGAGTGTGTTCGTACACAGCTACAAAAAATCAGAAAAAAAGAAACGTATCAGTTTGTTGTAAAAATTAAACCTCCTAAATGGAGGTTTTTTTTTAATTGATATATTTATAATAAAATTATTTATGAAAAATTTATTTAATGATATTTCAAAAGAAGAAAAACAACGTATCTTGGAAATGCATGGGATTAAAAAACCATTGATATTGGAACAGTCTTTAAGTATTGGAAATTTTCCTACGGGTAGTAGTCATAATCTTAAATTAAAAAATGACTCTTCAGGAAAAGTTTTTATATTAAAAATAAAAACAAATAATGGTAGAAGTTTATGGGGAGATTTATTTTTAAGAGGTACACAACTCTTTTCTGACGAAAATTTTTTTATTGAGGGAAACACTATTTGTACGTATTTAGGTGGAAATAGTTCCCGAAAAAAAGTTTTTGAACTTGTAACTAATGCGCCATCAAAACCAAAAACAAATAATCCTAAACCAACATCCGAATGTCCTCAAAGTGCTTCTGCTCAAAAAATATTTGGTGGAAGTAAAATAAATTTATATCCTGACCAAAGTCAAACAACACCAAGCATATCACAAGTTTGTGTTACAGATATAATTGAAATTAAAAGTGACAAGTTAGACGCAAATTTCAATCAAGCGGAAAAAGGTTTTATTTTACCAACAAACATATCAACCGCATATAATAAAAGTGAAAAACTAAAACTATACTTTGTTTGTGGTTACGATTATTTAATAAATAATAATGAAAAACAAGTTGGGGAGGCTTTATCCGCATTGGTAGGAGAATACGATTCTTTTGAACATAAACTATATCAAGAAAATGTTACTGCGGAACTTAATAAACAATTTTGTTCAACAAGTAAAGGAGGTAAGTTCGTACCTAAAGTTAAAAATTCTAAATTTGCATCAACTGGAGGAGGAACGAACTCTGACGTTGCTTAATTGATATTAATATTTAAAATTATTAAACCCCTCCCTAAAAAAGAGGGGTTTTGTTATATTTATTAACGTGAAACCATTTATTAAATACATTATACAACTTGATGCGGATAACGAATTACTTGACGATTATCGTAAACTTAGGTATTTGTTTCAAGGGTATGGGTGGTCTGAAAAAGATTTGGAAAAACCCCCATATTACTCGCAGGATATGATGTTTTTGCACGGGGGATTTAATAACAAAAAGCATAAATTAATGAGAGAGTTAAAAACATTTTTTGGTGATATTGACGTTTCTGAGGTTTCGGATTATCTTAAAGATAAGATGCAAGAAATAAACCAAGAAATACCTTTATACAACAAGGAGGATTAATATGGCGGTAAAAAAAGAAACAATACAAGGAACTAAAATAATCAATGAAATTGATTCAAGTAATTTGGTAAAAACCGAATACGATGTTGAAACTAAAAAATTAGTTGCCGAATTTAAGAGCGGAGCGAAATACGAATACGACGAAGTCCCACACAATATCTACACTAAATTTAGAATGGCCGAATCTCAAGGTAAATTCTTTAATGCTGAAATCTCAAAAACATATAAATACAAAAAAGTCTGATATTTATACTTAATGGATAAAAGTACGGATATATTAAAAAGCTTTTCAGTTAGGCAAGAGTTGAATCCTAAAATTTGGATAGACCCAAAAGGTAAAGAAACAAAAATAAAATCAGACATTAGAGAATCTCTATTAGAGATTGCATATCAATTTATTGATTTTCTAAAAGTAGAGGTTTTTGTTGAAGATATAGTAATGACAGGTTCATTATGTAATTATAATTGGTCGGAATATTCTGATGTTGATTTACACTTAATGATTGACTACTCTCAATTTCCTGAAGAACAAGTTGAAGTTTATAAAGAGTTATTAAACATTAAAAAACTTTTATTTAATAATAACCACGACATTAAAATAAAAAATTATGATGTTGAATTGTATTGTCAAGATTCAACCGAATCTCATTTTAGTAGTGGAATGTATTCAATTTTATTTGACGAGTGGTTAGAAAAACCAAAAAAAGAAACCGTTAATATAGACAAATTATCAATTAAAAATAAAGCCAAAGAGTGGATGAAAAATATTGATAATGTCATGAAACACGCATCACATGAAGATTTAGATGAAGCAAAAAATATTTTAGATAAGTTTAAAGAGAAACTTAAAAAATATAGAACATCAGGATTAGAAAAAAATGGTGAGTATTCTAATGAAAATTTGGTGTTCAAATTTTTAAGAAGAAATGGTTATATTGAAAAATTATATGATTTTGAGAATAAATTGATGGATAAATCACTTTCATTGTCAGAACACCATATAACAAATGCATAAACTGATATATTTATTAAGAAAAAACATTATGGCAACAACATATTCAGCAGGGACATTTGTATCTTACATATGTCAAGAATGCGTTACAGGTGGCAGTATTGTATCTACTAAAGCATTAGATACACCACATCCGTCATATACTAATGGAGTTGGTGACGTTGTCGTGCAATTACAAATGGTAACTCTTGGAGGACCAAATGGGTTGAACAGTTAAATAAAAAAAAAATTAAATAGAAATAAAATGGCAGATTTACAACCACTTGGAAGTGAAAAATTAACAGGGATGGATAAAATAAATAGAATTCTTGAAATCTCTAGATTTAAAGAAAATTCACCAAATTCTGTTAATGAAACATCAAGAAATGAATATAACTTAACTTTAGCCGATGGTAATGAATATCAGATTGTTAGAGAGAAATCAGGATATATAATTAAAAAAACAATATCGGAAGGAACAAGTGATTATATTGAACCTATGAAAAATAGGAAATATTACCCGTCATATTCTCAAGCATTAAAAAGATTAAATTTGATGGCTAAAGAAACTAACACTCTTTATGAAAATAAAGAAGGTACTTCACTATTTTCAGAACAAAAGAAATTTGTTTTGAAAAATCCAAACGCTGAAAAAAAAAGTCCTGATTTAGGTTCGGATATTGAAAACGTACCTCCTCCAGCACCTGCACCCGCACCCGCAGAACCAATGGGTGCAACACCTCCACCTTCCGATATGGGCGGAGCAGATATGCCACCACCACCTCCATCAGGAGAAGAAGGAATGGGAGATGAAACAGCTCCACTTCCTGACGACATGGGAGGAGAAGGAATGGATGATATGGGTGATGAACACGAAGAAGGTGGTGTAACATTCAAAAGTATACAAAAACTTACGGGGAAATTAGGTCAAAAATTAAGAACATTAAATTCTGACGAAGAAAATAAAATGTCTTCAAAAGATGTTAAATATGTTATTAATTCTATTTTATCTGCACTAGATATAAACTCTTTGGATGACAATGATAAAGAAGAAATTATTTCTAAATTTGACGAAGTAGGTGATGAAGATATGGGTGATGAAGATATGGATGGTGAAGATATGCCGGAACCTCCTCCATCAGATGATGACATGGGACAAGAAGAAGATATGGATGGTGAAATGAAAGAAGAAGATAACTTATGGAGTGATTTTGCCAAAACAGGATTAGTTAATACTATGTCAGATATGGCTGTAAATACAATGTCAGACCATGCAAAAATGGGTGAGTTCGGAGAAGAATACGGAGACGACGATAATTCTCATATTCATAGAATCGCTAATGAATTATTTGTTGAAAATAAAGTTGAAAATATTTTGACAAAATATTTTACACTCACAGAAGGTGAGAAAAAATTTAATGATAAAGTTAATAAAGAAAGAAAAATAGTTAAAACAATAACTAAAAAAGAAATCACAAAAGAAATTTCACGACTTTCTGAAAATGTTATTCAAGAAATTAGTTCTAGAAAATTTTTAAAAGAAAACCAAAGTGCTAAATTTGTTGGTAAAACAAATAAAAAGAATTTAGTATTTGAACTTGGAAATAAACAGTATAAAGTTTCAACTACGGGAGATATCATATGAGTTATTTAATTTATGTTAATGGTTTAGGACCAAACTATAAAGGAGATAACATGTATGAATTTATATTTTCCGATGAAATAAAAAATGTTTGGGATGATACGTGGGACGCGAAGCCCGCTAATGGTTATCCAAAACCACCAAGTTTAGAATTTATAAAGAAAGTCGGAGTATTGAAAGACACGTCAATTGAGTTTGATTTGATTCAAAATTCCGATTTTTTTAGTTTTACGGATAGTATGGATGATGTGATATCATTGTCTTGGGAAAAAGAAAATGAGGACATTGATTTCACAATAACAAAAAGATTAGTATTTAGATTTGGAGAGACTGAAAAGTCAGTTAAAGATAAATTATATGAACGAGATGTCGTTCTTGAGTTTGAAAAAAAAGTAGTATATGAAAACTAACAAATACGCAGATTTAGTTAAGTTTGGGTTTACCCCAAAAACATTGATGACCTTAAGCGAGTCAGATATAAGCAAATTACACAGAAACTTAGTTGAGGGTAAAAAAGATGTTTGTCCAAAATGTGGTATGACAAACTGTAAGTGTAAACACAAAAAAACTGAAACTAAGGAACAAGCCGGAGGAGTCTCAATTACTACATTACCTGCACAACAACAAGTTAAAATGAGTTCTACTGTGGCTAAAACTCAAGGATATAATGCAGGAAATGTGGATGTTAGTATGGATAATGCAAATAATGTTGTTATTAAAAAACCTTTAGTTTCAGGAAAAGAAGAAGAAGGAAAAGAAGATAATAAAAAATCAAATCCTTGGGCAATATGTCATTCTCAAGTTGGTCCTAAAAAAAGTCGTAAGTTTGAAAGATGCGTAAGAGCTGTTAAAAAATCTATGCAAGAAAATAAAAATCCTTTTGATGTGATTTTAGAAAATAAAATCTTATCTTTGGTGGAGAAACATCTTAATCCAAAAATGACAAAAGGAGAACTTATGAATTTATTAGGTAAAAAAATGGTTAGTGAAAGTGGTACTAAAGAGAAAGAAGCACCTGTAAAAGACCCAGGTACTAAAACTCCACCAAAACCAAAAACCAAAGACCCGTTTAAACCAGAACCGCACAAACAACCAAATCCAAAGGCAAAAAAAGAAACTAAAGAGGCAGTAATGGATGCACCTGTTAAAGAACCAAAGGTTAATCCAGGTACTAAAACACCACCAAAACCAAAAACCAAAGACCCCTTTAAGCCTGAACCACACAAACAACCAAATCCAAAAGCTAAGAAAAAAATACCAAGTTGGTTAACATTTAATAATTTAGGAATCAAATTCAAAAAATAATGAAAAGTAAAAGAATTAAAGAACAAATTGATTACGGTGATTATCCTGAAAGGATGGACCCAAGTATACAAAGAAAATTAGAAAGAGGAGAAACTCCTTATTCTAAACATCCGGCAATGCCTGAAGGTGAAAAAAGTTTTGACCAAATTGTTGCTTCTAAAAGATTTAAGGATGTTGTAGATAAGTTTGCAAGATATGCGGGTTCAAGAGACCAATTAAACCACCCTAACGCTTTCATGAATTTAATGAGAACTGCTATGGGTTTAATGGGTAATATTGGTCAGGTAGAACAAAGAAACAAACAATATTTAGAGAATCTTGCCGTTGACTTAGTAAAAAAAGAAATGGGCATACCTGAAGGTAAAATTAACTTTGAAGCTAGTTTAGTTCCTATGGGTGCAATACAAGCCGCTGAAGATATGCAAGGACAATCTGAGGAATTTTCTGATGAAGAAATTGAAGATGCATTTGGTGAACATGCCGAGGAATTAGAAGCCTTTGAAGATGCTTTTGAGAAGTTTGACATGGAGAAAGCGAAAAGAAGATTTATGAACTCTTTAATACAGGGAGCGTCTAAAAAAGGACACTACATGTTTGAATTAGTGAGAACTGAAATAGAAAGAATTAATCCCCAATTAATGAATTGGTATGGACTATCAATGGCTATTTTGGATTATCTATATTGGATGTATCCTGAAGACATGGTTATGAGTGCTGCTGGTAGTGGTGCAGGTCAAGCAGGTCAAGAAGAAGTTGATTTAGAAACTGACCCTCCTACTGTAAGAGCTAAAGGTTCAAGTTTTCCAATCTTAGTTCATGAATTACTTAAAGGTGTTTACGATATTTTAGGTTCTCATGGTTTACCTGATGACCCAAAACAAGCTGAAATGGTTAGAGGTTCTGAAGATACATTACCTGCAGAAGTTTGGGATTTAAGATTAGGACCAATTTTTTGGGAGAAATTTTTAGCGTCATTCCCTGATGAGTTATTTGAGGAAGACCAAAAAATGATACAGAACTATCTTATTTCAAGATTTGCAATGTTAACTGCCGATGAATTTTTAAGTTTATCTAAAAAGATTTTATCAGGTAGTCCTGAAGGTAGTAAGTACATTAAAAAAATGGTTGATGACATTGTTGCTGATTTAAGAAGTGATGAATATAATCAGGCAATGGGTGATGAGGACGATGATGACGGAGGTGATGACGAGGATGATGATGGATTAGGCGATTTATTAGGTGGATTAGGAATTAGTAGACCTAAATAAACGAATTATAAATAATAAAAACCCCTCCGTTGAATAAATGTGAGGGGTTTAGTATTTATAGTATATGAGTTTATCAAAAGAACAATTAATTTTAGAATATACAAAGTGTGTTAAGAACACTCCTTATGCTCTTAAAACATACCTACAGACATACGATAATACTGCGTCTCAGTATGTCCCATTAGAGTTATTTCCTGACCAAATTTCATTACTTGAGGATTATGAGACACATAATGAAAACATTGCATTAAAATATAGACAGGCGGGTGTAACAACTGTTACCGCTGCATGGGCATCAAAAAGATTAGCGTTTGCATCTAAAAAGAAACCTGAAAAGATTTTGATTATTGCAAATAAGTTGGATACTGCGATTGAAATGGCGAATAAGGTTAGAGCTTTTACCTCTCAATGGCCGAAATGGACAGGTATTGATTTTTCTAAAGAAAAAGATTCTCAAAGACATTATAAATTAAACAACGGATGTGAGGTTAAAGCGGTTGCAACATCAAAAGATGCTCTTCGTGGTTATACTCCAACAATACTGATATTTGATGAGGCGGCGTATATTGAGGCTGATGGTGATTTTTGGGCGGCTTGTATGGCATCACTATCTACGGGTGGTAAGGTTATTGTTATATCAACACCAAATGGATTTGACCCGATTTATTATGAAATCTATGACCAAGCATTGAGGTCAATGAATGAGTTTAAGATATCTGAAATGTTTTGGTATAAAGACCCAAGATATACCAAAGACTTGAAGTTGGTTAAAATAGATGATTTAGTACATTATTTCTTAAATAGAAACGATTATAAAGAACCTGAAATAATTGATTTTGAAGGTGTTGATTTTAAGGATAGGAATTTTGAGGAGATAAAGAAAAAAATTGCTGATGGGTATAAACCAACATCAAGTTGGTTTGAAGGGATGGTTAAGAAATTAAAATTTGATAAGAGAAAAATATCTCAAGAGTTGGAGTGTAATTTCTTGGGTTCGGGTGATAACGTTTTTGATTCAAAACAATTACAAGGTATCTTCCAAAATATGTTAAAAGAACCCGAAAATAAATTAATGAGTAATTGTTTGTGGATTTGGAAGGAACCTGTTTCAGGTCACAAGTATATTATGGGTATGGACGTATCCAGAGGTGATTCTGAGGACTTTACCTCATTAGTGATAATAGACTTTGATGAAAGAGAACAAGTGTTAGAATACGTGGGTAAAATACCTCCTGACGTAGCTGCAGAAGTTGCCTATAAGTGGGGTTTGATGTACAACGCATATATTGTTATTGATATTACAGGAGGTATGGGTGTTGCAAGTGCAAGAAAACTACAGGAAATGGGATATAAAAATCTATACATTGATGGAGTTGATATGGCAAATCCGTGGAAATATAACCCCAAAGCTTTAGAAAAAATACCAGGAATTAACTTTAATAATAAGAGGGTTCAAATAATTGCATCATTTGAGGAGGCGTTAAGACACGGATTTAGGATGTATAGTCATAGGTTATTTAACGAGATGAATACTTTTATCTATATCAATGGTAGACCTGACCACCAAAAAGGACATCATGATGATTTGATAATGGGAATCTCTATGGCGACATACGTTGGTGAAAGTTCATTTAGTCAATTAACTAAGGCAACAGACCAAACCAAAGCAATGTTAAACTCATGGCAAGTAAATATTAATGAAGAAACAAGTAAAGCGGTATCGTTTAACCCCGTATTACCATCAGGCCCAATGATGGGAAATCAAAGATTTGACAATGAACCGTCTAGGAAAGATTATGAAACATATGGTTGGTTATTTGGTTCAAGAAGATAGTATTTATAAAAAAAACAAATAGATTAAATTTAATAGATGGAACAGAATACTCAAAATAATCAAAATGGCCAAAATTTAACAATATGGCAAAGGTTATCACAAACCTTTGGTCCAAATTCTTTATTAAATCAGGACTATCCTACGTTCAGATATGATAAAAAAGAATTACTTAAAACTACAAATAAGCAAGAGTTTGAAAAACAAAAATTACAAGCACAACAAACCGTATATCTTGCTCAACAGTGGACAAAAATAGAAAATAATCTGTATACTCAAGGTGTTTATTTTGAACCAACAAGATTAGCATCCTATTATGATTATGAATCTATGGAGTATACACCAGAAATTTCCGCAGCATTAGACATTTATGCGGAAGAATCTACAACCGTAAATCAGAATGGGTTTATCTTACAAATATATTCAGAATCAAAACGTATTAAATCAGTATTAGCGGATTTATTTAACAACGCATTAGATATCAATACTAACTTGGTGATGTGGACTAGAAATGTTTGTAAATACGGAGATAATTTTGTTTACTTAAAACTTGACCCCGAAAAAGGGATTGTGGGTTGTTTGCAATTACCTAACATTGAGATTGAAAGAGTTGAAAAAGGTATGAAAGGTAAATCTAACTTGGATAACAACGAATCGGAACAAAAAACATTAAGATTTAATTGGAAAAATAGAGATTTAGAATTTAACACTTGGGAAATTGCTCACTTCAGATTATTGGGTGACGATAGAAAACTTCCTTATGGTACTTCAATGTTAGAAAAGGCTAGGCGTATTTGGAAACAACTTTTGTTATCTGAAGATGCCATGTTAATTTATCGTACATCAAGAGCACCTGAAAGAAGAATGTTTAAGGTATTTGTTGGTAATATGGATGATAAAGATGTTGAAGCATACGTACAACGTGTTGCAAATAAATTCAAACGTGACCAAGTTGTTGACAATAAGACAGGTAATGTGGATTTGAGATTTAATCAAATGGCTGTAGACCAAGATTATTTCATACCTGTTAGAGACGCATCAGCACCTGACCCTATTACAACATTACCAGGAGCTCAAAACCTATCTGAAATTGCAGATATTGAATATATCCAAAAGAAACTGTTGACAGCTTTGAGAGTACCAAAAGCGTTTTTAGGATTTGAAGAAGTTGCGGGAGACGGTAAAAATTTATCATTACAAGATATTCGTTTTGCAAGAACTATTAATAGAATACAAAAAAGTATGTTAGCCGAAATGAATAAAATCGCTATTATACATTTGTTTTTACTTGGATTTGAAGATGAATTATCCAACTTTACCTTATCGTTAACAAACCCATCAACTCAAGCCGACTTGTTAAAAGTTGATGTTTGGAAAGAAAAAGTTTTACTATACAAAGACGCAACAACCAAAGTAGAAGGAATTGCACCTGTATCTCATTCATGGGCTAAAAAACATATATTGGGTATGTCAGATGAAGAAATTAAACTTGATATACAACAACAAAGAATTGAGAAAGCAGTTGCCACTGAACTTGAAAATACAGCAACAGTTATTATTAAAACAGGTATTTTTGATAATATTGACAAACTATACGGTTCATCTTCAGGTACTACCGCAGGTGCTGCTCCACCAGCTGGAGGAGGTGAAGAAACCGCACCTGAACCCGGTGGATTGGGTGGTTTAGGAGCACCACCACCTGGAGGAGGAGAAGAAGGAGGAGCACCACCACTTGGAGGAGAAGGGGCACCACCAGAAGGTGAAGTAACACCTGAATCAAGAAAAGATAGTAATTATAACATTTTATTAGAAAATGACGATATGTTAATGGACAACGAAATAATTGATTTGTCTAGAGCTAAAAATTATTTAGGTGAAATGGAGGAGCAATTGAATAAACTCCTAAATGACTAATATTTATTGTAAATTATAATATCATGGAATTTGGAATATTAAAATCAAAAATAGAAAAAAAATTAACCGAATCTTATTCAAAGAATAGCTTTAATAAAGAAATTAAGACCTTTAGAGATGTTGTTTTAAAGAACGATGGTATTAGTAGGGCATATCACATATACAATGAAATTTCCAAATCTAAAGGATTTGATAAGAAATTTGCTGAGGATTATGTTAACGAGTGCATAGACATTTTCAATAGAATTAAGTTTTCTAAAAAATCTATATCATTGTTAGAATCTTGGGTTAGTGGAACTAAATGTGAAAATCAATATAAAGATATTGATACTATCTTTAATAAGAGTACGTTAGTTATTGAGAATATTATAGAAAGTAAAAATAAGATTATTTCAAATTTAACAACTAAAGAATCCACTACTGAACTAATTAATATTCCTTTAGAAAAAATTGTTGAGGTCGCTAACGAAAACTTAAAAAATTATTTAACTGACTTAAATGAATCTGAACTAAATCAGGTTAAAAAATATTTAACATTACCTAAAAATGAAATATCTAAAAGATATGAAGTTTTAAGTGAACTTATTATTGAAAAATTGGAGAATATGTTAAATGAATCTGATACAGAAACTAAAGAAAGAATTACCGAAACAATTTCTAAAATTAAAAATGATACTATAGATTCAATATCACTGATAAAATTAAAAACTCTTAACGAGAACTTGTAATTTTTTGTTGGTAAATAGCCTTTTTCTTTTGGGTTCTTAACACTACGGATTTTTTAGTGTATTCTTTTTTTCCTCTTAGGATGTCGTTTTGTTTTGTTTTTATTACCTTATTTTTTAACATTTTAAGTGCCTTATCAATTGGCGTTTTGTTATCTAAATTTACTATTATCATATATTACAAATATCATTAAAAATAGTAAAATTCTTTGACATGGTTAATTTTATTGTGTATTTTTATAAAAAATAAACTACACATAATGGAAAAACATGAAGAAAGGAAAAAGTACGAAACTAACGGGTTATCGTTCTTATAAAGTGAACTATGGAACAGTAGATTCAAGAACATTAAAATCAATTTACCTCAACATTCAAACTTGGGCTGAACCTAAAAAAGAAATAGAATCACCACAAAGGTCAGTTAACAATTTATCAAGACAAATCAAACACGCAATTTTAGACTACCTAAATACAAACATTTTTAATGATAAATTTATTGTTGATTTAGATTTAAGGTCAAGCGGAATTCAATTAAATAAAAAATCATTTCTAAATTTAGAATGTTTTTTTTACTTAAAAAACCAAAACGAAGATTTTAAGTCTTTATTACTTAAGAATGAAATCAAAAAAATTACAGACGGAATCATAAATAAAAACTTCAAAAAGAACGATTCTTATTCATTTAGTTTAACTAAAAAAGAAACTATTTCTATCAAATAATGAAATATACCTTAAACAACATATTTATTATAAAATAATAATATGAAAATATTAGCACCAAATGAAATTGGTAAAGGTATATTGGTAGAATATGACGCAGGTTATATATCACCAACAGATAAACATAATGCTCAAATAATTAAAGAATCTAAAAATATGTTAGATTACTCCAAACCATTTGAGTTTTATGCTGTGCTACAAAAATACAATACTCCAAATAGAAACGGAAGAATTTATCCTGAAAAAATATTAAAAAGAGAAGCCGAAAATTATAAAACCGCAATCTCTAAAGGAACTTCATTATCAGAACTTAATCACCCCGAATCATCATTGATTGACTTGGATAGAGTATCTCATCTGATAACCGAAGTATGGTGGGAAGGTAATATTTTAATGGGTAAGTTAAAATTATTAACATCACCAGGATTCCACGAAAGAGGTATCATTTCTTGTAAGGGGGATATGGCCGCCAACTACTTAAGACAAGGTGTTACGTTAGGTATATCTTCAAGAGGTGTTGGTTCATTGGCAAAGAAAGGAGAACAAAATGAAGTTCAAGATGATTTTGAGTTAATTTGTTTTGACTTGGTATCATCACCATCTACACCTGGCGCATATCTTTTCTTAAATCCTGAAGATAGAAATAATTATGAAGAGAATCTTGATGAGGAAAACAAAATGAAAAGAGAAAGGGTATTAGGGTCAAAACCTGGTGAAGGAAACAAATCACTTGACTTAATGAGAAAATTATCCGATTATTTGGGAAAATAAATAAATTATGGAAATGGATGAAAAGTATTTTGTTGCAAAAATTATGTATGATTTACCAGACCCTGAGTCAGGAAAAATTAAAAAAATTAGAGAAGAAAAGTTAGTTCGTGGGTTTTCAGTAACTGATGTTGAAGCAAAAGTGACTAAACGATACGAGACTTTTTCACAAGATTGGAGAATTACTTCTGTATCTGAAAGTAAAATTGATGAGGTTTTAGAAGGGTAAGTAATTAAATTAAAAAATAAAAGGAGACAATATGTCTCCTTTTTTCGTATATGGTAATATTTATTGTGGTAATAAACCGCAATTCTAAAATAAATGGGGGTAAAACACTCCTATAATAAACTTTTTGTATAAATAGAAATATTTATATAGTAAATTATACTAAAAATGGCAGAAAAAAAATCACTAGTAGAAGAAACATTACTCCAAATGAGAAGTTTGGAAAATGTGATTTCTGAAAATGCAAAAGGAATACTTCACTCAACCATGAGAGAAGAAATCGGAGAATTAGTAAAAGAGTCCCTTAAAGAGGCTGAAGAAGACGAATCAATGAGTATGGATACTGAAATGTCTGAACAAGATGATGACATGGAAGTTGATATGACAGATGATTCTGAAGATGAAACCGACACTGAAACTGACGACATGACTGACACAGAAGATGACATGGAAGACGATGAAACTGACGACATGGATGACATGGAAGATGATGAAACTGAAGACATGGACATGACAATGGATGACGAAGACGAAGAACCTGTTGATTTAACAAATGCTTCTGACGAAGAAATTTTAAAGGTATTCAAAGGTATGGGTGAAGAAGATGGTATTATCGTTAAAAAAGACGGTAACACTGTTGATTTACAGGATACTAATGATGATTCTCATTACAAAATTTCTTTAGGTGAGCAATTTGAGGATGAAATGGAAGACGACGAATTCGGTATGTCTAAAATGGGTGGAATGACTGGCATGGATGATGAAGAAGATGAGGAGGGATGGGAAGAAATTTCTCCAATTCATGGTATGAATGACGAATCTGAAGAAGATGAAGAAGGTATTATGTATGAAATTGAAATGGATGAAGAATCTGAAGAAGACCAATCTATGGAAATGGATGAAGAATCTGAAGAAGACCAATCTATGGAAATGGATGAAGAATCTGAAGAAGATGACGAATCATTAGAAGAAGGATTTAAACCTAAAGGTAAGGGAATTGGTAAAGCAAAATTCCAATACAAAAAAACCAAAGGTGGTTTCAAAGAAACCATGAAACAAGGGACAAAAGGTGTTGGAATGGGTAAACCAAAATTTGAATTTAAAAAAGGTGAGAACATGGGCGGTACAAATAAAATTGTTAAAAAAACCGAAACCAAAGAAGCTGCTAGAACCTTAGGTGCTGGAAGAAGATTTGGAAAACCTGGATTACCTAAACCAAAAGCGGCTCCAAGACATTTGAATTTAGAATCTGTTGAAAGAGAAGTTAAATTACTTAGAGAAAAAAATGAAGAGTACAGAAAAGCGCTTAACGTTTTTAGAAGTAAACTTAACGAAGTTGCGGTTTTTAATTCTAATTTGGCTTACGCTACAAGATTATTTACTGAACATTCAACTACCAAACATGAAAAAATCAATATCTTAAGAAGATTTGATTCTGTTGAATCTTTAAAAGAGTCAAAATCTCTTTATAAAATTGTTAAAGATGAACTTTCATCTCAAGGTGGTGGTAAACTAATGAAAGAGTCAATTCAAGAAAAAATTGATAAGACTCCATCATCAGGTTCTGCGGCTAATTTAATTGAGTCAAAAACTTACGAAAACCCTCAATTTATGAGAATGAAAGATTTGATGTCAAAAATGAACATCATAAAATAAACTAAAAAAAAATTAAATAAAATTTAAAATGGGAGCATTATTAGAAAGCGGTCTTGTTGGTAACATTGGTCTTAAGCACCTTAAAGTTATCAAAGAAGACACTATCAGCAAATGGGACAAATTAGGATTCCTTGAGGGTCTTAAAGGTCACCTTAAAGAGAACGTTGCACAGTTATATGAAAACCAAGCATCATTCTTAATCAACGAAGCATCTGCAACAGATTCTTCAGGTTCTTTTGAAACAGTTGTATTTCCAATTGTGAGAAGAGTATTCTCTAAACTTTTGGCAAACGATATCGTTTCTGTACAAGCTATGAACTTACCAATCGGTAAATTGTTCTACTTTGTACCTAAAATTCAAGGTTACACTGGCGGTTCAGCAAACCAATCAGGTACACACTACGCGCCAATCGGTTCACCGGGTAACTACCCTGGTAATCAAAATGCGGGATACGGTACATCAACAGGAGCTTACGCTAAAAATCTTTATGATTTGTTCTATGAAGGTTCTGAACCTACATTGAATCCTGCAGGTTTATTTGACTATTCTAAAGGACAATGGTCAGCGATTACCGCAACTACGACTGTGGTATCTTGGTTAAATGGTGGTTTAGTTGAAAATAACTCAATCACAGGAAATCAAAGAAAAATGATTATCAAAATGTGTGGTTTCTATGATAACGGTGTTGGTAAATTAATGGGACCTGATGGTTCTGAAATTGATACTGAAACTTTCTTATCTGATTTACATATTGTTGCGGGAGCTGGTTTATCGGTTTCTGCTGGTTGTGTTGATACAACTGCAGCCGCTTTACCGTTCAGAGTTGTTACTCAACAATATGGTAAAGGTATTGTGAGTCCTACTTACACTGCAACTCCAACTACATGGCCAAATGGTAATGGTGGTTCTTATGACAGTATTTGTTCTCAAGATGGTTGTATCATTTTGGAAGTTGATTTACAGTGTCCAGTATGTGCAACTTGTGGAGCAGATTCATTAGATGGTTACACAGGTACTACAGTAGTATCTGCATCTTCTGCAACTTCTTTCGTAGCTGTTTTCAGACGTTATGAAGAATTGGAATTTGAAGATAAAATTGGTGAAGTTTCTTTTGACCTTGAATCAGTAACAGTTTCTGTAACTGAAAGAAAATTAAGAGCACAATGGTCACCTGAATTAGCTCAAGACGTTGCGGCTTTCCACAACATTGATGCTGAAGCAGAATTGACGGCTCTATTGTCTGAACAAGTTGCTGCTGAAATTGACCGTGAAATCTTACGTGATTTACGTAAAGGTGCCGCATGGACAATTCGTTGGGACTACAATGGTTGGAAGAGATTATCTCAAACAACTTCTTATACTCAAAAAGATTGGAATCAAACTTTGATTACTGCAATTAATCAACTTTCTGCTCAAATCCACAAATCAACTTTGAGAGGTGGTGCAAACTGGATAGTTGTTTCTTCTGAAATCAGTGCAATTTTTGATGACTTGGAATATTTCCACGTATCAAACGCAGCACCTGAGCAAGACCAATACAACATGGGTATTGAAAGAGTAGGTACTCTTGCAGGACGTTACCAAGTATATCGTGACCCTTACTTCCCAGCAAACACAGTTTTGATTGGACACAAAGGAACTTCATTGTTAGATACTGGTTACATCTACGCACCGTATGTACCTTTACAATTAACTCCAACTATGTACAATCCGTTCAACTTTACTCCAATTAAGGGTATTATGACGAGATACGCTAAGAAAATGGTTAATAACCGTTTCTATGGTAAAATCACAGTTGATGGTGTTAGAACATTTGACTTACAAGAATTGAGATAATCATTCTTTAATGAAAATACGAAAGGAGACAAGAAATTGTCTCCTTTTTTTTTAATTAGTTGGTGTGGAAACGACTCTAATAGCTTTTGATAATAATTCTGTTTCAGTTATATTATAAGCATTTCTTTTGAATGCTGATTGACACGCTTGTAGTATACAATATAACGCTTGTTCTTGATTAAGATTAGATATGAATCTATCTAAATCTTCATTTTTATAATAATTCATTGTATCAAACAAGACACCGATTGGTTCTCCAAGATTTGGTTCTTCCATTTTATTTTCTTCAACTATAGGTTCTTCTGTTTTAACTTCTTTTTCTTTTGGCATATTATTTATTTTTTTAGTGATATTTATAATTATAAAAAATTTTTCACTTAATGTCCATTAAAAAATTAAATAGAGAGTTATTAGAATGGTATAAAGAGGACAAATTGTTAACTGAAGCCACAGGAACAAATGGTTCAGGTTCTTTTAAAATTCCTTTAAGTCCCGGAACAAGATTATGGGATAAAACAAATTTAGACCCATTTAATATTCAAGTTTCAAAATATGATGATGCTCAATTAGCGTATGATAGTTATGATGGTTCTTTAGACGTTTCAAAAAAAACCGCAAAAAAAATGGAATCTAATGCTCGTAAGATTGAAAAGTATCAAAAAAAACATCCTGAAAATAGTGATGACGATGGGAATAATTTAAATGGTGGTAATGGTCCTGGAACCCCTGTAGGTCCGTTTAATAAAATAGTTAAAGAAGATTTAGCCGTTTGGTTTGGAACAAAAAAGAAACCAAAAGGTAGTAAACAACCAAAAGGTCCTTGGGTTAATATTTGTCGTCATAAAGAAGGTGGTGGTCACCCCCCATGTGGTAGACCTGATGCATCTGACAAAGGGTATCCTAAATGCAGAGCAGCTGGAGTTGCATCAAAAATGACTGATTCACAAAAAAGAAGTGCTTGTCAGCAAAAAAGAAAGGCTGAAAAAACCCATAGTAAATCAGGGACAGGTAACACACCAAAAATGACTCATTACGAACCAAAAAAAGAGTCAGTAAGAGATAACATTTTAAGTGTTATTAAAGAGTATCTCTCAAGATAAACTTTCCAATATTTTTTTTAGAGAATGTTGAATATTTGATTTTATCTCAACTTCTAATTGTAATCTTTTTTTCTCAACCTCATTATCAAACATTTTTAGTAGTTCTTGATAATGCTCATCAAATTCACAATAAATACTATAACTATATACGTGATTTATCAACATAATAGTACCGTTTGAAATGACAATAAACATACTGCTATCGTCATTTTTTATATATCTCTTGTTTGATAAAGGCGCTATTGTTAACTTTGAATTTGGATTATTGATTAATTTAATACATATATCATGACAAAATTTTTCCTCTTCGCTAATTTCTCTTGGGGGGTTAAACTTGTTTTTTAAGTGGAGATAATATCGGTATAAAATGTTTTTAGGGTTAATTACGTCTTTCATGATGCAAATATAAAAATATTTTTGGAATAAAATAAAGTTGATTATTAAAAATAATTAACTTATACTTGTTAAAATAAATATTATGAAAAAAATTAAAAACGGTGATACCGTAAATGTAAATTACACTGGAAAATTGGAAGATGGAACTATTTTTGATTCGTCTTTAATTGAAGGAAGAACTCCATTAAAAGTAACGTTGGGTCAAAATCAATTAATTAAAGGATTTGAAAATGGTTTAATTGACATGTTAGAGGGTGACAAAAAAACAATAGAGATTGAACCGACTGAAGCTTATGGCGACCATAATCCTGAAATGATTATTGAAATCCCATCAACTAATGTTCCACCCGATGTTCAAGTGGGTCAAATGTTACAAGGGAATTCTCCTCAAGGTCCTGTTAATGTTAAAGTTCTTGAAATTAAAGAAGATGTTGTCGTTCTTGACGGTAATCATCCTTTAGCTGGAAAAAAATTAATCTTTGACTTGGAAGTCGTTGGAATTGACTAATTATGGGAAATCATTATCAAGTTAATTACACTTTAGTATTTGAAGGGGGTAGTAAATCCAGACAAGCAACAACTCTTATTATGGAAAGTAACTCATCCTACGAGGCTGAAAGAAAAATTAGAGAAACTAACAACATTAACACTAATGTAATTGAAATTCAAATCACTGACATTATTAAACGTTAATTTAAAACCCCTTTTTTGAGGGGTTTTTAATTATTAACAATAAGGTGGGGAACATCTTTTTTTCCCGTCTATTCCTGGCATTTTTCCTTTACAAACTTGGACTCCGTAACCATTTCCATAAGCAGATGGGTAGACTTTATACTTAGATTTTGCGGCTGCTTTACCACGAGCACATAATTTAGTACCTGTTTTTTTACGACCTTCTGACATCATATCCATATCAGGTTGATTATTATCCTCGTGCTTAGTTTCATTCATTAAGAAATCAAATACTTGGTCAATAGATTCTTTAGCAGTCGCTATGTGGTCTTGAGCCCAATCATGACCATTTTCAAGAATTTCTTCAATTTTGTCTTCATCCAATTCTAATAACAAATCACATTGTCTTTTAATCTGTTCTAAATTACTAAAGAACATATATCTTTCATTTTCTTGTTCAGATAAAACTTTTTTAATTAATTTCTGAATATCTGATTCAGTTAGTTTTACAATTTTCATTTTATTTTTTATTAACTATTTGGAATTTTATTGTTCTTTTATAAGTATCAACTTCCCCTGAAGTATTAACTTTAATATCTATATAATATTCATTTGGTAATTTATCTTTTGTATCAAACATAAAATAATATTCGTTTGTTGCTCTATTTAGTTTTTCCCAACTTTGAACCTGAACTTCCGTATTTCCCTCTCTAACATATATTCTATAATAAGCATCTACGTTTTGTAATAATTGTTTTGTGGTATAAGCCTTTTTAATTACCACACCAATTTTTCTTAAATCAGTATTAAGTATTTTTTCATCTTGTTTAATACCATAAAAATCAAATCCGTATATTTCAGGTTCTCTTGATTGTGAACCTATTATAATTCTATTCTTATATGGTTGTAAAACAAATTCATTTTCTATGTCAGATAAGGTATTACCATCATATTGTATGTCACCCCAAACATCATTAAAGACACATGGAGTTTTATAACCAATTATAGGGGGTATTTCAACCTCATAAACACCTTTTGTTCTTGGACATGACCTAAGTCCTGTTAAAGTGGGTATTAGGTCACCATTGGGGTCTAAAATAGATACAGTTGGATTTACATCCAATGTTGTTAAGTTTCCGTCAATATAAACATACAAATAAAGTTTATTTGCTTTGTTTTCAACAAATAAATTTCTATCATCTTGAACTAAATCATTATATGTTGATAATAAATAAGGTTCGTAAAATGTTTGGGTAAATCTACTAAAGAATGACACACAATAGTTATTAGTTAAACCTGTAATAGTTTCAAACTCTGGCCTGTATGCTATCCCCCATCCTGAAACATTGGTAATAGTTCCGTTTAAGATACCATTTATTTCATTAGTCATGTCAAAATTAATATCTTCATCACCTCTATCAAAATGTTGCGAATCAACAATAACTAATTGGTCGTAATTCACTCCTGATATAGAACTATTAGTATTTGAATATACACCATATTCAGACCAATGAGTTAAATTATTTCTTTGAAACCAATTTGAGGGTCTGTCAGAATAGGATTTATCACCTATTAATTTTTTGGCGATTAATTCTCCGTTATAGGCATTTAATTGGTCACTTGAATAATCATAACCAACTCCCTCGTCCCAATCTTGTACAGTTCCCGTATCTCCTGAAGTTAAAGGGATTCTGAATAAAATTAAATCAAATGAACTCGCTCTCCTTCTACTATCGGAATTCAGTGAGTTTAATAAATCCGCATCAAAACGAATTGTATTTGACATTGTTAATGTATGAGTTAAAGTATTTGTACATTCTGTTGTTATTATTCCTGATGAAATTTTTTCAAGCAATTCTGATAAATCTATATTGAATAAAAATCGGCTAAATCCTGTTGGGGATATAGACATATCATTACTACCAAAATATAAATCAGTTATTGGATTTCTACCCGTATTGGCTAATGTGTTAGAAACTAACGTATTGTTTTTACTAAAATATGACCTGTGAGTTGACATTAATTGCGTTTAACAATAAATATCTATAATTAGTTAATTCTAATATATTGATTAAGAATTGTGTTAGATGCGTTTTGAAGTTGTTGTAATAAATCATCCACTTTCACTCCCCCACCAACAGGAACCGGCGGTGTCGGTGCTAATGGATGTGTATGGGCAATTAAAAATTGAACAATTAAATTTAAAAATTTCATTAATTCGTCACCCCTAACCATAGGGTCCGTATTTGGTAATATATTTCTAACAATATAATCTTGGTCAATACCACCTACAGTTGTACTATCTAAGTTAATTGCTTGTTTACTAGGTATTTTAGATTCGTGAGACAACATTAATAATTTATCGGCACCCATAATATTATAAGTCGTAGATAATAACTGATAATCAATTTTTTTAAGTTCTTTTGTTCTAATTAAGGGTTGTTGTCCTGGTGTGTTTTTATCAAAAATTAATCCAAATCCACCATCTCCCTCTGTTTTAAATTTAATTTTTTCTTTTACTTCTTTTACTTTGAGATATTCTGATGTACCAGTAGAAGTACTTACTTTAACCCATTTATAGGTTGAACTATCAGGTCTAAAAACTAATGGAAATTGATTACTTAAATCAATGATAGGAAACGTAGGTATATTGATTTGACCATCATTCGCTTGTTGAATAAACGTATTAATCGTATCAATTAAAGTATCTGTAGATAAATTATTTAAGGATATTGTATATATTAATGATTTGTCTATTGCCAAAACATCAGTATCTATTTTTAAATTTTTAGTCGTGTATTCTTGTTTTTGAGGTAATCCGTATAATGTGATAACTAATGAAAAAAGTTGGTATTGATTTTCGGGATTTACTATTTTCCATTCAATTAAGGAATTAACATATTTTATATTCTCATCTAATTTAATTGCAGATTCTGTACCTAAATCAGTAATCCTAACATCAAAATCCGATAATTGAACAAAGCTTCTCGTTTTTTTAACTGATATTTGTTGATATGGATTATCAGGTTTTGTTGTACTTTTACCGGCTCTTAGTAAGACATCATTGTTCTTAATAATGATGTCACAAGTTCCCCTTCCGATTAAAGCAACATCATCAGGTTCAGGAAAAACGCCTTTAGTACTTTCAAAAAAATATTTTGAATTTTCCTTATTTTTTAATAAAGGTGTTTCAAGAATTCTATCTCTAGTTGCAAATAATCTTGAAGCCTCTGAATTTTCGTTAAATATTGTTAATGATGATGAGAAAGTTCCCATAACATAATATTGTTCTTGAAATTTGTATTCAGGATTTGGCCATAAAATATTAACCGATTCTCCAATTTTAGGAGTCACCTTAATAAAAATAGGTAATAAAGGTAAAAAACAAAAAGGGTCTATTTTAGACCATTTAAATTCCGGTAGTAAATCAGTGTTATCATCATTTTTTGTTGATTTATTGTTGTATTTATCCGGTACCGAATCTAATATTGATTGTACATTTATACTGTCCAAAGGTGAATCAAAACGTACTCTAACTCTATTAAGCATAAGAGGGTCTTCATTTTCTTTAACTACTGCCGTCCATATGTACTTCCTATTATATTGATTTATTGCCATTTGTTCGTTTTTCGTATTCCTTTAGTATTTTATTATATAATAACTCTGTTTTATCTAAATGATAAGTTAATTTAATGATAGCATTCTTAGTTTGTTCAAAATCAGAACTCAAATATTCTAAAGAATAAATTAATTCTTTATTTGAACTCTCCTTTAAATTTTTAATAACATTATTTACATTTTCTCTATTATCCATATTAATAAGACATTCCAAATATATCACCTGAAGGTAATGTAATCCCTGCGGGTGTCATAGTTAATGGTCCTACAAAAACCTGAGTTTTTCTATTAGTATTTTCATCTTCATTACCATTTATTTGCGCAAACATAGTTTGTAACCATAAATTTGGCGAACCATCTTCTAAAGGACCTGTTGGTAATCCTAATTTTTGAAGTTCATCAATAACATTAATAAAAGCTCTTGATTTAGAATATCCATCCAAGAATCTAGACGCAGCTAAAAGGTAAGAAGGTATTTTATTGCCTAAAGACCCTGCAGCCAAGTTTAGTAGTGCAAGTATTTCATCCACAACACTTTTACATTTCCTCCAATCATCAACAAATCTGGCAATAATTAAAACTAATTCAACCAATTTTAATATTATTATATATTTCTTTTTCGCTTTTTCTTTTACAATATCAGATAATATATCACTTACAAGTGATTTAATATCTTTCTTTATAATATCAAATAATTCTTTTACAAATAATCCACCAATTTTTGACATTAGATTAATTACATATTTTTTGAATTTTTTAATAAAATCATTTAAAGATTCTATTGAATCACCAATAGTTTGTCCTATGGCTTTAGCCATAATTAATATTGGTAAAATAACTTTAGGCGATATTAACGCCATCATTATTGCTTTAGGTAAATTAGTTAAAAAACTTAAATCTGCAGTAAGTTTAATATCAACAGATGTTGGGATTAATAATTTCCATTTTTTATTTTCTGTTAGTAAATTTATTAAATTTTCAGCAATTTTTTGCTCCTCCTCAATTTTAGTTGCCGAATTAAATTTTAATAAACCATCAATAATTGTTTTATTATCTACTGGTAATAGTACATTTTGACAATCCTCAAATTCAATAACTCCGTTTTTAATGTTAGATGTTGATTGGTCAATATCCCTTAAGTCAATATCGGTAAATTCAAAAAAAGATTCGTCAACACCATCTAATTCCGCGACTTTAGCATTACCACTAACATCAATTTCTTTTTTACCATCAAAACATAATCCAAGTATTCTTTGTAATAAAAGTAAGAATTTATTTTTATCGTCTAATTCACCAGTTCCAATATTAGCTTCAAACGAGATTGAACCACAAATCATATCCATAAGATGTTGAAATAAATTATTCGTATCTATGATTTGTATTGATTTATAATAATCTGTTAAGAAATTAGAAATACTATTAACCGAATTAATTTTTGGTGATAAAACAATCTTAAAAAAATCCCCAGTTATAGAACCATTTGTTTGTACGTAAGATATTTCAAATAGTTTTTGTCCTGAGGCACCAAAATAATCAACAGGAACATTTAAATGTTGTAGTCTGTCCCACATTTCTCTATTCATACTGTAAGGTATTGAATGTGGGGTTGGTGCCGTTTTTTCGTAAGCAACCGCTGAAGTATCTTCGGTAGGGTCTCTTTTTAACAGGTTTAAAAAATCAGTACTTTTAACCTTAATGTATATTGGCTGAGCAGTTTCGTAAGATTGTTGATGAGAACATCCTAAAGCTGAAATACCTTCATTTAAGATGACATCAAATATTTTTGGAGAAATTCGTAAGGCAGATTCAATAAACTTACTTTTAATATACCTCATTGTTGAAGAACCTGACCCTGAATTAAACTGAACCATTGATAATAGTTCGTCTAATTGAGTTTTAATTTGTCTTTGGTATCTTTTTTTTTTGGTTTTTAAGTTCTCAACAGTTGTTGTTACTTTTTTTTTGTCTTTTTCTAAATTATCTTTGATTTGTTTTTTAAGTTTTTTGGCGTCTTTTTTTACTTCAAGGTAAGTTCTACTCGCCTTAATTTTTTGTTCAACCAAATTGTATGAATCCGATAAATCAATTGACATTACTTACTTAGTTTGTATTGTTGGCCTGCGTTTTCAACATCTCTATTAATAATAGATTGAACTAAGTCATCATCTAAATCACTCAAAGTGAAATCTTCTTTTTCTGTGTTAGATTTCTCCCATATAGATGATTGTAATTTAGATAATGATAACTTTTTTTCAACACAGTCATTTATTATTTTTTGTTGTTCTTTAATGACAGGTCCTATGGTTTGCATATCCTCAGAGTCCTTCATCATAGCCAACATCTTATTTTGTATTCTTATTGCGGTGTTTCTTTGTTCAACAATTTCATTATAAACTTCTTGTAATACCGAAAGTATTGAATCTTTAGTGAATTTAATTTCTTTTTTCTTTGGTCTGCTCATAATACTATAAATATAGGTTTGATAATTATTTTAACGTATTACCCAAAATGAATGAATATAGTTTTTTATATTTTTTCATAGAATTTCTAATTTCTTTTGTTGTTAAATTAGTCATTTCTCTTAAAGATAACAAAATTACATTTTTATTAAATTTGTTATTGTCAGCACTCATAAATATTGTTTCATAATTGTCAAATAACTCTAATAACGCAATTCCGAGTTTTCTTTCATTATCATTCATTGGTTGTTCGTCAATATATAATTTTAATTCTAACTTAAACTTATTTATTATTGTTTCAGAATCAACAGTATCAATATCAATTGAATATGAGAATTTTATATTTTCTTCTAATGATGAAGAGATATCTTCATACGATACTTTTCTATTTAATTCTTTTTGGTCTTTAATAATTTGACCCATTAAATAGTTTTTACATATGGTACCAAAATAAGAATACGCCTTCTTTTCTTTAGAAGGTTTAAACTTGTCTATTTTAGTCATTAAAAATGAATGAGTATCAACATGAATTTCTTGGAAATCCATATCTTTACGATATAATTTATATCTTCTAATAATAGAAGATATCATTTTATCTAATGGGTCTCTGAGATATTGATTATAAATTTTGTTTCTTTCATCTGCAGAGGACTCAACTAAAAATAACCTAACAGCATTTTCTTCTCTAACGTCAAAGTAATTTTCTTGTTTTGCCTTTCTACCTCTTTTTTTAATATCAATACCTTCATTTTCCGTAACACCTGTTGTTGAATTTAATACTTCCATTAAAGGGATGGTTCATAGTTTAGTTTTCTTTCGTCTTTAAAAAAATATTCTTTCTTAGCGGATTCAACCCAAAATTTAACTTCATTTTCAGTTAAAACATCTGAACCGTTTTTATAATTCCAAAAAATAGAACCTTCTCTTAAATTAACGTGTTTATAACCTATCTTAGGGATAGTCATCATTCTTACAGAATTAAATGTCAGTCTTAATAAAAATTCATATACAAATGTTAATTTAAAATTTGGTTTGATTCCGCCAAATTCTTCTATTGTTTCTTTCTTAATCACCATTCCTGATGTTTGAAAGTTTTGATATTCATGTAAAATATCATTAGTTAAAAATCCAACTTCTTGTGCGAAATTAGTTGCAAAAGTTGCTTCGTTTGTAAATCCGGCAAAAACACCTTTATCGTCAACATCAATGACTATAGGTAAAAATGCATTAACATCTTTATAAACCTCAGAGTATTTTTTAACGTTATTAAACCAAATTGATGCATATTCATCATCAAATTCTAAAATAGATACCCATTTAGATGTTGATTTTTCAATTCCAAAATTTACTTGGTTAGCAAAACTAGGTTCATCTTTCCATTCTAGTTTTTTAATAGTTAATTCACCAAAATCAAATTCTTCTAAGAACTTAACAAGAATTTCTTCATCAGTGTGAACAATAACTAACTCATTTATTTGTGCTTTTTGTGATTTCAACGATTCAATTGCTTTAGTAAAATATTCACTAAAATCTTTTGCGGTTGCAGTTTTAATAGGTAAAATTACCGATACATCAAATTTATTTTCCATATTAATATTAATTTTTTAATTTGTTTAATTGTTCTGTAAATGATTGCTCTCTTGATTCCAAATACCAAGAAAATAATTCATCAACTTTATCAGTAAAATTATTTTCAGTGTATATCTCACTTACCGTTTTATCCATATCATCATACAATTCAGGTTTTATATTATCTTCTAACCAATTTTGTATAAAATCTGCAGTAAAATCAATAATTTTATTTTCTTCTGAAATCCAAATACCATTTGTTTCATTAAGCCAAGAAGGTACTAAATTAGGTAATCTTCCAATTACAGGAACTCCACATTTCATTGATTCTAATGGGAAAGTACCATATCCACTTGTTTCATCTATCCACACACTCAAAAAACAATCTTTTAAAAATGATGAAAAATCAGATTCTGATAATCCTCTCATATCTCTAAATGTTATCCATCTATATTGAGGATATTTTAGATAAAAAGTTTTAATAAAATTTAATGTTTTTCTTGCGTCTCTAGAATGAACTGCGATAACCGGCTTTTGAGGATATTTTGACTTTTCAAAAGACTCAGGAAGATATGGAGGTAACACATCAATAGAGATACTTCTCATAATTGTTGAAATGTGTTCTTTCTGAAATTCAGAAGTTGTAATACATTTGAAGAACCCGTAATTACCCCAACTAAATCCTGGTTTAAGTGTTTCCATCATATGGTCGTATGCCTGACATAAAACAATTTTACCACAAGGTAAATCTTTTATCTGTTCCATAACAAAACCAAATATTTCAGGTATTATGATTAAATCCTCAGGTGAGATTTCTAAATTTTGACCTTCAATTGCTCTATGAGGTAACTCAGTCATATAGTCTTCGCTTAACCATTGTCCGACACCCGTGTAATCAGGTTTTTCGTGTAATATAATAGGATTGTATCCTTTATTTTTAAGTGCCATACCTAACTGATAGGTATATCTAATTCCTGCCTTAGGATTCCCTTTGGTATCCTGAGTGAATAAATAAATCCTTGATTTCTTTGATTTTAAATTCTCAATAGATTGTTCTAATTTCAATATTGTTTCTTGTTCCATATTTTAAAATGATTTTAATAGTTTTTTACTCATTAATGTGTTAAAGGCTAATTTGAATGGGATTGATAAATGATTAGCCGCTTTCCCACCTAATACATCATCAACTTCTTCATGTTCATCCATTAAAACTTCTAGCATTAATTTTATTGTCTCATATTTTACTACACTAATATGATATTCATTTGTTTCTCCACTAGCCAATAACGGAGAATCTGATTTAATTTGGATGTAGTTATCTATTTCATCTAAATCCAAGAAATAGTGCTCGTTCATTATTTTTAACATCATTAGTATTTTGTTATTTGGTTTATTATATCTTTAAGTTCTTTTATTGAACTTATTTCAAACTCACTTTTAATTTCTTTATTATATTCTGTATTATACTTTATAATAATTTTATTATTAGGATAGTTTAATAATAAGTCAGGATTTGATGTAAGTAAAACATCTATTTCATCCCACATAGAATTTATTGTAGAATTACTATAAAATTTTACCTTTTCAACCAAACATCCAAATTTTGATAAAAAAAATAAAGAAGCGGGTTTAGATTTTCCAATTTCATCTGATACTACTAAAATGTCATGCAAATCTCTTAATTGAATATAAAAATCATTTAAATCATTAAAAGACGAATATTCTGAAGACTGAGCATGCCCAAAAATTTCCATGGGAAATTCTTCGTATAAAAAAGAAAATAATTCTTTATCCGTATCAAATTTAAAATGTTCTTGTATTTTTAAACTTGTAACAGGTAAATTCATTTCATACTTAAACCCATTTTCCTCCTCAATTCCATCAGTCTTATCTATCAAAAATTTTTGGTATGTCTTTTCAATTTTATCTATAGTATTTCTAAGAACACCATTTATTTCTATACCAATTCTCATTCTTCGTATTTTTTTAATATTTTAGTTATTAAAGGATTACGAACAACATCGGAATCCTTAAACTCAAAGATACCAACATCATTCATATTAGTAAATCTTTTAATTGCATCCCACAATCCTGTTTGAGTTTTATCTCTATGTCTATCAAATTGTTCTAAGTCACCTGAGATAAAAAATTTACTATTATACCCTATTCTTGTTAGTAATAATTTCATTTGATTTGGGGTTGAATTTTGAGCCTCCTCAAAAACTAATATGGAATTGTCAATATTCATACCTCTCATGTACGCGAGAGCAAATACCTCAATTACTTCCATTTCTTTAAGTTTTTCTCTCGCTTCTTTTCCGATTATTTTATTCATTAAATAATATGATGGGAAAATGTAAGGGTCAAGTTTTTCCTCCACATTACCTGGAAGTGAACCTAATTTTTCTTCTGCTTCAACCGCAGGTCTAACAATAATAATTTTTTCATATGAATTTGCTGGGTCAGATAATAAATCCATTGCCGCCTTCATAGCAATATAACTTTTACCAACACCTGCAGGACCAGAACATATCGTTATTTGATTAGTTGTTAAAAGTTCATAATATGTTTTTTGACTTTCAGATAAAAATTTTTCTTTGGTTTTTTTCTTGATTATTTGGAGTATTTGTTCTTTCTTAGTTAAATTTGGTTTATACTCAATTTCTTTATCTTTTTGTGGTTGAGATGAACCTCTTTTTCTTCTTTCTGTCATTTTTTAATTTTTTAATTTTTTATTAAATTATTATAAGAATTTAATAAATTTTTAGTTTGGGGTTGCCATTCACGAAATTGATTCATTTGGTCATCAACATTAGTTATATGATGAAGACCTAATCTCATTCTTATATTACTTTCAGGTATGTTTTTTTGTATTTGTATTTTTCTTTTTAAAAATTCATCAGTCATAGGTGAGAACCCGTACCATAGAATTATAAAATTATTAGAATAATCACCTAAAAAATGTCTTCCAGTTGGATATGGTTTCCCTACTTTAGAAAGTCTTCTTAATTTTCTAAAATTAACAATGTGGTCATTATCTATACCATAATATCTTTGTAAAACTAAATTTTTTTCTTTGTCGGGTTGAATAAATTCATTATCAGTATTATCAACCATTAAATAGCTTCTAATTAGTATGTCTTCATTTATTTCCTTTTCTAATAAATTAAAATCACCAACTAAAAATTCTGTTGTATTTAATACGATTCTCCATCCTTGTAATTTTGATTCTATTTTTTGAATTTCGTTATCAATTAAAAAAGCATCAAAATATTTATTTTCACTATCAATTATTTCCCAAGTAGGGCAAATTTCTTTTATTATTTTTTTTGAATTATCTGTAGAATTGTAATCAATCATAATTCCGTGGTCAAAATATTTTTTATGATGATTTAACCACCAAGGGAGTAAATATTCTTCGTTATAAAAATGAGATAAAATAGTTTTCATATTAATTATGCACAAATAAAACACCATTTACTTTTATAGGATTTGTTTGACTGGCAATTTTTGTTGCGTAAATCCCATCGGCAACTGAAACAAAATCGGTCCACGGAGTTATTTTAATTAAATCCATATGTGAAATAAATGAACCCATATCAACCCTTCCTACATTTATAGTAGTGTTTAATATAGTATAACTAAAATGACTATGTAGTACATCGCAATAAACCATTTTCGTATTAAATAATTTTGCAGTTCCAATCATTCTTTCTAAAAAAATAGGAACATAGTAATTATCTTCATTCGTATATAAAACCCAATCTGCGTGAGGCTCTATCATTGATACCTTATGTCTATGATGAAACCCCCAGTCCCCCTTATGTTCTAAATTGTCAATAAAAACTATTTTATCACTCAATTTTCTAAACTGGTCAGGTAAAGTTTTATCATTAACAGGTCCATCATGATGTATGTAAATTTCATAATTATCGTAAGTTTGGGCTAATAATGAATATACACAGGAAAATGCTGAATTAATTTTTTTTTCTGAGCCGTTGAGGTATGCCGAAATACAAATTCTTATTTTATCGTTACTCATAGTGTTTTTAAATGTTTAGTAAAATTAATACACCTATTTATATTTTCCTTATGTAAGGGTAGTAGTGAAATATATAATAATTTTGTTTTTATAACTAATTCGTTGATTTTAATTTTAGGATGTATTAATTGTAATTCACTTAAAAAATATTCTCTAAGTGATTTCAAATAAGTTTCTTCAATTAATTCATCATGTAAAATATAATCATACCCATATAAACTTTGTAGTATTTTCGCATAATCATACAAAATATCACCATGAATTGTTAACTTGTCATTCCAAACCCCTCTAATATCAATAAATTTACAAAAATCTTTATTTAAAAAAACATTTGTAAAAACACAATCCCCATGAATTATTCCTTGCTTATATTGAGATATTGATTCAATATCCTTTAGATAATCGTTTAAACTAAGATTTAAAGAATTATAAAAACTGTCGTTTTTTTCAAATCGTTCAATAACTTTATTCTTGTAACCCCAAGATAAATCCAATTCTAATATTTCAGTTTTAGTTGTATGTATTTTATTAATTGTTTTTAATAAAATGTCAATATCATTTTTAGTTAGTTTTTTAGATAATAATAAAGATGAAAAAGTCGGGTCTTTTATTTTTTCCATCTCTATTTTTGATTTTGATGATTGATATATGGTCGGAAAATATTTTTTTATTTCTTCAGGAATATTATTGTAGTAATTAGATTCTCCTTCTAAATTACCTAATTTTATTATTCTATTACCGTCAACTATTATTTTATTGTGAGCTCTTGGGTCATGGTCTTCAAATAAGTAAAATCCTGTTTCTTTTTCTAAATCTTTGTGTGCTGGTATTGCTTTATCATCAATATATAAATCGGCATATGGTTTCATTAAAATTAAGTCATGATATAGCACCCCATTATCAGACAAAACTTTTTCAATATACGGTCTTTTTTGTTCAATAAGGTCATAATTTGCATTTGTTGATAACATCCCCCTTGCGGTGTGTAAAATTATTTTATGCCCATCTTTGAATGCTTGATTACAATACTTTACATTTTTATCTATTTTCTTTGGATTTGTGTATAAATCGTAAATTAATGTACCATCAATATCAAAACAAATAGTATATTCGTTTTTTAATTTATTGGTTTTTGAATAATTTTTTAACTGATGAGGGGTTCCGCAACAATCAAATTCATTAGTGATATCAATAATCTCAAATTTATGATTATTTTTAACTAACTCTTTAATTGCCATACTTATGTACAACTCCGAATCTAAACATAATAAATTGTTACATGAGATTTCAATTAATTTTTTATTTTCAAACACATAGAATCCTGCATTAGCAATATTACTTATGGCGATTTTTTCCTTAATTTCTGTTACAACATTATTCTCATTAACCGTAACATAACTATATAAACCAGTTTTATCGTCATCGTAAAATGTTAAAATAAAACTACCTTCTTTATCTATTGCTTTTTTTATTGAAATGTCAGAAAATATCGTATCACAATCAATACATGCGATTTGTTCATCATCAGGTAAAAAATCACAAGCCTTTAAAATAGTTTCGGCGGCTCCCTTGGTTGGAGAACTCAATTCAATAATTTTAATTTCGTCACTAAAAATACTTTTTAATTGTTTTGACGTTTCATTATTACAAACAACATAAATTTCATTAAAATTATTTTTTAATTTATTTATTATTTTTTTTATTAAAGGTTCTGAATTAATTCTCACAAATGGTTTATATTCAGAATATCCTGCATTCAGAAACCTTAAACCAAATCCCATCATAGGTATTAATGCTATCATATTAATTTTTTTTCCAAACTAAATAAATTGACCTCAATCCATAAGATTTTATGTCATCTCCAACTTCCCAATTGTATTTATATACCCCAATATCTAAATTATTATCTTTAAGTAATTTATAATTAAAATTATTTTCCTTAAAAATTGTTTCAAGATATTCTCTAGAGGTTTTAGACACAATATTGGTGGCATCGCTATTCTCAATTGAGGATAGATTACAACTTGAACTGGCATTTTCTAATTCAAAGATTATTTCATTTTTATTTGAATTAATATTTTCCGTTTCTAATATAAGAAGATTACAGGAATTTAAACATTCTATTAAATTTTCTTTTACGTTTTTCAAATGATAAAGTAAACCAGCGTGTAATATAATATCGTATTTTTTATCTAATTTTAATTTATCACAATCAACTAATTTTGATTCAATATTTGGATAACTTTTATTTAAAATTTTTAAATTTTCTTTCCTACCTTCATAAGCAGTTACTTTTGAGCCTTTTTTATAAAACTCATTTCCAAAATAACCATATAAAGCACCTAGTTCTAAAAGTGTTTTTCCATCAAAAAAATCAAAATCATCAAATATTTTTGAGACTTCATCATTTATAATCTTAAATCTTTTTTCAACCCATAAAGGGTAGTCTGAAATGTGCATTTTATTTTATTAATTGTTTATTGAACCATTCTATTGGTGGTTTAGTATTAAAATGAATTAAATATGAATAATTACAAGATTTTGCCATATTTAAATTATTAAAATTTCTGTGTATATTTAATTCCTCATCGTTTGAATTTGGGTTAATATCTATATCTTTTATTTTATTTTTCCAAAATAATGGTATGTCATTAATCACCCATTTATAATCTGTTCCATTTATATCAATAGAATATAGGTTAGTTGACTTTGGATTTATATTCACACAATTTTCATATCTTTCGTCATAACCATATTTTATTTTAATATTTTTTTCAAAAAACCCATACGGAATTAATAATGGGGGTGCAATATTAGCAAAATTACCAACATGTCCATATCCATCAAAATGTCTAACAATTTCTTTAGTCGGAATATAAAATGTTGAAGGCATTGGGGTTCTAACATTATAAAATTCGTCAGGTTTAAACCATAATCTACCATCATCCTCAAATTCAAACCAATATTTTTTAAATCTTTCTTTTTTTATTATAAGTATACCATCAAAAATACTCCATCTGTATTTTACAAAATTACCCCCATTTTGAAGTTCCCCATTAAAGTGATTGGCAATTCTAATTCCTTCTAACCAATGAGAATAGTATATAGCGGATAATGGGTCAGAATCTTTTGTTAAAATATCAATACCATCTCTTAAAACATCTAAAGAACTATCCAAAAAAACGTGGTCATCATTACAGGCTAACCAAATAATATCATCATTTATTTCAGATATCTCATCGTAAACATTCCTCCAATCTTTAATATAGTTGTTTCTATACCATTTAAGAATTAATTTATCTTTTGGAAAATTCTCATAAATAAAATTTTCAAGTTCTCCTTTTCTATGAATGAATTCATTAGAAATTTCAATATAAAAAACAAATTTACTAACTAACTCTGAAAACACAGAATAACTTGATAACGTGTATTTAAAAACATCAAACCTACTTGTGGTTGGATAATCATGTCTAACACCGTTTTTATAACTATTAACTAATCTATGTTCTGTTATTTTAACATTAATTAACACTATCATTGTACACTATATTTTGGGAAATATTTTATATAGATATCTCCATCATTGTCACGAACTTTTTTTATTCGTTCTTTTATTTCATTAAAGAAGTTCCATGCTAATGGTATAAAAACTATGCGGTCATTTTCATTATATTCCGATAGAAAATTAACAGATTTGATTTGTATGTTACTTCCAGGTGTATATAAACCCTGTTTCATCGGATTATCATCTATAATATAATCTAATGAAATATTTGCAAAATTTAAAAATGTCATCCCTTTTGCCGCCGCACCATATCCGATTATTTTATACCCGTCTTTACGATACTTTTCAATTGAGTCAATAAATGTGTTAACAATCTCTAACACATTTTCTCTGTAGTTAGTATATGTTTTATGCGATAATAAACCTCGTTCTTTTTCAACATCAATATGATTTTGAATTAAAACATTTTGTTTTATTTTTTTACTTAATACAAAAACATAACTGATTCCGTGAGCAGGAGTTTTAACAACATCAATTAAATTTAAATTTGTTCTTTTTGCTAATTCGTTAAAAGAGTTTACATTGAAGAATGATAAATGTTCATGATAAATTGTATCAAATTGATTATTATTTATCATTTCAGATTGAGATGTTTGAATAAACAATAATGAATTGTCGTCCATTAAATTATAACAATCATCTAAAAATTGTTTGGCATTTTCGTTATGTGCAAAAACATTCTGAGCTAAAATAACATCAAATTTTTTATCAAAACTTTTATCGTTAAAATAGTCACAAACCACTGTATGATTTTTAGAACAAATTTCAAATAAATTAGTTGCCGGTTCAACACCGTAAGTTTTCCATCCATTTTCCTTAAAAAAATCTAACTGAGTACCATCATTACAAGCAATGTCTAAGATAGTACCATTTGATTTTTTAGTATATAATTCAATAAATTTAGCAAACCACTTAAAATAATCTCTTAATGTATTTGAAGTCCCGCTAACATATAAATAATTTTTAAATAATAAATCGGGATTTACAATATGTGATAGTTGTAAATGATAACAATTAGAACATAAGTTTAATTTTAGTGGAAACTCAGGTAGTTTCTCATTATTCAAATGGTAGGTATTGGCTAATGGTTGATTTTTTAAATCTAAAATTTCTATTAAATTTTTACTATCACAACATATACATGTTGTTTTTTCACTACAATTCATATTTTTTTATATTATCTCGTTTAGTTAAAACTATAGAATCAAAATTTTCTACAATACTGTTAGTAATGGTAGTAATCGTTTCTTTAAAAGTAAAATTAAAATTTTTTATAAATTTTTCACAATTTATTGAAAAATTATAGTTTTTTGTTTGTAATTTAGAGTTAAAAATAACATCTCCTACTTCTTTCTCATTCACAGGTTTATTAATAATCTCGGAAACTGAGTATGCGATTTTTTCTGAAGTACTGTTAAATGATGCTAAATTATAAATCCCTCTCAAATCTTTAGTTTCTTCAATAATTTTTATAATGGCTGAGGTTAAATCTTTAATTCCTAATATAGGCCTTAAAGTATCTTTAACATATAAATCAATTTTATTATTCAAAATTGCTGATGTTACCATTGAATTTATCATGATATCTGTTCTCATTATTGGTGAATATCCATTTACAGTACCAAATCTTAATCCGTAATACTCAATCCCTGAGAATTCGGCATATAAATCAGATACATGTTTAGTTATGTCATAATTGTTATGTGGAACAAAACTTAAATAAGTTTCGTCAACAATATTTTCACCAGTTGCTCCATAAACACTGGAACTACTTGCATAAATCAATTTAATTCTTTTATTAATATTTTTAATTTTATTCAATAAATTTATAAAGTTAATAACATTATTATTAAATGCGTATGTATAATCACCTTCACACATTTTAACACTAGAATGACCTGCCAATAAAACAATAGAATCAAAGTTAGATATAAAATCTTCATCTAACGAATTATAGTCACATTTAATAGAATTTTTGTTATTAAACCATCCAATATCAACAGATGTAATCTCATAGGGTAAATTTTCATTTAAATAACTACCTATGTATCCATCACCACCAATTATTAAAATTTTCATAATATATTTTTTTAAGTTAAAACCATAAATTTATTTTTTAATTTATCAAAATTATTTCTAACAAATGGATATAATTTTTCTAAATAATCTCTACCTTCATTTTCCGCATTTTCAGTTCCTTTACCCCTGGTTTGACTTTCATAATGATAAGCAACTAAATTACCGTCATAATAATTTTCATAACCAAGAGTAACACATTTAAAATTTAATTCAACATCTTCAAAACAAGTTGTGTATGATTCATTAAAATATCCACATTTTTCAAATACATTTTTTCTTATCATCATTAATGCTGCGGTATTACCAACAACAGGTCTAAGATTTAGGTTGTAATTGAAATAACTATATAAACCAGAATGAGTTATTTTAAACTGTTTTTTATCGTCTAAAAACGCCATCATTCCGTCGTGTTGGATAGTGTTATCTTCAAAATGAAGTCTACATCCAACGGTACCACATTTACTGTTGTTTTTAATTATTTTTATCATTCCATAGATAACATTATTTAATACTTTAATATCATTGTTACAAAACAATAAAAGCTCATATTGATTCCCAATGTGATTTTTAACAACGTCATTATTAATTTTTGCAAAATTATAATAATCATATTCTATTAAGTTAACATTTCCAAGATTTAGAATATTTTGTCTTATCCATTCTTTTTCTAAATCACTAGACCCAGTATCTGCAATAAAAATATCAAAAAGTTCTGAATTACAATGTTGATAAAATGAATTAATACAATTAAATAACATTTCAACTTTTCCTTTTGTGGGTATTATGACCGCAACTTTTCCAATATTTTTTATAGGTTTTTCTTTTATTTCGGGGATATAAGAGTTATTAGGTCTCAAATCAAGAGGTAGTTTATCTCCCCATTTTTTGACGAATTTTTCTTTACTCTCCCAAAACTCTTTATTTGGTTGACCTACAGATTCATGAGTAATTTCAAATGACGTTGTTACGCCAATTTTAACACCATCCAAATAATTTGGCATGCAAAATAGATGGTCATAAAAATGGAATTTTCCAATTGTTTCGTCAAATGTGTGTTTTATTTTGGTTTTATCAAATGATATGAATAACCCATCAATCGTTACCACAGGTATTAAAAATGGTAATTTCGTAGAATATTTACTTAACCATTTTTTTTGACCGACAGGATGATGATAAACTTGTCCGACCATAGTTAAATTCATTCGTTCCCAATATACTCCTGATTCCGGAAAATAACAAGAACCCGCTTTACCTACAATTCCGTAATCGGGATTATCTTGAAAATCCTTTAGTAATTTTTTACCCCAATCAGTTTCTAATTTAATATCATTATGACAACATACAACAATATCATATTTTGATTCCGAAATACCTTTGTTATAAATTTCGGATAGACTATACTGATTATGATTTACATATTCTAAAATCTCAAAATCATTAATTCCAATACTTTTAGACAAATGGTCTTTAAATTTTTTATTATAATCAGAATCTTTATGCGTTGAATATACTACTGTAATCATATTTTTTATTTTTTATATTCCTGTTGAGCCAAATCCATTATCTCCTCTATCTTTTTCTTCAATATTACTAACTTTAACCAAATCAACCCATTTACCATTAATAACCGGACATAAAACCGCTTGAGCAATTTTCATTCCTTTCACTATTGAAACAGGTAAATTACTTGAGTTAAAAATTATCACTTTAATTTCCCCATTATATCCTGAATCTACAGTTCCTGGAGTATTTAGAACCGTCAATCCTTGTTTTAGGGCTAACCCACTCTTAGGTCTTACTTGTATTTCGGTACCATCAGGAATATCAAATCTAAGACCTGTTGGTACTAATACTCTATCAAATGGTTTTAATTCAAAATCCTCTGTTGAATAAAGGTCAAATCCTGAATCAGATGGGTAATTGTATTCTGGGTCGGATACTTCGTCAGTTAATTTTTCATATTTTAACTCTCTTTTTGGTGTATAATTGGCGAATTCTTCATCTAACCCATCTAAATCAATTCCCATATCAGATAATAGTTCTTTCATTTTAGTTAATTCCCCATCATCTTTTAATAAATAATCAAATTCATCTGTCATCATATTTCTAACTTTTTTAATTTTTTAATAATATCTATTAATACTTTAACGTCACGTTCACAGTATTCAGTTATTTCTTTTAATTTATTTTCATCCCAATATGCGGAATGTACTTTATCGCCAGTTACTTCACCATCTTTAGGTGTTGGAATATCCATTGTTGTACAAAGTAAATCTAATGAACCTATGGATGTATATGCCCCATATTGCCAAATCTCTTTTGTATCTATTGCTTTAATTTCCCAAGGTTTTGTATCATAACTTGGAAGTATTGACGGTGGCATAAGTCCGTTGATAATCATTCTTTTAGCTAACATTGGAATATCAAAGTTCTTTAAGTTATGTCCACATAGGTAAAAATCCAATTTTCCGCATCTGTCTAATAGTTTTTGACAATCTTTTAATAATTCTTTTTCATCATCACCTGAAAAACTTTGTGTTTTAATTTCATCTTTGTCAGTGACAAATGCAACACTAACGCAAACTATTTTTGCAAATTCAGGAACAAGAGACGCTCTTCTAATAAAAATTTCATCTAAAGATAGTTGAGAATCCTCAGGAAATCTTTTTACAAACCAATCAATATATTTAACATATTGTTTAGCAACATTTGGATTAGTGATTTTACACGATTCATAATTTTTACATCCACCAACAGTTTCAATGTCAATAAATAAAATTTTTGTTATAGGAATTTTTATCATAAAATTATTTTATAAGTGATTTGTACCATTCTGCCCTTGCTTTTGTTACCACATTCAAATCGTATCTATTTTTAACTGTTTCGTATAATCTTTCACCCAAATCTACAACTAAATTTCTATTATCGTTCAATTTTTTTATAAATTTATACCAATCACTATGATTTCTATTTTCATCCACTAATAACGCATTACCATCAGAAGTGAAATTACCATTGTTTAATGCGTGTTTTAAGTCAACAGTGTAAGGACCAACATTAGATGCTATGATTGCTTTTTTGTAGAATCCTGCCTCAATTACTTTAAGTTGTGATTTAACTCTATTGAAAATATGGTTTTTAATCGGTGCTAATGACACATCAAATTTTGAGTAATTTTTCGCATATGCCGTTACAGGTCTTGTCCAAACTCTTCTATACAATTCATTTGCTTCATTAGGATATTCTTCTTCTTTATACATTTTTAGATGTTTTACATACTCATCAGATAATCCATAATATTTGTCAGTAACAATTTCTTCATATTTAGCCCACACCGTTTCTTCAGGTTTAATTGGCCTTTGTTTTTGTTCTCCTGTTTGTTGATTAATTTCAGTAATTGTACCTCTTGTATCAAATCCACATAAAACAAATTGGAGGTCTTCTCTCTCAGAATTTAATTTGGACATAGATTGTTCCATTAACATTAAATCATGTAAATGTGATGAACCCCCTAACCAACCAATTCTTAATTTATCACTATGTAATGTAGGTTCCTTAAATTGTCCTTCGTTTGGATTAATAGCGTTTGGAAAAATAACAACATTTTTATTTAACAGTTTTATTTCGTCAGCAAAAATAGATGTTGTTGTAGTAACATACTCCGCAGCTCTTAAATTAGCCGTAATTTTTTCATTCAATTTGTTAACTCTAATTATTTCGTAGATAGGGTGTTCTTTTGTTGGTAACCAATAATCATCAATATCAACAATAGTGATGATTCCCATTGATTTTAATCCTTGTAATAAATTTGGGGTTTCATCGTAGTTTTGTCCAATATTTCTATGAATATGAACAATTTGATATTTTTTCCAATAATTTGGATTCTTAATATCAGGTGAATAATCTATATCCACATGAAAATCATCGGGATACATATTTTGTAAGAACACGTGCGGGTCAACTGAACGAAATTTACCAACGCCGGTTTTATCTGATGGAAGTACTAGTACATTAATTTTTGACATTCTTTATAATTTTAATAAAGGATAACCAAAAAAATGTAATAAAGAAAGAAATTACTTAGTTTTTTTTATTCGTGAGATTTTACCTTCAAAGATATGTTGACCAACTCTAATTGTCATTGTTTCGTCAGTTTTTGTAGATGATTCAAGAATTAACCCATTTTCCGCTAAAACTTCTTCAACAACTTCTTTCATCATTCTTTTTAATTCAGAATTTGATGGTAATTTTGTTGATGTTGTTTTATTTTCTGAAATAGGTTCAGGTCTTTTTGTTCCCATTAGTTTAGAGGCTTTTTCAATTAACTCATCCGATAAGACTGAATTTGATGGGGACATTGGATTAGACGCAACAATAGGATTTTCAATCATTAATTTTTTAATTTCGTCGGGAAGCTTAGAATTTAGAATTCTGTCTTTGGTTACAGGTTGAGGATTCGGATTAATTGTTTTAGTTTCCGACATTAATTCTTGAGGTATATTGTATTTTGCGGTTGGGGCCTCATAATCTTCTAATTCAGGTTGAGGTATATTAATACTTTGAGATGGAGCATTACCTCTACCCATTTGACTATGTTTATCCATGATAGCTTTTGATATTGCCAATTTTTCCATTAAATTACTACTCATATTATGCTACGTTTTGTAAGGGAGTATTATCAAATTTCGCGTTAATGATAACATTAACCATACTTTTATCTCCATTAAAATTATAACCATCTCTTGGTTCATTGTAAACTTCACCGGTGGGTTTTAACATTAATATTTTGTCTAACCTAAATAACCTCCATCCTGGTAATGGTTGTTCTCCGTTATAAGCAGTATAAGATGAACCTTCCATGTCCCAAGCTCTTAATACTCGGTTACCTGCTTTACTAACACCAAAACAAACGGGTTCTATTTCACGCATTCCTCTACCGCCAGGCTCGTCACCATCGTAGTAGATGACGAGTTTCTGTCGGTTTTTAATTGCATGAGTAATACCTTCAATCGTTGCCGATTCGGTAATTACTTGTTTGAAGGTATTTATCAATTTCATTAGAAATCAGGATATGTCGTATTTGAGTTGTAATGATTAATTGCAACTTCAATATTTCTTTCTCTAACGTCAAATCCAGCACCTGCGGCCTGATTAAATACGTCTAAATCACCACCTGTACCTTTACCTTGGTCATCACCTGTAGCTAATGCATCGGGGCTAACTGCTGAGTATTCGTTTGCGATGTTATAATCGTTTCTCGGAAATAAAATATTTCTTTGAGCTTCTGCGATTTGTGATAATGAGTTTCTCTCATCTTGAGAAATGTCAATTGGTTCTAAAACTGGCATAATTAAATTATTTTTTGGATTATTTGGTTTATTCTTTTTAATGCTTCGGTTATTTTTATATCCGAATTTATTTTATCATGACTTTTACTTGGTCTGTTCAAGTCATTGACTTTATCTTTATTATGTGGTCTGATATAAGCGTTTGGCATACCACTTTGAGCTTTTGCTTCTTTTCCTGCCTCAATAGAACTTCTATCAGAGTTTAATGTATGGTTAACCCATCCTAACATATGGTCTCCACCTAAACTATCTTTCTCCCCATTCTCCATTCTATGTTTCATTTTTTTCAATAAAGAATAAGATACGTTACCTGTTGATAATAAGTTACCAATAGTTTCATTCGTCTCGTACTTTTTCAGATGTTTCAAAGTAGAGTCAGGAATTTTATATTCTTTACCGTATAAATCTTTATTCACTTTTTAACATTTTAATTAGTTCATTAATTGTTAAACCTTCTTTGTCGGCCATTTTTTTAAGGGCCTCAACATTTTTCTTAATAACTTTAGAAACTTTACTTTCTTTTTCACTAATTTCGGTTCCTTTATTTCTCTTATTAAGTAAAATTTCTTCAACCACTTTAATCATTTTAGCCCTTTCAATTTCAGACAAGGTCATTCTATCTATAAATCCTTTCTTGTGTCTGATACTTTTAGGTGCGTTATTAGTTCTTTTTCCGTATGGGTCTTTACCAAACTGTTGAGTTCTTTCTTTTGCCTCATCAGGATTCATACCCATCTTAGTACATAAATATTTATAAGTTTGTTTTCCATCCATATCTTTTGTTTCTTCATATCCAAAAGCTTCTGAATAATCAACTTCATTAACAACATCTTCATCATCAACCGATTCACCGTAGTATTTTCTATAACCTCTTAATAATGGGTTATTTGGCATTCTTGCCATTGCCACTGTTTGGTCAGTTGTTTTATGTGGAGTCATTCCCATATCTAAAATAGGGATACTTGAATTTGCTAAAGAACCATCTTTATCAATAAACTCACCTATTTCATCTTTACTAATTGGCTCAAAATATTTTTTAATTTGGTCTTTTGTTTTTAATTTTTTTCCTTTAATAACAGACGAAACACCCTTTCTAACTTTTTCACTATCTTTTTTGTCAAAATCTAATTTATCGTCTTTTTTTCTTGATTCCGTTAATGTTTCGGCAATAGAATAGTATAACGATATTTTATCTGTTTTTTCTGTTAAATAAAAGTAATAAGGTCTTATAAAATATTCCTTGTTAAATTCAATCATCTCAAATTATTTATATATAAATACTGCGATTCAAGTATTTATCTAAAGTAATTATGTCGTATCAAAATATAAATCAGTATAATTTTAATAAGTGGTACCTTATAGATAGGTCTGATATTCAGGATTTTTGCTTGGCATCAGATGAAAAGGACTACAAATTTGAGGTTATTTTCTCAAATACACTTATTGGTGCCGATGACGGTAATAAACTTCCTATCAGTTTTGATTTGGATTATAGTGGTAACACAGAATTTTATGTGTTAAATTATAATGAATATAATCCATTTAATAACTTAGTTTCATCCAATTATTATAACCCAAAAAATGAGGATTTAACTTGTTTTACAGCGAACACTGCCTGTGATATTGGACTTACAGGAACCGATAACGGACTTGTAGAACAGATGACAGGTGAAACAATTACATTTACTCAAGGATTATTTGATAATTCGTTAAAGTTTGAGAGATTATATTTTGATAGAAGATTAAAACTTCACCAAGTAACAGGATATACCCAATCACCAAACATACAATTTTCAGGGCTACCTGATACCATGTTATTTAATGTAGTATCAAAATTGGAAGATAAGGTCGGTGTTTATCATGAATTATATGGTGGGTTTTATCAAGGGTTTTATAAGTTACATGGATACGATTACGAAATTTTTCCTGAAAGAGTAAATAAGGGATGGACTGTGGAGATGTTATTAAAACCAAGATTGGTTGATGAATACATATTAAATCCCGGTGAAACAACTCTTAATACTTTCTATCCTGATAATAAAAATATATTTTTCTTTTTTGGAACTAGAGCAGAGAACAAATATTATCACCATGCTAGCGGAAGTCCTGTTTCAGATACGGGATATACGAGGGTAACATCTTTATTAAGTTCTATTGAAACTTGTGCATGTTGTGATTCAGGCGTGACTACTTCAAGATGTATTTACGTTTATCCTCCCCAACACGACCCATCAATTACCGCAACCACTTGTGGATGGGAGGGACAAAAACACGCTTGTTCTGCGGTTACAACTACAACAACTGTACAATGTGCCCCTTGTGAACCTTGTTTAACAGGATGTGATGGTACAACACCACAAACATACGAATATACTTGTGAAACCGACCCATTATTTGATTCAATGTCAAATGCCATCGCACTTAAATTATGTGGTGACCCAAAGAATCCTCAGATTGGTGTTAGAATGTTAAGATTTACGGGGACATCATTTGCCGATGGTAATTGTATCACGGGTTCTTGTTCTACAACAGGAGTTAGTGTTACGACAGGTTATACAATAGAAACATTATGTACTCCAAAAGGGATATATGACGATTGTTTATTAATTAGTACCGAAATCTTAAACAAAGAACGTTGGATTCAGATTGATGCGGTTTGGGAAAGAAATACATATCTTGAAAATTGTGATTTGTGGTATAAAGGAGGCTTGGGACTAATAACAAAAACGGAATATCTTGCGAGTTTATCAAACAACTCAATTTCATTGGTAACACCAACTAATTGTTCTCCTGATGAAAAAATAACCTTATCTCAATTAAATCAAGCTTGGTTAAATGAGAAAGATTTTAGAAAAGGTAAATTAAAAATATATGTTAATGGTAGGTCATTCTATACTTTTGAGAATGTTGAAGAAATCATACCTAGGTCATTATATGCCGACAAAGAAAAACAACTTGGGGTTCCGTTTAGTATATCATGGGGTGGCGGAACGCAAGGATTACATAATAATTTAGTATTTACGGGAGCTCCTGATTCATTAACAGGTTTAATCTATCAACAAGACCCCGAATTATTCCCAAATAATATTTTAAGTGGTACAACTTTATCAGGTTTAACAACTACTATTTTATTAGAACAAAATTTTGGTGGAACATTTGATGGGGGTATTTCACAGTTTAGAATGTATAGCGAACCTTTAAGTGCTGATGAAGTTAAACATAACTACAAACTACTTAAAGATAAATTTTCGTTATTTGATTACGATTGTCCTAATTGTTGTTTACCAAATGATATTATTGGTAATATAAGTGTATGTGATATAAGTTATGACGTGTTATCTGCAAATACAATAACTGTAAGAGCAGTTTATTCTGCGGGTTCAATATCTTCAACATATATTGCAGAATCTCAATTTCCTTTAGATGATAATATTGATTTTACATTCACTAATACATTGGGTGTATATGTTGGAGACCCAATAATTATTGATGTTTCAATAACAATTGAATCTGGTTCTAGTTCAGGGACAACAACAATCGTAATAGATTCCGATTTTAATAATTTGGACTTAACAAGCAGTTTTTCAGGGTTTAATACGACATTTACAGGAACTACACAATTTGGGTTTAGAGCGATATATGATTATAACTTTATAATTCCTCCGAGCCCAACACCAACACCAACTCCTACACCTACACCAACTCAAACTCCTGACCAAGTATTAATTGACCCAATTATTACTGATAATGGTGAGTTTATTTCAGTTGGTGAAAACGAATATTTACAATTTGTTGACCCAGAACAAAATATTTTTGATGCGGTTTTAACTACTATCGGTGAATACATATCGGTTGGATTTGACCAATTTTTAAGGTTTATAAATCCATCCCCAAGTCCTACACCCACGATGGGTTCACCATTTCAGTTAGGTAGAAAACATGTTAAAGATGAAAGAGATAACAATTACTTAATTTCTAATTTTTACGATTGGTTGGTTAGTGTTAAAACCAAACCAACGGTTGTTCCAACGCCAACACCGACAAAAACAAAATTACCAATAACACCAACACCGACAAAAACAAAATTACCAATAACACCAACAAAAACACCAACCCCAAGTATAACACCAAGCAAATCAATAACAACGAAATATTGGGATGATAATGTATGGTGGGGTAATCAATTAAATACTCCAATGTGTGTTGGATATGCTTGGGCCCATTGGATTTCAGATGGCCCTATAGTTCATACTGGAACTCAACCTGTGGTTTCTCCTAGTTTAATATACTATGAAGCACAAAAAGTTGATGAATGGGTTGGTGAAAATTATGCCGGAACATCTGTTAGGGGTGCCGCCAAATACTTAAAAACTGCAGGTAAAATAACATCGTACTATTGGGCATTTGATGTTAACACTTTAGTTAATACCGTATTAAATTTAGGTCCAGTTGTTGTCGGCACCAATTGGTATTACAATATGTTTTACCCGGTAAATGGTGTTATAAGTGTAGGAGGTTATTACGCTGGCGGTCACGCTTACGTAATAAATGGGGTTGATACAGTAAAAAAACAATTTAGAATAAAAAATAGTTGGGGTCAAACTTGGGGTATTACTGGACATGCTTATATCTCATTTACGGATATGGCAAGATTAATTTCTGAAAGTGGTGAAATATGTTTGGCAGTAGAAAATAATTTTTAATAAATAATATTACCATGAAATGTTATAAATATACAATTACGAACACGGCAACTACTTGGGTAACATTTGGTTACCATAGTTGCGAAAGTAACTTAATCGTAACTCAAGATGAGTTATTTCCGGGTCAGCATAAATATGTTTGGGCATACGAAGATACAATAGTATCTGCTTTCCAAACAGGTTATAATCTTAATAATGATACTTTAAACCCAATACCAATTTCAACAGGTGCTACAACCACTACTACAACCATTCCACCTACACCAACTAATACTGAAACGCCAACGCCAACAAATACTGAAACGCCAACACCGACTCCTACTCCAACATTACCAATGTATTATTACGATGTTAATGGTTATAGTTGCGGAACTCCTTGTAATTTTGCGGGAACATTTGTTGTTAAATCATCAACTCCTTTAACTACCGGATATTTTTATAATAACCCTGAAAATAGGACATATTCATTTGAAATTTTATCATTAACATCAGAAGTTGTTACAAATTATGATTTATCAACCGAACCTGGATATAGTGATTGTGTATCGTCTTGTTATGGGCCAACACCCACACCAACTAACACATCTACCCCCACACCAACAGTAACACCAACAATAACACCAACACAAGCACCTAATTATAGTCAATGTGCGTCAGGGTGGACATTATTAAACTTGGATGTTACAACATATAGAAATGGTGACCCAATTCCTGAAGTAACAGGTAACACAGAATGGACTGGTTTGACAACAGGTGCTTGGTGTAATCCTGGAGGTAGTTCAAATCCAAACCCATTGTATGGAAAATTATATAATTGGTATGCAGTAAATGACCCAAGAGGTCTCGCACCCGAGGGGTATCATATACCAACACAAAGTGAATGGTTAGATTTAATAAATTGCGCCGGAGGAGCATCAATTGCTGGAGGTGAATTAAAAATGACAGGAAATACTGGTAATTGGGCGCCACCAAATTCAGGTGCAACTAATAGTACTAATTTTTCGGGTTTACCAGCAGGAGTAAGGGCTTCAACAAATGGAAGTTTTGGGGGAACATATACACAGGCAGGTTTTTGGGCATCAAATGAACAAAGTTCATTAAATGCTATTTCAAATTTTTTAACTTATTCAAGTACTAATGTTTCTTCTGTAAATTCACCAAAAAGTAGAGGACTTAGTGTTAGATTAATACAAGACCCAACAACAACACCAACACCAACTCCAACAATAACGTAAAAAAAGTAAATAATAAAACAATAAAAGATATTTATAAATAAAATAGAAAAATTATGTTAACAGGAAAAACCATAGGACAATTAACTTATTTGGAAGTACCAACACCAGATACTTTAATACCCGTAGAATTAAGCGGAGCCACATATCATATTGACTTCTCGGCAATCACTACAGGAGGACTTATTGAAGTAACTTACTCTGAACTTGTAGATAAAATTAATGGTGAAACATTAACAAAAGGTACTCATTATATCATAACTGATTTCCAAACTTGTTATGATGTTCCTGAATATTATGTAAATGGTAATCCTAAAGGAAGTAATGTAATACAATACAATCAAGGCAATATTGAACCTATTATTGTTTTCGCAACAAGTATTAGTACAATTAGTTCTACCGCATATCAACCATCATATCCAAATGATAGAATCCAGTATGATTGGACTTTTAATATGACACCAAATACAGGTGGGATTGCTCTTGGTAGAATAACAGAAAGAATTGATGAATATAACAATAGAACCGACTATGACCACAGAACCATACTTTTTAATAGATTTAAATCATACAATAAAGGCTCTCAATTAACGGGGACTATCAATAGTTATGATTCCTCAACGGGTATAATAACAGGTAATGGTACTTTATTTTTAGGTGAAGTAGAAATTGGGGACATACTATTTTTTGAATATCAAGGATATATGGTGGGTGTTAGGGTTTATAGTGCTAGTACAAATACCACAATATTAGTTATTGTTGACCCGTCATTTGGAAGCACAATAAACTTCACAGGTGGACTTATTCCTTTCTACGCATCAACACCAACAGGTAATTACTACGAATATAAAGAGGTTTATATTGGACAAAAAAATGAAGAAGACTGGGATAATTTTTTAACTTTTAATTTAGATGGAAGTGCAATACATAACTATATTGGTGATTATTCTAAATTTTATCTTGATGAAATCGGAAGTAACTCAGGATTTTTATTGGCAAATAATGTGTTTTATGGTAATAGAACTTATTCAAATACTATTGGTGATAGGTCTTATAACAATACGGGAACATATTGGTTTGCAAGAAATACAATTGCCGGTAGATTTTATAACAATGTAATTCATAATAATGGTTTTTATAGTAATAGTATTGGAGAATATTTTGATAATAACATTATTAAAGGTTATATGTATGAAAATACAATTGAACAATACTTTGAGAATAATGAAATTTATAGGGACTTTTATAGTAATCAAATTGGTAACTATTTTGATTATAATACAACATACCATTATTTTTACGATAATAAAATAGGTGTTTATTTTGAAAATAACACTATTGGTCAAGAAGACATATATTATGAATTTTATTCAAACAAAATAAATAATAATTTTAAAGGTAATTTATTTCTTGGTGATTTTTCTCTTAATACTGTCGATTCTAATGTTGTGGGTAATCATTTTTCAGGTTATACTGTGGCAAATAAAATAGGTTTAGAAACAAATTATAATGACTTTTCAGATGTTGTGACAGGAAATGATTTAAAAGGGAATTTTTATGAAAACACTATTGACGGTTCATTTGACGGAAATACTATTGGATTTACGTTTCACGATAACTCAATAGTTGGTACTCTACAAGGAAATAAGTTTGGCTATGAAACTTCAGGTAATACTATTACAGGATATTTCACAGGTAATACTGTTGGAAATTATTTTAATAATAATGAATTTTCAGGTGAAACCACAGAAAACATAATAGGTGATTTATGTTATGAAAACCAAATATTAAACTATTTTGAGGGTAATAACATATCTTATGGTTTTAAAGGTAATCTTATTTTAGAACCATTTGCATTTAACAATGTGGGTCTTGGATTCACCGCAAATCAAATATCTGGCCAGACAATATTTAATACGTTTGGTGACGCAACCGCAGGAAACGATTTCTTAGGTAATTTTATAAGTAATAAAATAAGTAATTTGTTTGTAGAAAATTCGGTTGGCAGTGATTTTAGTCTTAATACTATTGGAGAATCATTTGGTTTTAATATTATCGGTAATTCATTTGGAGCAAACACAGTTGGAATAGGATTCCAATATAACACCATCGGTAATGAATTTGAAAGTAATTATATTGGTGATATATTTTCCGGAAATACCATAGGTAATAGTTTTGGATATGGAGCTGTCTCAAGTCAAAAAAATATTGTAGGTGATAATTTTATTGCCAATACAATAGGAGAACATTTTTATAATAATAGAATTAGTAATAATTTTAACCTTAATACTGTTGATAACTATTTCCAATGGAATATTGTTGATACCATAGTTGGCGATACTTGTTTAACTACGGGTGTTTTGTACGAACCAACTACGGTTAATATCTTTAAAAATAGAAATCTTGATAATAGATTGTCGTATTATGATGAGTTAGATGTATTAACAATAGAAACATTAACTGAAGCACCTTGTAATGACTTTGTGACTTTAGACATACCAGAGAATGATTTGAATTTTGGATTAATATTATAATAAATAAAAAATAAAAAATAAAAAAATGATACAAGGAATTAGAATAACAAGTACAAATTTATCAGGTGCCACCGCCGATGTAACTTTTTATCCAACAACAGGTGGCTCAACTTCTTTAGGTACTCAAACGGTACCTTTTGATAACATTAGTGATTATCCTTACGGTACTTATGATTTATCAATTGCCGAATACGATAGAACCTATGAAATAGAAGTACCAGCACCCTTAACAGGCCAAAGTGCGTATACTGATACGGTAAGGGGAGTTACAGTAGATGGCGGAGCACAACCATTCTCAGGTGCGGTATTATCTGAGGTGTGGGGTACATATACAACAGAATATATCACAAATGAAGGTATACCATCTACAGACATTGTTTTAGCGGAAGGTATTTGTTCAGATGATGTGGATGCATCAAAAGTACCCGGAAATATTGGTGGATGGCCAACCAGTATTAATTCATTTTTAGGACCGTTTATGTCCGGTGGATTGGCAGGTTATCCGTTTGTTGGTAGTGTTGGGTTTGGAGCATTTGCAAGTCACGTAGCAACAACTCTTGGTGGAACCTTGTTTGTTACAAGTATGCCACATATTGGTGTAACTGAAGAAGGTAGTTCAGGTAGAATGTTACGTAGAGGTAAATCCGATAGTTTGACTGATAATACTTGTGGTGCTGTATGGGGTGCAATTAACCAAGTTGTAAATGTATTAAGTACCGCACCAAGTCAAGATAATCCACCATTTGACAATGGTAATTATTCTTTTTGGAAATTAACAGATATTTTATGGCCGTATAAATCAACCTTAACAGGTTTTACAGGTACTGCTGAAGAAATATATAATAAACAAATGATATTTGCTACAGAAACTATTAGGGATTCCGCATATCAGTATGTTATTGACTATTTACCAGGTGCAACCGAAGCAAATACAGAAAATGATGTATATTTTTTAAGCGGTATTTTTATTAATAGTGATGTTAGTACGGGTACAACACAATTTGAATCATATGTTGTTGTTGATAAAGTTATGAAATATGTGTTTGACGACCAATGGTATGATATAACTGGCGATTATTTGGCGGGATTACCAATTGACTAAATAAATTAAAATAAAAAATAATAATTATGAGAATTTGTATATTATGTGAAGAATCTAAAGTTTCACAAGCAAGAGAAAAAATGAAAAATAATAATATCTTAAAAATAGATTTATCCCCAACCGGAGAATTACCCGCAACACATAAGTTATGTGTTATGGCAGTAACCGAAGAAAGGGCGAAACAACTTATGGATTCCGCCGAATTAACAATAATTGAGGCAATGAACCCAAGTGAATTTTTGGAAAAACATAATCTAAAAAAAATCGGCAAATACGGAATTGGAAACCTATAAGATAAAAAAAAATTTCATCACAAAGGATGAATCAAACCAAATAGTAAATTGGTTAGATTCTGTTAACCATACAGGTGATGATAGTAATTACCATCTTACAGAGCTCTCCAAAGTATTAAAAGGTAAATCTTGTATTTTTGATATTTCAAATACATCATTAACAAATTATATCACAAAATTCCAATCAATATCAGACGTATCTAAAAACCCTTTACCTGATTTTATTCATAACATAATAGATAGAATATCAGAAGAGTTTAATTTTCCAAAAGATAATATTTTTCTTCAGGCGGTTGATATGAATAAAGGGGGAAAAATTAACCCACATTATGATGCATCTCTTGATGGATATGTTAATTATAAATGTAACATTAGTGTATTGTCAGAAGATTATGATTTATTTTTAGACAAAGAGTCAATTAAAATACAAGAAACTGATTTATACGGATTTGAGGCCTCATTATATAAACATTGGACAAACGAGTTTAATTCAAGAAGAGTTTTTTTAAGTTTTGGGTTTTTATTAAAATATGAAGATGTGGGTAGAGATATAAACGACCCGAGAGTTAGATTAAGTAAAAGAATTGAGAAATACTTTCAAAAATAAAATATTTATTAAATAAAGAAAAATGGGAACAAAATACATTGTAAATAACGTAACAGAACAAACTATAACAGGTGATTTAAAAATCAACGGAAATATAGTCGTCACAGGTTCAACAACAAATAATAGTATAGGTACTTATAAAGCATTATTAAGTCAAACAGGTTCATTAACAGGGACTAGCGTGGGTGACTTTGGTGGTCAATTAATAATTGGTGAAACATATACTATTACAAATTATCAAACTGGTGATACTTTTACTAATGTTGCTGATGTAATAAGTGGTACTATTAACACAAGCGGTTGTGTATTTATCGCAATTGCAGATGTACCGTCAAATTGGTCAAATAGTTCTGAATTAGTATCAGATGGTGATATTGTTTCCCGTGTTTTAGAAAATTCACTAGGTTTTGATATTGATTGGATTCATAATGATACTGGTTATTACATTGGGTATCGTTCTGGACTTCCTTTTACATACTTTAATGAATTTCCGAGAAATGATATATATACGAATGCCCAATCAATATATCCTTTTAATTATTTTGGTTGTCCTTTTTCACCACTTTTAACAATTGGTGTTGGTAGTGATTATTCACCTAATGATTCTTTATATTTATCTGTCACTGATGTGTGTGCAGGTCCAGGTCCTGCGTATTTAGATAACTTACTATACTTTACACCTATTCAAATACAATTTAAAAAAGAATATCTTGATATATATGGTGCACTTGATGCTTCTTTTCCTTTTAATTATGTGAGCTTGGCATTATTTTGTAATGGTAGTTATTTAACCGATATTTATGCTGACGATACATCTTATGTTAATAACATGTCTGAATTAATAACACTATTAAATAATGACCCAGAAAGTAAAGTATATGATATATCATTCTCTGAAGGTGGTCCAGGCGGTATTACAATGAGAATGTCAAAAGATATTAAAAATTTATATTGTGAGGGTGAATTAACATTTTTAATTTATAGTAACATTTAAAAAAATAAAATTATGATAAAGATAATAAAAAGAACAACAGACAATAAATACCTTAAATCAGTTGAAACTGAAACATGGGTTGATAATGTTAAAGACGCATTTGAAATGACATACCTAGAGTGTGAATCTGCTAAAGCAGCATTAAATGGTTTGTTTTTACCAGAACAATTACAAGTAATTGTTAATCCTCAAAAAAGTAAACCAATGACAGATGAAGAAATATCACAGATGTCTGCAATGAGACCAAGAAAAAACGTATTACCAAAATCGCAACCTATGATGATGAATAATAAAGTAAGTAAAAAAGAAGAGTATCTAAAAAGTTTAGATATAAGTAAATTTTTTAAAAAATAAATTACTTTGTACGCAGTAAAATTAAATAGCAATTTATATAGTGGTCAGACGGCTAATATTATCTTTAGTCCTGATACAGGAGGTACTGTAGATATTGGTTCTGTGGTTATACCATATGATTTTTTTGTTGATTATTATTATGGTGTCTATAGCTTTTCATTTCCTGACATAAACAAAAATTGTTTTTTATATCTTAATGACCACTATTTATTATTGGAAAATGGATATAATTTACTACAAGAAGACGGTTCAACGATAATTATATAAAAAGATTATGGCAAGTTTAAAAATAAGTCAACTACCCTCATTAAGTGCAATAACAGGTACTGATATAATACCTATTGTAAGTTCAGGTGATACTTATAAAGTATCTTATAGTTTATTATCAAATGGTGATTATCAATTATTTAGAAATAAAACAATAAGTCAATCAGGATTTACATTTACCTTTGCTGGTAACTTAAATAGTAAATTAATTATATCTCAAAAATTTGAACAAGGATTGGGTAATAACGCCTTTGGTATTTATTCTCACGCTCAAGGACAAAATACAATAGCATATGGCGATTATTCTCACTCAGAGGGGTATGGTACAAAATCTACTGCTGCGTACTCTTTTGTACATGGATATAATAGTGAATCTTTAGGAAATTATTCTTTTACATCAGGTATTGGAACATTTACCTCAGCACAAGGACAGGCAGTATTTGGTAAGTATAACACAACAGGTAATACAAGTTCTTTATTCGTTATTGGTAATGGAACCAGTGTTTTTACTAGACGAGATTTAGCATTATTTAATTCAACAGGACTTACAATAAATGGTGATTTAATTGTCACAGGAAATACTAATATTAAACCTTATAGTGTTTATATTGGTTTAATATCTCAAACGGGTACATCGGCACCTACTGATGTTGTTTTAGAAAACACATTAGGATTTACACCTGTTTGGGAATATATATCAGCAGGAACATATAGTGTTAGTCAAACAGACGCTTTTCCAATAGAAAAAGTGTATGTTAACACACCATTAATGGTTAATAACGATATTACAGATTATTACGCAATAGATAATACTTATTTTCCAAACACATTAATTGTTAGAACATTAAGCGGTCTTGATGATTCGTTATACTATTCACCAATTGAAATAAGAGTTTACAACTAATATGAGCACATCAACCACCATAACACTTGAAAGTATAAATTATAGTGGTGAGTCAGCTTCCATTATTTTTAGGCCGATTGGAGACACTGTGTCAATTAATTTAGGTACTCAAATACTTCCATACGTATTTGACCCATCAATTTTAGAACCATCCAAAACTATTTATGGACAATATGTAATTAAGACCTCAACAGGGAATTGTTCATATAACTTATTTGTGGTTAAGTAATATTTATAGACATGGGAAATCCTTTATATTGTTGTAAATATACTATAGTTAACTCCGGCTCAACTCCGGCGTATTTTAACTACGTTTCGTGTGTTCCAAATACTCCAACCAATAATTTCCAAATACCATTATCACCAAAACAAGTAAAATATATTTGGTCTTTTGACGGGATGTTTACCCCATTAAATAGGACAATTGGGATTCTTTGTAAAGAATGTAAACCATTTAATGTTACTCCAGTCCCATCCAAAACACCTACTCGGACTCCGACCCCAACCATAACTTCAACTATTACGCCTACAATGACTCCAACCGTAACACCAACGGTAACACCATCAAATTTACCATTATCAGGTTGTTATGAAGGATATTCAATACCTAACACATATATAATGTATACTGATTGTTGTGATGGAACTATAGTTTCTAGATACGTTATTGAACAAACACCATACTTGGTTAATGTTGATTTATCACAATTCTATCAAAATATTAATTTTACATATCAAATTTCAAATTGTCCAACTCCAACTCCAACCCCAACAATAACTTCAACACCGACAGTTACTCCAACAAATACTGTAACCCCAAGTCAAAGTTATATACCTAAAATATTAACAATGAAGTTTAATTCAACAGGTAATACTAATAATTGGTTTGTGGAAGGTTCCACTTTCTTTGATATGGTTGTTGATTGGGGTGACACTCAAATTGAAGCGTATGTCGCATCTAATATGTATAATCCAACTCACACATATTCGGCTAGTGGTGAGTATTCTTGTGTGATAACATTTACCGACCCAACAATTATAACATCTTTAGATATCTCAACAGGGTATGGAGATAACAGATTAGTTGAGATAACAGGATTAGAATATTTAACGACATTATCTTACTTAAATTTAAGTGGTAATTTATTAAGTGCGTTTACTCCAACAATTCTAACATCATTAAATCTTTTAGATTTATCGTCTAATCAAATTGTATCATTTAATTCATTATACCCAATTTCAAGTTCTTTAGGTTTCTTATACTTAAATGATAACTCATTATCAAATACTGAAATTGATAATTCTTTAATTTATTTATCAGGAACAACAAGTTGGTCTTCACCTAATTTAATGACCTTTAATAATCAATTGGGTGGCGGATGTTTAGTAAACCCAAGTTCAGGATATGACGAGTACTTGAGTTTAACAGGTGCAGGATGGACAATTTCTATTGATATTTGTTAAAATTACTATTCATTATTTTATTCTTTGTTTTATTTTTTAATAAAAAGTAAAACATGAGTAAAATTTTTATTCAGATAGCAAGCTATCGTGACCCACAGTTACCTCTCACAATAAAAAACGCAATTGAAAATGCAAAAAGTCCAAAAAATTTAAGATTTGGTATTGCAAGACAATTTCATGAGGATGATAAATTTGATGATTTATCAGAGTATTCCAATGATAAAAGATTTAGAATCTTAGATATCCCTTATAATGAATCAAGAGGAGTTTGTTGGGCAAGACATTTGACACAACAACTTTATGAAAACGAAGAATATACAATGCAAATTGATTCTCACATGAGATTTGAAAAAGATTGGGATAAGACCTTCATAGACATGATTAAACAGCTTCAAAAGAAGGGACACCCTAAACCATTACTTACAGGTTATGTGTCCTCATTTGACCCCGATAATGACCCTGGTGCAAGAGTTAGAGAGCCGTGGAGAATGGCGTTTGATAGATTCATTCCTGAAGGCGCGGTATTCTTTTTACCTGAAACAATTCCAAGTTGGCAAGAACTTAAATCCCCCGTACCTGCAAGATTTTATTCTGCACATTTTTGCTTCACAGTAGGTCAATTCTCAAAAGAAGTTCAACATGACCCTGAATTTTATTTTCACGGCGAAGAAATTTCAATTGCCGCAAGAGCATATACTCATGGATATGATTTATTCCATCCACATAAAGTCGCCATTTGGCACGAATATACTCGTAAAGGTAGAACAAAACAATGGGATGACGATAAAGAATGGGGTGAAAAAAATAGATTAGCACATCTAAAAAACAGAAAACTTTTTGGTATGGATGGTGAGGTTTATGATGAAGAGTATTTTGGTAATTATGGATTTGGTAAAGAAAGAACTTTAACTGAGTATGAAAAATACTCAGGATTATTATTCAGTAATCGCGCAGTACAACAATATACGTTAGATAAAAACTATCCTCCAAATCCTTATGATTTTCAGAATGAAGAAGATTGGAAAAACAGTTTTGCTCAAATATTCAAGCATTGTATTGATGTGGGGTATTCTCAAGTACCAGAAAAAGATTATGATTTTTGGGTAGTCGCTTTTCATAATTCAGCGGACGAAACTATTTTTAGAAAAGATGCGGACATTAATGAAATTAATGGTATGATGAGAGACCCTGACGGTTATTGTAAAGTATGGAGAGAGTTCCAAACATCTCATAAACCAACATACTGGGTAGTATGGCCACATTCATTATCTAAAGGATGGTGTGATAGAATTACAGGAAATTTATAAAAAAATATGGAAAATATAAAATTAGTTAATAACGAGCCAAAATATTATGAATTTATAAGATTTTTAAGAACAACTGAAGAAAATATTAGTGGTTTTTTAAGTCAATCATCAATAAGTGAAAATGAACAGTTAGAATATATGGAAAAATATGGTAATTGTTATTATGTTGCGTTATTAAACGAAAATCCTGTTGGATTTGTTGGAGTTATTGATGATGATATTAGAGTAGCTACTCATCCTAATTTTAAAAAATTAGGAATTGGTAAATTTATGATTAATGAAATTGTAAAAAAATTTCCTAAAAGTTTTGCAAAAATTAAACTAAATAATGAATCAAGTCTTAAACTTTTTGAGTCTTGCGGATTCAAAAAAGAATTATTAATTATGAAAAAATGATTTATAAAAGACCTAAAAACAATCCGTATAAAATAGTACAAATGTTTGAGGAAGAGGTGGCGGATTACACCGGTTCAAAATTTGCAGTATCTGTTGACAGTTGTACTAACGCATTGTTTCTTGTGTGTAAATATTTGAAAGTTGAAGAAGTTACAATACCATCAAAAACTTATCTTTCTGTTCCTCAATCAATAATACATTCAGGTGGTGAAGTTATTTTTGATAAAAGGGATGAAACTAATAATTGGCTTGGGATGTATCAATTAAAACCATACCCTATTTATGATGCGGCTAAAAGATTCACTTCAGGTATGTATTTACCAAATTCATTTATGTGTTTATCTTTCCACATAAAAAAACATTTAAAAATATCTAAAGGAGGTATGATTTTAACTGATGATGAAAATTCTGTTAAATGGTTTAAAAAAGCAAGATATGAAGGAAGAAGCGAAAAATTATATCACGAAGATGATATTGATATGTTAGGTTGGAATATGTATATGACACCTCAACAAGCATCTCACGGGTTATCATTAATGCAAAATATCCCCATGCATAATAAAGATTTGGGGGAAAATAATGGTTACAGAGATTTGACCGAATTTTCTGTCTTCAAAGATTGTAAAACAATAATATGAATAAAATTTGTTTTGTGTTGGACACACATTATCTTAATTATACGAATAGATTAAAACAAACTTCTTTAAAATCATTTATAGACTTAGAATTAGAAAAATTTGGAATTCATTTTTTTATTTCAACAAATAGACCTGATGATTTCAAAGAGTATAAATCAGACAGTATACACGTTTTTGATATAAATGAATTAAGAAAAAATAACGATATTTCTTTAAAATATGAACTATTACCTGAAATCCCTACTGGGATTTACCCGTCAGGATTTCCTTGGAATTTGGAAAGATTTATTTTGAAGAAAGCTGCGGATATGGGATTTAATTACATTATAAACTTAGATTCTGATGTTATTTTTGATGAAAGATATTCAGGATTAGAAATTAAAAATTTATTGGAAGATATTTTTGAAAAAAATACAATATGTACCAACCAAGCAATCTTTACTTATGATGTTAATTCACAATCTGAAATTTTTTATTTACACAATAAATATAAAAAACACTTTAATTTAAATTTTGAAACTAATCAATATAATAGTTTAGATGGTCCTGTTGTTATTTATATGGGAGAAACAACAAAAGACATATTGAGGTATTATAACAATTGGAATATGTTATCTAATTTTGGGTATCAAAAAGAATTTGGTTATGGATATGAAGGAATTGTTTGTGGTAATTGGTCTTTGTGCATACCAATGTCAGATTTCAAATTAAAATGGGTGGGTGTACCTTTTATACCACACCATAAATATGATGATAGATATTAATTATGGTAAAAATTTTAGATATAGAAATAGCCGAAAAAGGTTATTATATTAATTTAGACGAATCTACTGATAGAAAAGAAAATGTAGAAAAACAAATAGAAAAATATAAGATAGAAAACTTAGAACGTTTTTCGGCATTGACTGACCCTGCAAGATTTTTATCTTGTACTAAATCACATTTAGAAATTTTTAAAAAATCACTAGAAATGGATGTAAACACCATATTCATTTTAGAAGATGATTTTCAAATTTACGATGAATGTAAGATTAATCAGTTTAATTTTGATTTTAAAAAAACATTATCTGATGCCATGTCTCAACTCAAAGAGGTTGAATGGGATGTTGTTATGTTTGGGTGCAATCCAAAAACGTATTTAATTCCTGAAACAAATCTACTATCTAGAAATTTTTCAAGTACCGGTTCTTGGGCTTATATTATAAATAAAAGGGCTTATAAATATATTTTTGAGAATTCGGATTATTTTAAGGATTATTTAGCAATAGATGATTGGTTGGCGGTTTTGAGTAAAAAAGGTTTTAATGTTTTTACAACTACTCCAAAATTAATTTCACATGCGGTTGGATTTGAATCAACATTACTTCCATCGGGTAAAGTTAATTATGATACGTGGATTGAAGGTAATTATGAGAATTATTTATATCAATTCATAACCAATTTAAATTTTTTTGAAGACTATTCCGTTGAAAGAAGCGTAACCATTGTTATTGTAGGTCATTTTGTTGATAATTTTTTACATTATTTGAGATATCTTTTAAAAACAATTCCAACTGAAATTGAAAAATGTAAATTCTTAATTATTTACGACACTAATCACAAAACGGCCGAATATTCAAAGATTGCCGAGCTTCAAAATTATTTTAAAAATAGGAATAAACCGATAAATTATGAAATAAAATACTCTAATGGTGGGTTAATAGATAGTGTTGATATTATGTTAAAATCACTAACAACTGATTATTTTATATTTTTAGAACATGATTGGATTTTTTTAAAAAATGAGAAAATTGATTTTAAAGGTCTTTTAAATTGTTTTAATAAATATAATTTTGTAAATGCTGTATGGTTCAATAAAGATGATAATCAATTAAAAGGTTTTGAAATTTCCGGAACTGGAGATGGAAAAGAAACACCATATGGTAAAGAAGAAAGAATTGAGGATTTTGATTTAGTGACAACAGTAAGATGGTCTAATAATCCATCTATGTTAAGAACATCAAAGTATAAAGAGTGGTACGAAAAATACATATATAATCCGGGCGTTGGTATAAATCACCAAGGTCAATATAATGTGGAAGATTCAATGATTAGGGAATATAGAGAATTATTATTAAAAACAAAATGGGAAGATATTAGAGATAATTGGGGTACTTTTTTGTATGGAAAGGTTGGTTCCGGTCCTTATGTGGGTCATACTGACGGTTCTCGTAGATATCAAACAACAATCAGAACTATGGCGGAAGATAATGCAGATGAATATGTAAAAAATAATCCGTTACCAAATAACGATTAAAAAAAAATAATATGAAAAATCTTGAAGAAATTTATAATGAAAAATGTTTAACTTATTCTGATATATCTGAACACTTACCCACATTAAAGAAATATACCGAGGAATGTGAACACGTTACTGAAATGGGTGTCAGATATGTTATTTCAACGTATGCTTTTATGATGGGTAAACCAAAAAAATTAATATCTATTGATATTTTACCTGTTGAAAATTTTGGTATCAATCGCGAAGACTTAAAAAAATTAGCGTTAGAAAATGGTGTTGAATTTAATTTCATAGTTGGAGATACTACTAAAATAGAAATTGAGGAAACTGATTTACTTTTTATTGATACATGGCATGTTTACCACCAGTTAATAAAAGAATTAACTTTACACGGAAATAAATCTAGAAAATATATTATTTTACATGATACAACTACTTTTGGTGAATATGGTGAATGTAATGAAGGAGAAGGTCTATGGAAAGCCGTTGAAGAATTTTTAAACCTAAATTCAAACTGGATTTTAGAAAAAAAATATACAAACAATAATGGACTAACAATTTTAAAAAAAATTTAAATTATGGAAGTTAATATTATAATAACTTGTTATAATAAGGAAATATATTACCCTTATTTAAAAAAAATTATAGAATCATACAAAAAAATTAAACCAAACATTGTTTTATGTTATTCAGGTAATGATGATAAATTTATTTGTGATATAAAAATTGAAAATCTAATAAACGGGGGTAGAGGAGATAATCATCACGAACACGCTTGTTTATATGCCGATATTGATTATAAATTAACTATTTTAGGGTATAATCATTTGAAAAGTAACGGAGTTAAAAATTGGATTAAATTATCAGTTGATAGCTGGCTAATGGATGAAAAAAAACTAATTGATATTTTTAATGAGTTAGAATCTCAAAACTGTGTATATGCAGGTAACCGTTGGTATACTCATATAAATTTATCCACAGATGTTTTTTTCTCCAACACAAAAAATAATAATATATTTGAAGATTTAGAAAAAAATGGGGAAGAATTTTTAGATTGGTTATATTATAATAAAATACCAACTGGATTTGAAAATCTAATGAGATATATTGTAATTCCTTATGATTATCTGATAATAAATGGTAGAGAGCCTTTGGATGCAGATAAAACAAGATGGATGTGTCCTGAATTGGGTTGGGCGATGTCTCACGATTTAGGTACAAACATCACTTTTTATGAAAATTACATATCAGATGAAAAAAAGGCTGAAGTGACAAAAATTTTAGGTAATAAAATACCATTTTCTATGGAATGGTATAAACAAGACTCAGGGCAACAAAAAAAAAATTATATATAAAATGAAAAATCTTTTAAATAAAATAATTTCTTTTAATAATAAAAAAATTAATTCATCAATAATAAATGATGACCAAATAAGTAAATTAGTTTATTACTTATTAGATATTATTGAAAATAAAATTGAAGGTGACATTGTTGAGTTTGGTTGTTATGTTGGGGAATCAAGTAAATATTTGATGAAAACATTAGTTGAATGTGATGTTAATAAAAAACTTTACGTTTACGATTCTTTTGAGGGGCTACCTGATTTGTCTGAATGGGAAAAAAATACGGGGTGGAGACCTAGAACACTAAAAACTAGCGAAGAAATATTAATTAGTAATTTTGTAGAAAATAATTTACCAATACCTATAATACATAAAGATTGGTTTAAAGATGTTCCTGATTACAAAGTACCTGAAAAAATTTCTTTTGCTTTTTTGGACGGTGATTTTTATGATTCAATTTATGATAGTTTATCAAAAATATATGATAAAGTTCAGGATGGGGGTTATATTTGTTTTCATGATTATAAAAGAAATGATTTACCAGGCGTTGAGGCAGCAATAAAAGATTTTTTTATCAGTATTGGAGTTGAGGATAATACAATTGAAGTTACAACACAATTAGGTGTTTTTAGAAAAAATAAATCCTTCCCTCCAATTGAGGTTAAACATTTACCAAATAATAAAATCACATTAGTTACTGGATTATGGGATTTAGGTAGAGATAAACTCACTGAAGGATGGTCTCGTACATATCAACATTATTTAGATAACTTTAGGCAACTTTTACAGGTTGATGAAAATATGATAATATTTGGTGATGAGGAACTTCAAAAATTTGTTAGAGAAAATAGGTCGTCCGATAAAACTCAATTTATTCTTAGAACAACTGATTGGTTTAAAAATAATGATTACTACCCATTAATTCAAAATATTAGAAATAACCCTAATTGGTGTAATCAAGTTGGGTGGTTATCCGAATCAACTCAAGCAAAACTTGAAATGTATAATCCTTTGGTTATGTCTAAAATGTTTTTACTACATGATGCAAAGATTGTTGATAGTTTTAACTCGGAATATATGTTTTGGATTGATGCTGGATTGACAAATACAATTCATTCTGGATATTTTACTCATGATAAAGTTTTAGATAAACTTTCTAAGTATATTTCTAAATTTTCATTTGTTTGTTTTCCTTACGAAACTACAACTGAAATTCATGGGTTTGAAATAAATAAAATGAATTCTATATCGGGGGATAAAGTTAATAAAGTCGCCAGGGCTGGATTTTTTGGAGGTCCAAAAGAGTCAATATCCAATATGAATTCAATTTATTATGGATTATTATTATCCACACTACAAGAAGGTTATATGGGTACCGAAGAAAGTATTTTTACGATAATGACTTATAAGCATTCTGATTTAATTAATTATTTTGAAATTGATGGTAATGGATTGTTCGGTAAGTTTTTTGAAGACCTTAAAAACGATAATTTAATAGTTAAATCAGAAAGTAAAATATCTGTTGAAAATACATTAGACACTAATAAAGTAGGGTTATATGTTTTAACATTTAATAGTCCAAACCAATTTAGGACTCTAATAAAATCAATGTTAGAATATGATAAAGATTTTGTCTTAAAAACAACAAAATTTTTATTAGATAATTCTACCGATGAAACAACTTTTAATGAATATTCAGAATTATGTAAAGAACACGGTTTTGAACATATAAAAAAAGATAACTTAGGAATTTGTGGAGGAAGACAGTGGATTGCAGAACATTTTGATAAAACTGATTTAGATTATTACATCTTCAGTGAAGATGATATGTTTTTTCAAAATAAACCAGGAGAAACATGTAGAAATGGATTTAATAGGTATTCACCAAATTTATTTTCAAACACATTACAAGTAATTAAAAAAGAAAATTTAGATTTTATAAAGTACAATTATAGTGAATTTTATGGTGATAATGGTACTCAATGGTCTTGGTATAATGTTCCCCAACATGTTAGAGAAGAATTTTGGCCTGAAAAAACAAAGTTACCTGAGATGGGATTAGACCCCAATTCACCTAAGACTAAATTTAATAATATTAAAACTCATAATGGATTACCTTATGTTGATGGTGAAATATACTACTGTAATTGGACTCAATTAATTAGTAGGATAGGTAATAAAAAAATGTTTTTGGATACTACTTGGGCACATCCTTTTGAGAATACATGGATGTCTCATATGTATCAACTAACAAAAAAAGGAGAACTTAAGGGTGGATTGTTATTACTTACTCCTGTTGAGCACAATCGTTTTGACCATTATGACGGAAAATTGAGAAAAGAATCATAATCGTTGTATTTATAATAAAAAAGATAGATGGAATTTTTTATTAAAAAAAATGCAACGTTACCTCTTCTTAAAATGCAAATCGTAAAAGACGGAAGAAGTGATTACCAAAATTTTATGGAGTTGATAGAAACTTCAACCATTGTTTTTTCTATGGTAAATACTGATACTGGTATTGCCAAAATAACGTCTAAAACTGCCGGATTTGTTTCCAAAACTTTTAATAGTCCTGACACTCCAACTGAATATTATATTTACTACCCATTCACAAAACGGGATACCAATACCGTTGGTAGATTTGAAGCACAATTCTTATTGAAGAACTCTCAGGGAGATTTAATTGTGCCTATTAGGGAACCTTTGTTTATTAACATTCAAGATTCTTTTATTTCAGATGACCCATGTTGTTAATTGATTTCCAAAAATAATTATTTTATATTTATAGTAATAAGGTTAATCCAACAATTTGTTGGAGCCAATGTACCACAAAAAACTATAAATTATGATTTCCCAAGAAGAGATTAAGTCCTTTTTAGAAGGCAACGACCCCGAAGAGCACATTGTGTGCGTAGAGTTTGATTACGCGAAAGATTGCGTTTACAAGATTAAAGAAATTCCAGGACAACCTAAAACAATACAGAGAGACACGTTTATTGCGTTCTCATGGGTTGGAGATTTAAGAAACCTAAATTTTTACCAAGATTCTAAAGAACTACAGAAAGAGTCAATGACCAAATATGGTATTGTAATTGAAAAATTAGAAACTCAAGGTAATGATAGATTAGAGAAAGGACTTAAGTTTATGGTTAAGTCATTAAAGGGATATCGTTCACTTATACAATTTTTTAGAGATGGTGGATTAGACCCGTGGTCTGATAGAGCAAAAGATAAAATACTAATACTTCCTCCTGTAGAACAATATTTAATTTCAAAAGAAAAAAGATTATTCAAAGGTTATGAAGAATACAATGATGTTACCCGACTTGTATTTGACTTGGAGACGACCTCATTAGAACCTAAGGATGGTCGTATATTCATGATTGGAATCAAGACAAACAAAGGATACAAGAAGGTGATAGAATGTTCTGACGCTGAACAGGAACGTCAAGGATTGATAGAATTCTTTAATATAATAGATGACATCAAACCAAGTATTATTGGTGGTTATAACTCCGCAAACTTTGATTGGTTTTGGATATTTGAAAGATGTAAGGCACTTAATTTAGACATTAAAAAGATTTGTAGAACATTAAATCCTGGTAAAAATATTTCCCAATCTGAGAGTATGTTAAAACTTGCTAATGAGGTTGAGAAGTATAATCAGGTATCAATGTGGGGTTATAATATAATAGACATTATTCACGCCACAAGAAGGGCTCAAGCCATTAACTCAGGTATTAAGTCTGCTGGCTTGAAATATATAACAAAGTATATTGATGCTGAAGCTCCTGACCGTGTGTATATTGAACATACAGATATTGGTTCTATGTATGCCAAGAAAGAAGAGTATTGGTTAAATACTCAGAATGGTAAATATAAAAAGGCCGATAAACCTGAGTTTGATGATTTGGATAAAAGATTTCCCGATGTTTATATTAAAGTAACTGGCGACAATATTGTGGAGAGATATCTTGATGATGATTTGGAGGAGACGTTATTGGTTGATGATGAGTTTAATCAGGGTTCGTTCTTGTTGGCGGCTATGATTCCGACAACCTATGAAAGGGTATCTACTATGGGTACCGCAACATTATGGAAAATGTTAATGTTAGCATGGTCATATAAGTTTAAGTTAGCAATACCTCAAAAACAACAAAAAACAGAATTTGTAGGTGGATTGTCAAGATTGTTAAGAGTAGGTTATTCAAGAAATGTACTTAAGCTTGATTTTAGTTCACTATATCCATCAATACAACTTGTTCATGATGTATTCCCTGAGTGTGACGTTACGGGTGGTATGAAAGCTATGCTTAAGTATTTCCGTGATACTCGTATTCTATATAAGAACTTGGCAGGACAGTTTGAGAAAGAAGACCCCAAGAAGTCATTGTCTTACGATAGAAAACAATTACCGATTAAGATATTCATTAATAGTATGTTCGGAGCATTATCTGCCCCACAAGTATTCGCATGGGGAGATATGTACATGGGAGAACAAATTACCTGTACGGGTAGACAATATCTTCGTATGATGATTAAGTTCTTCATGAAACGTGGATATACCCCTCTGGTGATGGACACGGATGGTGTGAACTTCTCCAAACCTGATGATTGGGAGAATAGACGGTATATTGGGAAAGGTAATAATTGGAAGGTTAAAGAGGGTAAAGAATATAAGGGTGACGATGCGGATGTTGCCGAGTTTAATGATTTATTTATGAAAGGTGAGATGGCGTTAGATACTGATGGAACTTGGCCTTCTTGTATTAATTTAGCACGTAAGAACTATGCGGTTATGGACGCTAAGGGTAAGGTTAAACTCACAGGTAATACCATTAAGTCCAAAAAACTTCCTTTATATATTGAGGATTTCTTGGATAAAGGAGTTAAGATGTTATTGGAGGGTAAGGGTCAGGAATTTGTTAATTGGTATTACGATTATCTTCAGATTATATTTGATAAACAAATTCCACTAATGAAGATTGCTCAAAGAGCCAAAGTTAAATTATCTATGGATGATTATATGAAGAGAACAACTCAAAAAACTAAGTCGGGTGGAGCTATGAGTAGAATGGCTCATATGGAATTGGCAATACAAAATAAGTTAAATGTAAATTTAGGTGATGTAATATACTATGTTAATAACGGTTCAAAAGCTTCTCATGGTGATGTCCAAAAAATATCAAAACCAACTAAGGCTCAAAATGAAGAACACACTAAAAAATATGGTAAACCAATGCCGGTGGATTATATTCAGATTAATAGTTACATGTTAGATGCTAAAGAGTTGGAGAATAACCCTGAAATGACGGGTGAGTATAATGTCCCAAGAGCAATTGCAACGTTTAATAAGAGAATTGAACCATTATTAGTCGTATTCAAAAAAGAAATTAGAGATGGTTTATTGGTTGAGGACCCTAAAGATATGGGATTATTTACCAAAGAACAATGTGAACTAATTAATGGTATTCCGTTTGAAGAAGGTGACCAAGATAGTTTGGAAGAAGTATTAACTGTATCTGAACCTGAAGTTAAGTATTGGGAGAAAAGAGGATTAAGTTGTGACTATATGTATGAGTTGGCGGAAAAAGGATGGGAAGAATATATTAATTAAGACATTTTTAATCCGTCCGAACTTAATACATACCATCCACCGGCACAATAAGCAAACTCAACACAAGCCCCTTTATCAATGAGTATTTCATCAAACTCATCATCAATTTTACCCATTAAAGGTATTATTAATACTTTTGTAAGCGCTTTTATTGTTACGTGGTCAGTTGTTGTGTGGTCTAATCTAATAGTACAACTATCCACTTGTTTAATAATTACAATTCCTTCTCCTCTTGTGGTGAATTGATTATCAGAAACAATTACCATTTCTGATGATATTACTATTTTTCCATTTATTACTCTTTCCGATGGGGTATTTCTAATTATTGACATAAATTATATTACATATATTTGACGAGGGAACGCTCTGAATTTCATCGCCTTATTTAAGTTCTCAGCGGTTAATGCATCCCTTTCCATCATTTTTTCAGGTCTCAATCTTTCCAAACGCAACATTAATTCCTCTCTGAGTTTATCTCTTTCGTCTTTACCTTCGGTCAATAAACTTGTATAATCCATAGTTAATTCACTATCAGGGGTTTTAAGATTACCACTATATTTTCCTCTAACTCTACCTAAAGTTTCTTTACAAAGTCCAATAAACCATCTTCTAACCCACTGTTGTGATGGATTATTTAGGTCATCCCAATTAATTTCATCAATCGGAACGTCAGAAGGTAATTTAACGATATCAGGGTTTTTCTTTAGACAATCATCTCTGTCGCCACCTTCAACATCATAATACCAATACCAAACTTTTCCGTTGTGGTATGAGGCATTACCAAAGTCAAATTTACCGCCAGGTACGTTCATTAAATGAATCATTTTTTTACCGTCAGGTAAAGCTGTAATTCTGTAAGTTAATTCAGAACCCAACATTCTTCTCTGAATATTTGTTTCTTGCATTCTTAACAACATATCAAATGCCGGCATCATGGTATAAGAACCTGAATACCCTAACTGAGCGAACCCACCAGTACCTCCAAGTCCAGGTCCTCCCATTGCTCCGAAAGCCCAAGGGTCAAACAAGACATTGTTCATAGTTGGTGGTGTTAACCATAATAATTCATTGATTTCTCTACCTGCCGGAATTTCGTATAATTGTTGTCCTTTTTGTAGAGTAATATAGTCTTTCTTTAATACCCAATCACCACCAGCTTGTAATCCAACTATTTTAGAGTATGCGTAAGAATATCTTGTTTCATAATCTAAACTTCTAGTTACGAACGCATGTGCTAAAGATTGTTCATCTAAATTCAGGTTTTGTAATGAACCCCATTGAGATTCAATCAACCAATCTTGTATATATTGAGAATAGTCACCAATCGCCAATTCCAATAAAGAATCTAACATCTCATCTTCAAGTTCAACACTTCTTAATGGTGCTCCGAGTAAATGTTTTACTCTTTTATATAATTTACTTCTATTTGGTTCGGATATTATAGTCATAGAATTTCTTTATGATAAATATTCAGAACAATCAATAAATTTTAATTCATTGCTCCCTTTTAGTGTTGCCACTTCATTAGTCAACGGTATTGTAAATTCATTACCTCTTGTTGATATATTAGTGGTCTTAAAAATCTTAACAACTCTTCTTGATGGATTAACAAATGTTAAAAAATCTACTTTACTGTAGTTTTTTGCACCTGATGAACCACCAATTACAACATAATCACCATCAACAACTTCCGTCTTAAATGGTTTTATTTGTGAGGTTGATTTAACGTCATCCTTTGTAATATTAGCATCAATACCTTTATTCATATCTGATGCCAATCCTGCACCTGCAATTATTTCACAAGAACCCTCACCCCAATTTTCGTTAATTATTTTTTTGGCCGCATCCTCATTTCTTTTTCCAATACAATCAGTTTTCTTCAATATTTTTTCAACCGTCTTAAAGGTGTTAGATGACTCTCTATCAAATAGAGGTTTTTTGATTGCCTCCATAACACTAAAAAATCTTTCTAATTCTGAAATATTTTTAGCAGGGTCATCACCGTACTGAATAGGTTCCATATTTTGTTTCTTCAAATATCTATTAATATCTCTATGTATAACACAAAACGCACTGTAAGATGATGTTAAGTTATTCAATAATGACCTCTGATTTTCAGCACTGTATAAACCAGGAAGGTGTCCAATAGGTAATCTATCACCTTCTTTCCAATTTGCAGGATATAATGTTTTTAATATATTATTCCATCCTCTTACATAGGACGACTTAAATTCTTGATATAATTTAGATTTTTTAATATTTTCACTATGTGGAAACAATAAATCTCTAAATATTTTTTCTTCTCCCGGCAAACATTTTTCAGATTGTCCTGTCGCTTCTAACAAAATTTCATTGGTTTCTAGTTTTAGTAGTGTCATAACTGTTTCTTCGTTTATTTTGGTTTCTAATTTCATTTTGTAAAGTTTCTCAACAAATTCCCAATTTACTGCTTCCCAGAATTGTTTGATATAATCATCTCTCCTATTTCTATATTTCAGATAATAAGCATGTTCCCATAAATCTAATCCAAGAATTGGATAACCACCGTCTTTAACATCATCCATTAATGGGTTATCTTGGTTTGGTGTTGACATTATTTTTAATTTGTTACTTTTCGTAACTACCAACCAAACCCAACCTGAACCAAATCTTTCTTTAGCAATTGTCTCAAATTCTTTCTTGAATTTGTTAAAGGTATTAAAATCTTTGTTAATCCTTTGTGAAACTAATTCTTTTGGTTTTTGTGGGGTAGGGGACAACATCTTCCAAAACAATGCGTGATTGTAAGCACCCCCTGCGTTATTTCTAATGGTATCATCATATTTGCTAATCGTTTTAACAATTTGTTCCAAATCTAAATCACCATATTTTTCTTTATCTAATGCAAGATTTAATTTTTCAACATATCCTTTATAGTGTTTGTTGTAGTGAAAGTCCATAGTTTCGGGGTCAATAAATTTCTTTAATGCCGTTTTAGCGTATGGTAATTTCTCAATACCTATTTTTTTCATTTCAGTTATGAAAAATTTTTCACTAAAATCTTTTTCTTTTTTAACAATTTCTTCTTCCAATTGCTCTATTCTATTAACTAAGTTTTTCATAACTATAAATATTAAGATTTGTTGTTTATTAATCTCATTATCTCCTCAACAACATCAACCTTATCTATGTTATCACCCATCACTGTTTCAAAAATATTTTTCTTTTTGGATAGGATATCATAGATAACACCCGCAATTGTATTCTCAAAGATAGGATAATAAACTGAAACATTTGATTTTTGTCCGTATCTATACGCTCTATCTTCCCCCTGACTATGGTCTGAAGGTACAAATGATAGGTCGTTCATGATAACTGCCTCACCCGCAGTTAATGTTAAACCAACACCGGCAGCTTTAAGATTACCAACAAATACTTTTATTTTATCATTTGTTTGAAACTCATCCACAGCGTTTTGTCTTTTAGCGGGAGAACAACTACCATCAACATAGACAGCCTTTTTTCCAAAATGTTCCACCAATTTTTGTAGGGAGGCAGTAAAGTTAGTAAATATGATAACTTTTTTTCCTTGTTCCACGATATTCTCGGCAAGTTCTATTGTTGATTCTATTTTTTCATCGGCAATTATCTGTCTAACTTTTGTAAGTTTGGTAAATTGTAATGTCATGGATGAAGATTCTTCAGCCTTTGTTTTATACCAATCATAATATTCACCCATTAGTTCCTCATACAATCTTGACCTTAATCTCAAATAAACGGGTGTAATAATCTTATCAGGTAAATCCAACACGTCTTCTTTTAATCTTCTTAACACTTGTTTGGATGTTCTATCTCTAAGTTCTTCAAGGTTGGATGCACCATTCGTATTCCATATTTTTCTATTACCACCAACTCTAAATTGATATCCCTCACAATATCTAATAACGTAAGCCATCCAATTTCCTGCAACAGGATTCTCAATTAGACTCAATAAATTATAATAATTGATTGGCCTTGATGTCATCGGAGTACCCGTTAATAACCATAACTTATCAACACTTTTGGCAAAACTATTAATTAATTTGGTTCTTTGTGCTTGAACATTCTGAAGATAATGTGCCTCATCTATTACTATTAAATCAAAATTACATTGATAAATTGGACTATTCTCTTTGTCTTTTATATCATAAAAATTCTTAATAATATCGTAATTGGTAATAACAAAATCGTGTTCGGTTGAGAAATTTTTACTTTCACAGATAAACACACTCCTATCACTATAGTTAGCAATCTCTCTTTGCCAGTTTATCTTAAGGGATGCGGGACAAATAATGAGAATCTTTTTAGCCCCTGTTTCTAACGCCGCGATAATCGTTGCAGTCGTCTTTCCCAATCCCATATCATCAGCAAGAATAAATCTTTTACTACCAACCAATTTCTCAATAGCTTCTTTCTGATGTGATAATGGGGGACGATGGTCATACTTGGTATAATCAATCTCAACTTGTTCTACTTTATGTGATTTAATTATTGCATTCTTCGGTAACCAAAAATCATGGTTTGTTTCCCCACTAAATATTTTACCCCAAATATGATATGATTTATCCTTCTCAACCAATAATTTTTCAACCCAAATTTGTTCGGGGACTATGGTATATAATTTTTCATCCGCAATCTTTTGAGCAAAGTATGGGTCTAAATCAACCCACTTCTTGGCAACTTTAGGTTGATTATTATGGAAATTAATAATGTAATCCGATTGTGCTCGGGTAGGATAAAATTTTTTATTAACTTGAGCTTGATGTTTTAATTTGAGAATATAGTTATTCGCACCCTCATATGAGTCCAATATTTTTAATGCCGTTCTTTCTATTAAGTGAGTAGTATTTTCCAAAAATACGTTATTTATATAATAATAACAAAATTATAAATATTTATCAATATGTCAAACAGTAAAGTTCCAATTACAAGGTTAGGTAAGTTCTTCGGGGCCGAGGATTATTCATTGGATGTTAATATGGGTGAGGAGTGGTTACATGGAGATATGAACTTCACATTGGTTCTATATCGTGTGGATAGATACAAAACCAAAACAGATGATGTTTATGGTGAGGTATTATCTGACGGTATAAAATATTTACCTCCTGTAGAGTTTAAGGGATTAGTACAAATTGTTGCACCTGAAAATAAATTTATGGGTAATTCAAAGATAGAACAGTTTGAGCCTGGAAATATTAAAGTTTCTGTTTATCAAAAGCATTTGGATGAACTTGAAGTGGATATCTCATATGGTGATTATTTAGGATATTATGAAACCGAAACAAGAGTTAGATATTATGTTGTTGCAAATGATGGTAGGGTTGTTTCGGATAATAAACACACGTACGCAGGCTACAAACCTTTTTATAGAACAATTATTGCGGCACCTGTAAGTCAAAACGAATTTAGAGGATTATGAGAATATTGGTAACAGAAAGACAATTGAAAATACTTGAGCAAAACAAAACTCCTCAAGAACAACTTGATGATTTTAATAATCAAGAGGATAAGATTAAATCATCTTTTATACCAAAGAAGATTGTTAAAAAATGGTTAACATATCTTGAAACCAAATATCCTTCATTGTCTTTTAGATTTGAGTATGGAAATGATGTATTAATCGCCAAAGGTAAAATAAAAAATATTACGGAATCAGATAATATGGATAGTCCTTTAGGTAAAAGAGTGAAGGTTTATTATAATCTACATAAACAAACTTTTTCCGTAACATATAACAATTTGGTTATTTTTCATGCTGATTATGTTAAATTAAGTGATGTTGAGTTTAGAGTTAGACCCGGAGGAAAAGAAAAAGTTAGAAAAGAAAAATCTAAAAACGTTCACGCCTTCGTTATTGGTAATTTGGTAGATTATTGTGAGTTTCCTTGTGATAATCTACCTGAAGATTCGTTGGGTAATGTAGTAACGTATAATCCTTACAAATATGATAGTTTTGTTTATAAGGATACCGAAGAACCTGTTTATCATGCAAAAGAAGTTGATATGATAAATCTTAAAAATAAATTATTCGTAATAAACGAAATAACTCAAAGATAATGGGATTTCCAAAAAAAATAAAAAAAGACATTAACTTATATCCTGAAAAAACATTATACCCAAGAAGGGTGGAATTGTTAGATAAGATTAATGAACACGGAACTTATTTACCAAAATCAATTCTACACGCAGATTTAGATAGAGGGTTTTTAGATTTTGTTAGAGATGACCTAAAGGTTGTTGTTGATGGTAAGATAATACCTGTTATTGATATTTTGGTGACTCTACAGAATTGGGCTCAATTTACTGAAACATGGAAATTCCAAGATTTAGATAAAAACGCAACACCACCATTCATAAGTGTTGTTAGAGTACCTGAAATAAAATACGGTACCCACCCGTCATTAATTTATACAATACCAAATAGAAGACATTATTATTACGCATCAGTTCCAAGTTTTGACGGTAATAAAATGAATGTTGACGTATATAAGATTCCTCAACCAGTTCCCGTAGATATAACATACAATGTTAAAATTGTATGTAGTAGAATGAGAGAATTAAATATGCTAAATAAAAACATACTACAAAAATTTTCATCAAGACAAGCATACACTCAAATAAAAGGACATTATATACCAATTATTTGGAATAATATAACAGATGATGCATCAGTAACTGAAATAGAAAAAAGAAAATATTATATACAAAGTTATGAATTTACTTTGGTAGGATTTTTAATTGATGAAGATGAATTTGAAGTGTCTCCAGGCGTACAGAGAACTTTACAATTATTTGAAACAACGGCCACGGAAAAAAGAAAAGGAAAATCCCAAAGGATTGATAACACATCAAGTTATCCCGTTATTTACGAATTTGTTGATGAAAATACCGAAACACAAAAAAAATTTTATGATAGAGTTAATTTAAAAATTATAACTCTAAATAATACACAAACTTTTGAAGTTTATATAAATGGGGATTACTACGGCATTAACTTAAATGAAGTTTCCGTTAATCCAGGAGATAACGTTAATTTTATAATAACTAAAGAGTTTACTGATTTAACATCACAAATTGACTGTGTTGCTATCATAGTTTAACTTTCCCCGTAAATATCTTTCTTATCCTTACATTTTTCCATTATTAAATTTTCCAAAAACTTGTAAATTTTAATACCTCTCTTATCGCAATACTTCTTCAGTATCTCATGAGACTCAACGGAAATCTTAAGGTTTTTTATCTTTTTCTTATCTTCCATAATATATAAGGCAGAAAAAAGGTAGAAAATAATCTGCCATAATATAAATATCTTTTGTAAAGTAAAGTTTTTTCGCTAAAAAAGAAATATTTATTAGAAAATAAATCAAACAAAAGAAAATTAAAGAATAATGGCAACAAACAGCAAAGTATTCGTATCACCTGGGGTGTATACATCCGAAAGGGATTTAAGTTTCGTCGCTCAAAGTGTTGGTGTAACAACTTTGGGTATTGTTGGTGAGACTTTAAGAGGTCCTGCCTTCGAGCCCGTTTTTGTAACTAACTATGATGAGTTTCAAGCTTATTTTGGAGGAACAACTCCAGAAAAATTTGTGAACACACAAATTCCAAAGTATGAAGCCGCTTATATAGCGAAATCATATCTTCAACAATCAAATCAACTATTTGTAACAAGAGTACTTGGATTATCAGGTTATGACGCGGGTCCTTCTTGGTCAATTAAAACAATTGCAAACGTAGACGTTGACACTGTAGGTTTCGTTCAAGCTTGTTCGGGAACTCCTATTTATAGTCCAACCCCTTCATGTGTTGTAACATGTGACCCACCAATTCCAGTAACATTTAGTGTTGAATTTAGTGGTACTGCAGGACAAGATGGTTCTATAGTACTTACTAACTGGATAGGTGGTAGTGAAATCCAAGTTAAATTGGACGACACCTATACTAAATTTAATGGTAGTACTTCAACATTAAGAGAAGACATTAACGCAGAATTGTTAACTGTTTTTGGTAGTCCAGCAAAAAGTGCATCAACTATTAGTTACTTTGGTACAATATGGGAAACTGAATATTTAATGTTAGCTCCTGTGTATACTTCAGCAACCAATGTTTTTTCAGTTCAGAATGTTTGTTCAACAAGTGCTATATTAAGTTCTCGTTTAAATGACGCGTGGTACTATTCGTTATTTGATAACTTTAGTGGTAATAGTTATTCAGGTTTCTCATTCTTCAGTATTGTTGATACTTTAGTAATGTTACCTAAATCTACAACTACTACAACAACATCACCTACAACTACCACAACTACATTTAATCCATGTAACCCTGGTGGCGGAGGTGGTGGTGGTGTAACTACAACTACAACTACAGAACCAGATTCATTCTCAGGTACTGTAACAGGTTTAATCTACTATTTTACTGGTGATTCTTACGTTAATTATAACAATTTAATAGTTGCAACGATGAGGTCTAGAGGTATTTCTAACTTTAATACAACTCAACATGGTCCATTATATGAAGTAACTGAATTATCTAACGTAGCTTTAGATTTCTCAGGAAGTTATATGGCGGTAGAAAAAAATCCATATGCACCTTTTGGAATTAATATTACGGGAGATACTGGTACTGTTTATTCGTTTCAGGCATCAATGAATCCTAATATTGTTAGTTATTTACCTAAAGTATTTGGTACTGACAATTTTGCTAAACCAAAATCTGAAGTTCCTTTATTTGTTGAATCAAGATTTGACAGTATGGTAAGTTGGGCATATAAAAAAGGTTTTATTAGAGGTTTAAGACAAGATTTAACTTCATTTGATAGTGCTAGAAGTAATTTACCAACAAATCATGGTTATTATAATGAACAATATAAATCGCCAGAAAGCCCTTGGGTTGTTTCTGAATTGAGAGGTAGTGTTGTTTATAATCTATTTAAAGTTATATCTGTATCAGATGGTGATAGTGCTAACAGACAAATTAAAGTTTCATTTATTAATATGTCATTTGACAATAATAATTTTGATGTATTAGTTCGTGATTTTTATGATTCAGATGAATCTCCTGTTGTTTTGGAAAAATTCACTAACTGTTCTATGGATTCAAATCTTAATAGTTTTATTGCTAAAAAAATCGGTACTTCTAACGGTGATTTTACATTGAATTCTAAATTTATTATGTTAGAAATGAATGAAGATGCACCTATGGATGCATTACCATGTGGATTTGAAGGTTATAAATACCAAGTTTTTGGTACTGATAAATCTCCATTCCCTGTATATAAAACAAGATATACATATCCTGGTGAACAAGTATTTAACCCACCATTTGGTTATTCTGATGGTACTGAAGATGCGTCATTTAGTAGCGGAGATAATGTTAGAAGAACTTACTTAGGTTTATCAACTAATGTTGATTCTGAATATGATGGAGATTTCTTTGATTATATTGGTAAAATAAATACCGGTTCAATTGAAAACCCAACATTGAATGATTGGAATTATATGACAAAAGGTTTCCATATGGACTCGGGAGCAACCTCAATAATAATTTCAAATCAATACACAACTTCAGGTATGTCAGCATTTGCCGCAGGTGCCGCTGATTTTAGATTTGACCCAATTGATGAGAATAATCCTTACTATAGAATTTACGCAAGAAAATTCACTGTTATGGTAGCGGGTGGTTTTGACGGATGGGATATCTATAGAGAATCAAGAACAAATACTGATAAGTACATTCTTGGTAAATCAGGTTACTTAGGTGGAGCCGCACCAGACGCTAGATATCCATCAGCAAGTGGTGTTGGTTTATTCAAAAGAATACAAATTGAAGATAATACTGTAGATTGGGCAAATACTGATTACTACGCTTACTTATTAGGACAAAGAACATTCTCACATCCTGAATCTACTAATATCAATGTGTTTGTAACTCCAGGTATTGACTACGTTAATAACTTAGGATTGGTTAATCAAGCAATTAATTTAGTTGAAATAAATAGAGCTGACTCTTTGTATATCACAACAACACCTGATTTTGAAATGTTTGTACCTAATACTATGAGTCCAATGGATTTCCATTATCCTACAGATGCGGTTGACTTGTTAGCCGAATCAGGAATAGATTCTAACTATACGGCAACTTACTATCCTTGGGTATTGACAAGAGATAATGTTAATAATACTCAGATTTACATTCCAGCAACTGCTGAAGTTTGTAGAAACTTAGCGTTAACAGATAACATCGCTTTCCCTTGGTTCGCATCAGCGGGTTACACAAGAGGTCTTGTAAATGCAATTAAAGCTAGACGTAAGTTGACTCAAGAAGATAGAGATACTCTATACATTGGTAGAATCAACCCAATCGCAACGTTCTCAGATGTAGGTACGGTAATTTGGGGTAACAAAACTCTACAAGTTGCAGAAAGTGCTCTTAATAGAATCAACGTAAGAAGATTATTATTACAAGCTCGTAAATTAATATCTGCAGTAGCTGTTAGATTGTTGTTTGAACAAAATGACCAAAAAGTAAGACAAGATTTCTTAGACGCTGTCAATCCTATCTTAGATGCAATCAGAAGAGATAGAGGTTTATACGATTTCCGTGTAACAGTTTCTAATTCTATTGAAGATTTTGATAAAAATCAGTTGGTAGGTAAGATTTATATTAAACCTACTAAATCTTTAGAATTTATTGATATTGAATTCTTGATTACACCAACAGGTGCTTCATTTGAAGATATCTAATATTTATAATGGATGGGGAATAAAATCCCCATCCTTTTTTGCCTATTATGAAAAAAAAACTGAGAGAAGGGATTAATGATGAGGGGACACCTGATTTAAAGTATTATGCGTTTGATTGGGATGATAATATTGTCACAATGCCGACAAAAATAATACTTAAAAACGAGGAAGGTGATGATGTTGGAATGTCTACTGAAGATTTTGCTAAATACAGAAGTAGATTAGGGAAAGAAAATTTTAATTATAAAGGGGACGTTATTGTTGGTTATGGTGAGAATCCTTTTAGGAATTTCAGAACCGAGGGTGATAAATTATTTATAATTGATTCCATGTTAGCAAAACCAGGTCCTGCTTGGGGTGATTTTATGGAAGCAATAAACTCAGGTTCAATATTCTCAATAATAACAGCTAGAGGACATAATCCTAATACGATTAAAGAAGCGGTTTATAATTATATTATTTCAGGTTTCAATGGGTTGGATAAAAGTGAGTTGATAAAAAACTTAAAAAAATATAGGGAATTTACAGACCAAGATAACTTAAAAGATATTGAATTAATTAGAGATTATCTTAATTTATGTAGATTTTATCCTGTTTCTTTTGGTGAAGGTGCTGAATCAAATCCTGAAGAAGCTAAAATAAAGGCGTTAGAAGAATTTGTGAATTATATTAAGGAATTATCACATGAATTAAATAAAAAGGCTTATTTAAAAAATAATGTGAAAAATTTCTTTTTACCTACTGTAGGATTTTCTGATGATGATATTAAAAATGTTGAAGCAATTAAATCGCATTTTAATAATAAAGAAGATAATATAGTTAAAACATATTCAACACAAGGAGGAATTAAAAAAGAATATTAATTAATAACTGGATACTGGATTCTAGATAAGAATAAAAAATAAAAAAAACAAAGTAAATACAAATATTTTTTAAAACGAAGTATTTATAATAAAATAAAACAAAAAAATTAAAATTGTAATATTATGGCTGATTTACTCATGAAGATGCCGGTTCCATACGAACCAAAACGGCAGAATAGGTTTATCTTAAGATTTCCATCTAATTTGGGAATCAACGAATGGTTTGTTGAATCTGCAGCTAGACCACACATCAAAATTAACTCAACTGAAATTCAGTTCTTAAATACATCTACTTACGTAGCAGGTAGATTTACTTGGGACCCAATTACAGTTAAGTTTAGAGACCCAATTGGACCTTCAGCGTCTCAAGCTCTTATGGAGTGGGTTCGTTTATGTGCTGAATCAGTTACAGGACGTATGGGTTACGCAGCGGGTTACAAGAAAAATGTTGATTTGGACATGTTAGACCCAACAGGTGTTGTGGTTGAAAAATGGATTCTTCAAGATACATTCTTAACCGATGTAAATTTTGATTCTTTGAGTTATTCTCAAGATGCGTTAGCGACAATCACTGCTTCTCTTAGAATGGATAGATGTATATTGGTTTATTGATTTTTTATTACTAAAATATATTAATATATTCTATTGATAAAAAAAATATAATCCCTATATTTAACCGTAGAGACAATAAACTCTTTACGGTTAAATTTTTTTTTATATGGATGCAACACAACAATATGCTCAACAGAATTTCTCATTACCACACGATGTCGTAAAATTACCATCAGGTGGAGTATTTTATAAATCAAAGAAAAAGGTTATCAAAGTAGGGTATCTTACTGCTGCTGATGAAAATCTATTGATGGCGGGAGGAACTATTGGAAACGATAGCGTTATTATGACACTCCTTCGTAGTAAAATATATGAATCTGATATTAAACCTGAGGAGTTATTACAAAGTGATATCCAAGCAATTCTAATCTTCTTAAGAAACACTGCTTTCGGAACTGACTATGAGTTTTCAATTGAAGACCCCGAAACAGGTAAAATATTTAATTCCATTATATCTTTGGAGGAATTATTTTTAAAACAAACTGATGTTAAACCAAGTGAAGATGGTTCTTTATTAGCAACATTACCTAAATCAGGTATTTCTGTTAAAGTGAAACCTTTATCTTTTGGTGAATTAAATGAGTTGGATAAAATGGCGGAATCATATCCACAAGGAAGAGTAGTTCCAAAACAAACTTGGAAATTACAACGAATGATTGTTGAAATGGATGGTAATTCAGACAAATCATATATTGTTCAAAATATTGAAACATTACCTATTTCAGATGCCAAATTTATTAGAAAATTTGTTGATGACAATGAGCCAGGATTAGACCTAAACAAAAAAATTATAGCCCCATCAGGAAAAGAGATATCTGTCAATATATCTTTTGGGGCGGAGTTCTTTCGGCCTTTCTTCTAATTACCGAGAATCACAATCTAGAGAATACTATATCTGCACTAAACACTTAAACGTGTCTTATGCAGATTTTTGTGTTATGCCTATCTTTCTACGAAAATTCATAATTAATGAATTAGTTACGGAAAACTCTCCACCACAAAATAAATAACTAAATATTTATGTTAAATGTAATTTATTATGCTTGAAGGAAAAAAAACAGATACTACTTCATCAGAAGTAAAAGAAGCTCTACCAATATTTGGTGACTTTGATTTAGGTAAAGTTGCTGATGGATTAAATCCTGTGAATGCCGCGTTTAGGATTCTTAACAGTAATGTCAATGTACTTAGTGAATCATTTCAAACAAAGTTAGTAGAATCTATTAATAAAATGGAAACTGCGGTTACCAGTTTAGCAATGAAGTTTGGTGGTAATAGGGAAATGGTTGGTGAAATTGAAAAGAGTCTTAGTTTAGCGAGAAGTAGTGTTGTATCATTAGGTGGTACATTAGATGATGTTGTAAATATTCAAGCGGGTGTAATTAAAGGATTACAAACTCAAACAATTTTAGATAAAGAATCTTATGGTGATTTATATGCCATTGGTAATTTAATTAATGACGGTGCCAAAACCACTGCAGAATCAACTGCAAATTTAGTAAAACAATTTTCAGATGCTGGATATGGTTTATATAATATTAGCAAAGAAATGGGTACTATTATTTCTAATGCTAGAGAAATTGGTGTTGCTACATCTGCGGTTTATAAACAACTTAGTGATAATATTGGTGTTGTTTCTTTATATAACTTTGAAAATGGTGTGCAAGGTATGGCCAAAATGGCGACTGAAGCTGCGGGATTAAGACTTAATATGGCAGATGTTTTAAAGGTCGCTGATAAAGTTTTTAACCCTGAAGATGCGATACAAATGGCTGCTGATATGCAGAGGTTAGGTGTTAATGTAACTAGTTTATTAGACCCATATAAGTTAATGGATATGGGTAGAAATCATCCTGAAGAGTTACAAAAATCCATGGAAGAAATGCTTGGGTCTCTAACATATTTTGATGAAAAACAACAAGCTATAAGGATATTACCAAACGAACAAGGTAGATTAAGAAAAATTGCTGAGGCAATGGGAATGGGTGCAAAAGAAGCCGCTCAAATGGCGGTTAATTTTGCTGATATGGATAGAAAGATGAGTAAAATTAAATTCTCATCTGATTTTGCAACAGAAGAAGATAAACAATTAGTTGCACATATGGCACAAATTGGTGAAAAAGGTACACAATTTGAAGGTAAATATGTCGTTAATTTATTGGACGAATCTGGTGAACCAACGTTAAAGGCGGTTGAAGAGTTAACTAAAGCCGATAAAGAGAGGCTCAAAAAAATGGAGGGGGATAAAGGTAAAAGTCCCACTGAATTACAAATTGAGGCTAATAATTATCTTTCTAATATCAACAATAGTTTAAAGGCTAGAGAAGGGGTAGTCCCTACAGCAATGGCTGCATCAACATCTTTTCAAAAGATACAAAAAGGAATTTACGAAAGAGTTGACCCTGTAATAAAAGGTGTGGGTGCTGCTTATGGTATGGTGGAAAATAAGAAAGGTTATATTGATGTAAAACCTGCCATTAGTAAAGCAGAAAAAGTTGCTGAGAATACTCTTGGAGGGTTTGTTAATGCTTTACAAAATGGGGAAACCGATACTAAAAAAATATTTAATAATTTAAAAGGTTCATTTAATGACTTGGTTACTGATTTTGGAAATGCTTCTAAAAAGATTGCTGAGTTCTCTAACAGAATATCAGAAGAAGGTGTAAAAAGTGGTAAATATTCTGAAACTCACAAATATGATGATTTAGTAAATAGTATTACTAATATGGTTACAACGGTGACAAACAAATTTGGTGTTATTTTATCAAATTCAAATACAACGCCAAATACTACAGTAGTAACTAATTCAAACTACACCCCAACAACTAACCCTAATTATCCTATTACACCTTCATCGTCACAACCAGCACCTCCACCATCGTCAACAATAACAATACCACCGGCAAGTAATACTCTTCCCGTAATTAACGCTAATTATCCGGTATCGTCACAACCAGCACCTCCACCATCGTCAACAATAACAATACCACCGGCAAGTAATACTCTTCCCGTAACTAATGCTAACTATCAAATACCATCACAACCAACAACAAATACACCACCACTAATACAAAGAATTACAACACCACAAACAAATAATGTTGGAGTTGCACCAACAACTAATAATTCTTTATCAACACAACAACAGTCACTTACCAATTTATCTAAACTGTTTAAAGAAATTGATGATAATATTAATAATCTTTCTACTTCTAAGATTCAACAAAGTTCAATACCTTCTACAAGTATAGATTGGGTTAGTATTATAAGTACGGGTAGTGCTTTAGGATTTGGTAATGCATTATCTAAATTTGAGAATCCTGGAACAATAAAAATGACATTGTATGGTGATAAAGCGGGATTAGGGTTACAGATAAGTAATAGTGTTGGTAAAATGGAAAATACTATTGGTAATGCCATCACCGAATCTCAAAAGTCAAATACAAACGTAGTAACAAAAACGGAAGTTAAAAAAGAAGAATCTTCTACACAAAAAAATACAATATCGGTACCTACTTCTTATACAACTCCTAACGAATTAAAAGGTGCGGTACAAAAACCATTTATAGGACCAATACAACCTGAAAAAACATCCGTTATTACCGCAACACCTCCACCAACACCTGAACCTATTATAAATGTTGTAAAACCTAAAATTGGTGGTGAGGATGAAACATCGTTAATTTCTGAAATTGTAAGAAATGAAAATAATATTATAAATGAGGTAAAAGATTGGAAAACACCGATGGTATTGCCTGAGGAGACTAAGAAAGAAACAAATATGTTTTTATTACCATCAACTACGGAAAAACCTTATGATGTTAATACACCTTTAAAACCTAAAGAAGAAGAAAAAGAAAAAACAATAACACCTACAGAAACTAAAACTATTGAGACGAAGCCGACAACCGATATTTTTGGTAGTTCTAATAAGTTAACTGATTCTATTGTTAATTTCTTAAATAAAAATAAACCAGTAACAACTGATATTAAGGAATCCCCTATATCTCCTGTGGTTGATTTAAGTAAGATATCTGATAATTTAAAAACATTATTAACTGAAAAAACAATAACACCTGTATCCCCTCCATCACCTGAGCCTACAATAAAATTCACAATGCCTAAAATTGGTGGAGAGGATGAAACATCATTAATTTCTGAAATAATAAGAAATGAAAATAATATTATAAATGAGGTAAAAGATTTGAGAACGCCAATGGCGTTACCGGAGGAACCTAAAAAAGAGAAAACGGCACCTGTTTTTAATATATTAAAACAAACTGAAAAACCTTACGATATTAAGGTACCTTTAAGACCAAAAGAACAATCAATTGAAAAAGAAATTAAAACGGTTGATACTGAACAATCTAAAATCTTAAAATTTGAAAATGACTTTTTAGGTAATTTTAATAAAATGAATGAAACTTTGGATAAAGGTTTTAACTCTCAAGTTTCTTCTGCGGATTTAAGTAATAAAAATATTGAAAAAGATGGTGAAATTAAAACGCAGATATTATCAGCAAATGTGAAATTGAGTGATGATTTTACTAAAGGAATTTCTAATATTACTAATATAGATAATAATCAAGTTAATCAAACACCAACTACTGAGTTAAAAATGACCGATGAGATTAAAAATCTATTAGGTAAAAATCAGTCTCAAACATTTGTTGAAAAACTAACTACTGTACCTCCAATATTAAATCCAACTATCAAATTACCTGATTATTTAAATAATGTTAAACCTGAGGGAGAAACGTCAATAAAAGTAAAGGAAGATATTATTTCAACAACTAAAAAAACAACTGAACTTTTTAATGATATAAATAAAATATATAATCCAAGTTCATTAATTGCTAATTTAAATGAAAGTAATAAAGGATTATATAGTACTATTAATAAAGTTATTACACCTGTTAATGAAGGAAGCGTTACTAACGTTAAACCACCTGTAACTACTACACCAATATCTAATGTTATACCACCAGCAATTACAAATGTGTCTAATGTTACTAGAACTGAAACGGTAACCAAAGATGTAAATCATAAATTTGATGATATAAAGGGAGATATAACTATAAATGTACCTAATATGCCAAATTTAGAAGCCGCATTAAATAATCCTCAATTTATTGGAGACTTACAAAGAAAAATTGTTAATCATGTTATAAATCAAAAAATATTAGAAGGGGCCGGTAACTATAGTTATAATGTTTAAAAAACAATTAACAATCTATTTATTATAAAAGAATTATAAATGCCAAGTAGTTTAGATTTTTCATCAACCGAAGCTTTTAGGAATAGATGTCTCACTAAGAATTTATCCCCTTATACAGTACCTGGCGTCTATGCACCACCATCTATAACAAATATAGTACAAGAGATAGTACAAACAGTTTCATCTGTTATTGACTCACCTGATAACCTTATAGCAAATGACCCATTTGCAGATGTTTTATATCCATTAAATCTTTATGGCCCTGATGGTGGGTATGATAAAAATATTAATGTTGGCGGATTGAGTAATACTCGGTCTAACGCTGGTCCATATGACTATAGTGATGCTAAATTACCAAGATTAAGTCTAAATACCGAAAGTTTAATACCGTCTTTAAATAAATACGGTTCTTTAACACCAACAGATTTAATATCCATTAATAATATTCAATCTGTACCTACGTTTGTACAATACTCAGACCCACTAAGTTTTATACCATCAACATATACGCCTTATGAAATTTTATTAAATAATGATAACGCTGTTGGTGATAATGGTAGTTTATCTCAAGATTCATATATTGCTCAATTAGGTGCAAAACAACTTAAAAAAGATTTTGAAGATAGAATTGCTAGAGAGATTTATAGAAATTCGGTAGGTAGAGTTAATTTATTAAATGCCGTTGGTAATCCATTACAGGCAATACAAATTTTACAAGGAAAGACACCTTTAATTGAAAAAAATTGGACTATCTCAAGACCAAGTAATTATATTTTTAGAGCAGCTGATTTTATTGCCAGATTGGGGGGAGCTTATTATCCTGCATCTGTAATACCCGGTGATTATTTTACGGCCGACGACCATAATTTAAGTTTATTTGGGCAGATATCAAAAGCATTCAATGGAGGGAAAGACCCAAGATTATCATATGATGATGAGGGAAATCCTAAAGGAAGTAGCAGTACAAGTAAATTAATAGGTAGATTTTATTCAAGACCATCACCGTCTCAATTATTTCTTGATAATACAGGTCAAGGACAAAAATCACAATTATATTATAATTTAGGATTTAATAGATATGCTCCTGATTATAATAAATCTATTTTTGGTGAGATTAGGGATAAAATTAATCAATCAATAGACAACCCAACTAAAGGGGGTTACTATGTTGGTACAAAACAATTAGACGCTTCTTATATTAATTCACCAGCTGGTGATGTGCCTATTGACCCTTGGGGTAGAGAAATGCAATCATCGGTTTATGGTCCTGACAAATTATATAAAACATTTGAAGGTAATCTTATTGATGATAACTATAAAATTGGTTTAGGGGGATTGGCTATTACAAGTGATGAAGTAAGAGGAGAAACGGGAGGATTAGTTTGGACTTCACCAAAATATAACGTTGTTGGAAAAGAAGCGATGATTGGAGGTGACTTATCTAAAAATTATACAAGAAATAATTTCTCATCAAAAATAACATCAATTTTTTTAACTGATAATTTTACATTTAAACAAGGTTCAATATTAGATAATACACAAAGAATAGTTGACTCAACACCTAGAAGTACTAGAAGATTTTCACATGCGGGTAACGCAATTAATCAATTGAGTAAAGTATTTCATGATGGGTATAAAGAAATAACTAAAGGTTCAAAAATTCAAGGGTATATTAATCCTGCAAAATCAGTATATAGTGGTACTAATGTTTATTGTAGAGTATTTGCTAAAGACACCCCTTATTATCAGTATTCCGATTTACAAAAAACTGATGGTAATATAAGAAAATATACATATTCTGTTTTAGATAATACATTCAATCTTAATATTGCACCAACTAAAGGACCTGGGTCAACAAATATCGTTGATGGTAAAGTTAAAAAATATATGTTTTCTTTAGAAAATTTGGCATGGGCGAGCTCAAAAAGAAGTGGGGTTTCAGTTTCAGATTTACCGGCTTGTGAAGTAGGACCTAATGGGGGTCGTATTATGTGGTTCCCACCATATGATATTAGTTTTAGTGAAACTGTATCACCAACATTTAAAGGACAAGATTTTCTTGGAAGACCCGAACCTGTTTATACCTATACAAGCACAAAAAGGTCAGGACAATTAAGTTGGAAAATAATTGTTGACCACCCATCAATATTAAATGTTATTGCAAATAAGGAATTACAAAACAATCCAAATGCGGATAATATCATAGAATCTTTTATTGCGGGATGTTTGAAATATGATATATATGAGTTGGCTAGGAGATGGAATCAAATTAGTCCAAACGAATTATTTGTATTACAAGAAACTATCAAAAAGAACAATCCGAAAGTAGAATATGTTGCTGCGGTTGCTGGAGACCTACCAACTACTAAAGATGTTACAAATACTATAGTTACACCTATAAGTGTACCTAACTTAAAGAATTATGAAGGATTTGGATATTATTTTGATAATGATACACCAAATCCCAATACTTATGCGACTACATCCACAAGTAATTGGAATACATTATATAATACCTATATACAAAATATTGATTCATATAGTGCGAAAGCACCTACTGATAAATTAAAAGATGCGGTAAGAACATTTTTTTATTCTGCAATAACGTATAACTACGAACAAACAAATGCCTTATATAGAGATATTGAAAAATATTTTAATGATTTTAAACAAAATCCTGATTCTACCACACAACCATTAGTTACAATTACTTTGGTTGGAAGTGCATCTGCTGTGGCGTCTAATCAATATAATGTTAATTTATCTGCAAGAAGAATTAATTCTGTTGTAAATTACTTATCGGGAGATAGTTTCTTATCTCAATACATTCAGAATGGACAATTAAAAATTGTGAATGGTGGTGCACAAGGTGAGGATTATACGGCAACAACAATGGCTAATTCAGGGTTTCCTGTAGATAGTATTGATTGTACTCAATTATCAAAAAATGCAACTTTATTTGAAAAAAGATATTCAGTAAATGCGATGGCTTGTAGAAGAGTAGCAATTTCAGATATAACATATAGTACTCCCGACCCAAAACAAACTGTTAGTACAACAAAAGAAAATACTAGTCCTGGAAAACAAGGGACTCCCGAATATTGGACTTCCACACCACAACCTGATACAATAACAACCCAACAAAGAATTAAAGAAGGTATTAGTAAAGAAGTTTTAAGAAAATTATTATCTGAATGTGATTATTTTGAAGTATTAAAAGAAAATGACAGTATGATTTATAGTAAATTACAAGATAAATTAAAATTTTTTAATCCTGCATTTCATTCTATAACACCTGAAGGATTAAATTCTAGACTAACATTTTTACAACAATGTATGAGACCTGGAGATACAATACCATCAAAAGACAAAGATGGTAAGGATGTTTATAATGATGCTAGAAATACAGCCTTTGGTGCCCCTCCTGTGTTAGTGTTAAGAATTGGGGATTTTTACAATACTAAGATTATACCACAAAGTATGAATATCACATATGACCCATTGTTATTGGATATGAATCCTGAAGGTATTGGGGTTCAACCAATGATTGCAAAAATTAGTTTAAATTTTGAAATAATAGGTGGTGAGGGATTAAAAGGTCCTATTGATAAATTACAAAATGCTTTGTCATTTAATTATTATGCAAATACAGAAATGTATGATGAGAGGGCAGATGCTACAGACGATTCTTATCAACAGATAGATAATGATTTAGTTAAAGCGATTTTAGATAATTCTGATTATGTTGTTGGTATTAATAACTTAAATAACGAACTTGAAAATGAGGGAGGAAATACTATAGGTATTATACAAGAAAGATTTGTAGATAATACGGGTATCAGTGGAACCACGACGTATCAGAAAATAATGGATTCCTATTATGATGCGGGGCAATCATACTTAAATTCGTTTTTTAATAAATCAAAAGAAATTATATCTCAATATAACATACCATTATTTACTCTTTTTTCTTTAGAAAGAAAATATTCACAAGGTAATGCTAGAGAATTTACATCACCATTTACTATGTTTATATATGGTAAGCCCGATAACGTACAACAAAATATTAACGATTTATTTGATAATATTATTGATGATATACAAAGAGTTAATAGTAAAACTGATGACGGAAATAGATTTATTGCGACCTTATTTAGATATAACTTTCCAAAGAAAAAAGTTATTAATGTTATTAAAACTAATTTAATTAATGAAGTTAATTCTGCAAAAGAAAAATTAATTACTTCATTAAGTCAAGTAATTCAAGAATTGGTACAAAATCAACAAAATCTTGTAGGTGTTATGGCTAAATTGGATTTAGTTGATACACTAACAGATGGTTATATTAAATCTAACCAAAGCGCTCAAATATTTAATTTAACGGCAACAACCGAAGTACAAACAGGTTCTAATGCTGCCAACACTTACGATGAATTAGTTAATGATTATAGTTCAGGTAGTACAAAATTATTTACATTCTACGTTAATTATTTAACAAACAATTTAATTAAGTATGGTTTTGATTTTGATGATATTAATCTTGTTTATAATCCTGATTTTATTTATCCTAATTGTGATGTTTGTACAAATTCTGAGAAAAGATTTTTTACAGGAATGAGTAATATACTTTTAAATGAAACAAGTTATAATTCTTTTAGGAGTCATGTCATTACCAGTGATATTGCTAATGAAAATTATAATGGATTTACTCCCTTAACGGTCTTTGATTTATTTTATTCAGGAAGAAAAATCGTTTATGATACTGAATATAAGTTAGAACAAGATTTCTTTTTGAATAAAATTGAAACTGAATATAATAAAAATTATAAAGAATGGAATGCTTTTGTTAAAGGAAAGACAAGGAAGTTTTTATTCACAAACTATGTTGGAGGCACTCCAGTACAAGAAGAAAGGTTAAAAAATCTATATAAAGATGGTAATTCTAATACCAATAATAACGTTTTCAACGGTAAAACTAAATTTAACTAATGAGTAATTTATATTTTAATAGATACGTTAATTTTGTAATTAATGGGGAACAAACAGTTGTACCGTTTGCTAAGGTACCTGGTAAACCATCGGACAAAAAATATTTTTATAAAAAAAATGTTAGTCGTCTTGATAAAATTAGTCAAGAATATTATGGTAGTCCTTATTTTGGTTGGTTAATATTATTGGCAAATCCTGAATATGGTGGGTTAGAATGGAACATACCTGATGGTGGTTTATTAATTGTACCCTTTCCATTAACTTCCTCAATCCAAGATTATGAGGCAAATTTAAAAAATTATTTTTTCTATTATGGTAGATAATGACGATAATGTTTATGTTGAGTTAGATTACGATAATATTGTTTTGGTTGACCCAAATAAAGTTATTAGTAGTGACGGAGTTGTCAGTGAAAGATTGGTTAAACATGAAAATCTTGTAATGTATGCTAATTTAGAAGCGTCTTTAATACCAAGAACAAGATTAAATTTTAATAATCAAGGTAATTTTGAGAATCAAAAAATATCAATTGCTACAATAAATTTTTTAAAACCAGGAAATAAGTCTTATTTAACAAATGAGTATACAAACTCATTAACGGGAATTAAGATTGATAATACTGTAGAAAAGAATCAAACTTTTGTTAGCCAAGATAATACTAATATTGTTGATAGTGAATTATTGTTAATTAGTTCAATAAATATTGAATTAAAACAGGCAGGAATTGCAACAGTATCTATTGAAATGGATGACATTAGAGGGAGAGCATTATTTGAACAAGGTGAAAATTCACCGTACGCGGCTTTTTTTAATTACCCATATCCTATATTTCATTTAACGGTAAAAGGATATTTTGGTAAAGCGATTACTTATCAGTTATTTTTGAGGTCATTTAATGCAAGATTTGATACTGAGTCAGGTAATTTTAAAGTTTCTCTTATTTTATTACCATATACTTTTAATGTTTTGACTAACATACCTATTAGAGACTTATTTTCAGTTCCCTATATGTATGCGAAACAATACACGGTCAATCAAACTAATGATAGTTCTGCGCAATCTTCAAGTATAACTGCAGGTAACACAACTAAAAGTGATGTTATTAATATTAATACTTCAAAAGGTAAACAAAAAATACATGAAGTTTATTCAGAATATAAAGCTAAAGGATTAATTGATGATGATTTCCCTGAATTAACCGTACAAGAACTTGTAACTAGATTAGAAAATATTGAAGCGTATATTACACATACATTTAGTGATGGTGATTTATCTATAATAACAGATGCGGATAACTATTCCAATACTTTGGATGATTATAAAAAACAAGTTTATGGGTATCTTTCAGAATCATGGTTTGGGAAATATATTGATAGTAGTAATTTTTATATTAGTACGAATAATATAAAAGTATACACCTTTAAAAAAGAAGTGTTTGAAAAAAGTGAGGTTAAGGCAGTTGAAGACGAGTTAAAAAAAATTATTGAAACAAAAAATTTAGAATTAAAAAATAACCCAACATATGGTGATATTAGTAATCCTATTACATATGATAAGATATATCTTAAAACATTTTCTAAAAATGATGTAGATGTAAGTAAATCTTATAAACAAAGAACAGGAAAAGACCCAGATGACACCAATAATTCAGTTGATTATGAACAATTCCGAAATGATTTAAGTGCTCAATTTAATAATATTATATATATTAACGGAAACCCTGTTCAATATTGGTATTTTTTTGAGGGAGAAAATTCATTTGATAATTGTATTACTAATATTAAAAATCTTTTAACAAGTAAATCAGATGAAAAAACAAACTTATTAAGTGAAAAATTATCAAGTAGATTAGAAGATAAAAAAGAAGGTTTGGGATTTAAACCATTATTAATAAATGTAATTGCGGTTATACTTGCAAGTAGTGAGGCGTTTTTAAGATTGTTATCTGATGTTCACAATCAAGCGTGGAATGTTAGAGAAGACCCTAATAGAAGAGGAGCGATTTTAGACTCCAATAAAAGTGTGATATCTACAGATTCAAAAGATTCAGTTCAAAAAGATGGGAGTAATTTAATACCGGTTTATCCTTGGCCACAATTTTTCGTTCAAAGGAATGGAGGGAATGATGAACCATTTGCTTTGGCGTACCCTGGAGACCCTAGGTATATTCAACAAACAAAAGGTTTTATGTATAACATTTGGCCTGAAATAGAATTTGTTGAAGAATTTATAAAGGCAAGAACAATTAACACAAGTTATACTCAAAATTTAGGACAATCGGTAAACTCCGCTCAAGTTACTAACAGAGTTTCAATAAATGCATTAGATTTCCCAACAGATAATATTATTTATTCAAACAAACAAACCGTTAGATTTTTATACGAAATTTGGGAGAGAATTTATTTATATTCAAATTATCAAAGATTAATGAGACCTGGTACTGAAAATAGTATTAGTAATCTTGTTGGTGAGACCGAAGCAATTAATATAAAAAATTCTTTGTCTCAAGACTCGCCTGATTTAATAAAAACACTTAAAGAATTTGGTTTTAACTCTAATAATTTTATTAGCACTATGAAGAATATTTCTTTAGGTGGTGTGGGAGAAAGTTGGCAAAAATATATAAGAGATATTTTTGTAACACCCTATATTCAGTCTGAAGTTGATAATAGTTTTAGTATTTTAGATAAAACATACATTACTCCTGGTGTAAATATCGTTTCACCCGAACCAACACAGATGAATAAATTAAAAGATTATTTATCTACACAAAATAGTAATACTACTGATATAACCGACACAATACCTTTTAGTGGTATAACCGATTGGTTTAAAACCAATTTGGCTGATGGTAAAACTTCATCACCTACTGACATGTATAACACAACAAAAACTTTGTTGGTAAACGACGATAAAAAAATGATTGCAAATTTTGCACCACAAACTAGCGTAAAAGAAACAAGACCAATAACTAATTTTAATTTTTATAGTGTTACTAAACCAGAACCCAATCCTACTAATTTAAAACAATTTTATTTAGATAGAATTAACGATAATGTTAAAAACCAATTACCAACAGAAGGAAGTTTATTTTTTAAAACATATAGTGGTAATGTTTTAGATGTTCAAACAACATCAATATTAAATACACCATATTTTGTAAATTCAATACAACAAGGGGTTAATAATTGGTTATCAGGTAATTCTTTTCCATACGCGAGTTCTGCGTTTTTATTTTTACAAAGCTTACCATTAGCAACTTTAAGAGAAAAATATAAAACATATGATGGTACGTCTTCATTAGACTTAGATTACATTTTTGCAACATTTAAGAAATTTGGTGCCATTCATAAAATACCGTATGCTTGGGTCTTAAAATATGGAAGTATTTGGTATCGGTATAAGACGTTTGTTAATACAGGAATTGATATTTTACAAAACGTATTTAAAGATTTTGATTATGTTAAAAATTTTGACCCAATAACTCAAAATTTAAATAAATCGTATAATTTAAATATAAATGGAACAACCCAGTTAGTTCCGTTAGAAACTTCAACAACTGTTGGTAGTATTAATTTAACACAAATTAATTTGGGATTTTATCCTAAATTAATCAATGATTTTAATGTTTTTTTTAGAGGTTATAATTTATTTGATGGTTATACTGATACAGATATTCAAAATAAATTAAATACTAACAGTGGATTTACCTTAGTGTTTAATACAAATTCATTATCATCTTTTGATAAAAATTTGTCTACTAATCAATCTTTAAGGTTAAAGACGTGGAGTTGTACTATACAGGATTCTAGAAAACAAAAAGACTATGTGGTACCGTCATTTGGTAGTAATTTTAATCAGACATTAAATGAATGTTTTGACAACAATGGTAATGTTTTAATAAACATTCCATCAAATCCTGCGGTATTTAACGGCTCAGTTAGAACATTTTGGTCTTTACCTAACTATGGGTATTTTGACAATTCAAATTTAACAATACCATCACCGACAAAATACATGAAAAAAATATATTCAGGTATGTCAGAACAAGAATCATTTTCAATCAGAGGAATAGACAATGATTATACTAATATAGAGGAAATATTTTCTACATTTGAAAAATCAATTTTAGATGTTATGGAGGATGAGTTTTTGAAATTTTCAAAATCAATGTATGACTATGAAGTTAATCAAAACGTTAATAACACAATGACTAAAGTTATAATAGACAAACTTCCTAAAGATGTTGATGCTAAAAATAAAAACTTTCAAGCATTGATGATTAATTTATTAACGATTAATCAAGTAAAATCTTATTCGTCCTCAGATGATTTTAATACTCAAGTCCAAACAAGTCAATTTAGTAATGCGTTGAATGTGATTCAAAATTTTTTAGAATATGATGTTGTATTAAAATATGGTAATCCATCAGGGTACGATAGAAAATTATTTGATAGTTATTCAACTGTTAATCAAATTGAGGATAAAATAACTTTCAACCCATATGTTATTGGTACCCTACCAAGTAGTACTACATCATCAATCCCTTTAAGTTCTTTTATAAGTTCAAATATCCAAGCGTGGAATAACTTATCTTTATATGTTGGATTTTCAGATGAAGATGGTGTTAAATATACAAATACGGGTTCAACAATTACCGATTTTTTTATTGATATGAATATTGAATTTACACCAGATTCGGTTAAAATATTAGCACCAATTATAAAAATATATTCAACACAAAAGAAGATTGACCCAACATTTAATAAAACTAAATTTACTGCAGCAATAAATCAATTTTTATTAAATAATAAAAAATTTAGCGATTTAGTTTTTAATTCGTTATTTACACAATTACAAAAAACATTACCAACAATAACGGAACAACCTCAAAAACCTACTGATAGGGCGGTTCAATCAGAGCAACTTCAATATACTTTATGGGATTCATTTAAAGGATTAAATGACAGATGGATTTCGGGGTATGAATTTTCACAAAAAACAATGTTAGATGATTTTTTATTTTTGGATAGAGCTAGTAGAAATATAAGAAATAAAATTTTTATTGACCCATATGTTGTAAGAAAATATTTAAGTTTAAATAGTCTTAGTGAGGGGGCTACTGTACTTGGAGTATTAGGCTCAATTATTACTGAACATAATTTTTACGTATCAATGCAACCTGCTTTTGTTAATTTTTATAATGTTAATGAAGTTAAGAAAAATGCGACACCTCAAAGCGAGCCAATTTTGGCGTTTGGTAATAATTTATTTGGAACATTTTTAAATGTGGATACTAGAGAATCGTCACCAAAAATGGTGTGTATGTATACAAGTATAGGAAGTCAACATACTGATACATCTAAAAATGAAATGAATAGATATAATTCAGACTCATTTCATTTTGAAAGACCAAGTACTGTTCCATTAAGAGAAACATATGATAGTAATACAAATTGGGGTCAAGTTAACAAAGTAGTTGGATTTAATGTTGATATTGGAATAAGAAATCAAAATATTTTTTATCATTTTAATGTATCTCAAGATATGGGCAAAGAAACTGATGAATCCTTAAAAAATCTTGATTACACAATTAATCAAGTTAACGGTAAAAAAGGTTCTACTCAAAATGCTGGATTATGGGATTTTTATAAGTCAAGGTCATACACATCACAGGTTAGATGTATGGGTAATGCTATGATACAACCTACGATGTATTTTAATTTAAGACATGTTCCTATGTTTTACGGACCATACATGATAACTGAGGTTAAACATACTATCTCACCTGGAAGTTTTGAAACAACATTTGGGGGTGTTAGACAAAGTGTTTTTAGTTTTGATGACAATATAAATTATATGCAAATTCTAACTAAAAAAATTTTGACGGAATTTGCAGAAAAATTAAAAACAAAAACACAAACAACAGGGACTATTAATACAATTAATAACAAAAGTAATACCACTTTAGATAATACGTATGAAATTGATATCTCAAGTAATTGTTCTAAATATTTATCTGGTATTAAGTCTTATGAAAAATACTCACCGGCAACACAATCGGCAACAACACTGTCTGTGTCGGATATGGTTAGTGATATTAAAACATACATAAGTGCGACAGGAGGTAATGATGTTATAGCGAGATTATTAAGTTTTGTTACAGTTTATTTAGGTTCGTATAATGGAAGTGTTTTTAATTGTTGGAATAATAATTATAGTGCAACATTTTTAACATTTTATAATGATAAAGCAGAATTAATTAAATGGCCTGGCGAGAGTATTAAATATTTTCAATCACAATATTTATGTGAAATTACTAACGGAATATCAATACCGTTTGCGGTGTTTAAGGATAAACAAGATATGTTTTCATTAATGAAAACTAGATGGGGAAAAATATCAATAGATAGTACGATAAATAGAAATAACCCAGAAAGTTTTTTACAGGCTTGGTTTACAAAATGGAATAAAAGTTGGAACAAAGATTATTTTGATAATTATAAAAATAATCTTCCAGATGATTATTCAAAAAAATTAAAAGAAGTTACAGATGCTTTAAAATTAGCGGAATTGTTAGGTTTATAGAGATTTTAACTAAATGATGATATTTATAATAAAAACAATATGGATATAAAAAACACATTAGATACGTACCTAAATAAAAAAGGAAGGTATACTGAAAAAGAAACTGGTAACGGTTTTAAAGAAGTTTGTGATTTAGAAACAGGTGATTGTTATACTGTTAGAATGAAAGATGGTTTAATTGAAAGAGTAGACCATATGATGTCAGCAAATAAAAGAGTACAAGTTGAAACTTCAAAAGGAGTTAAACAATTATTAAATGGTTAACATATGTCAATAGATAAAAAAATTATAGAAGAATTAAATAGATACCGTAGTATCAATAAATATATCATGGAGCAAGATGCTGCCACTGATGTACCCCCACCAGGAGGAGATGTACCACCACCAACAGGATTAGGAACACCCCCACCACCAGGAGGAGATGTACCACCAGCACCTGAAGCGGGAGCAGCGCCAGCACCTGTAGATATTGCAAATGACCCTGATGTAGAAAAGATTGGTGATGAAGATAAAGGTGGTGCTGAAGGCGGAGATGAGTCAGGTACGGAAGAATTGGATATTACTGATTTAGTTACTACTCAAAAAGATGCTAGTCAAAAACAAGATGATTACTTTGAAGAATTATTCGCTCACATAGAAAGATTAGAATCTAAATTAGGTGAGATGGATAATTTGGTTAATAAAATTAACTCATTAGAGGCGGCAGTTGAAAGAAGTCGTCCAAAAACTCCACAAGAAAAACTTGAGTTAAGAAGTTTGGATTCAGGACCTTACAATCAAAAGTTAACAGATTTTTTTGTTGATAAGGAACAGGACATGCAAAAGTCAGGTAAAAATGAATATATTTTAACTACTGATGATGTTGAGAATTTCTCACCGTCAGACCTTAGAACATCATTTGTGCCAGGACCTCATAAAAACTTCGGAATTTAATTTGACAAAGACATAATTTGGGTTTATATTTAGTTATTAATAAAAATTAAATAAAACTTAAGTTATGATGTCAACACTAGATTCAGTCCTTGCACAGTACGAGAAATCAAAACAGTCAAGCGGTTCAGGCAGTGGCAAAATGTCACAGGAAGAGCGTATGAAGAAATACTTCGCGGCAATCCTTCCACAAAATCAAAATTCAGCACAAAAGAGAATTAGAATTCTCCCTACCAAAGATGGTAGTTCCCCATTCGTAGAAGCATGGTTTCACGAAGTACAAGTAGGTGGTCAATGGAACAAAATCTACGACCCCGCAAAGAACGACAACGAACGTTCACCCCTCAATGAAGTTTACGAAGAATTAATATCCACAGGTAAAGAGTCGGATAAACAATTGGCGAGTCAATATAGGTCGCGTAAGTTTTATATTGTTAAAGTTATTGACAGAGACAAACCTGAAGAAGGTGTTAAGTTCTGGCGTTTTAAGCACAACTATAAGAACGAAGGTGTTCTTGATAAAATCATTCCTATTTGGAGAGCTAAAGGTGATGTTACCGACCCTGAAAAAGGACGTGACCTTATCATTGAGTTAGCTAAAGCTAAAACACCAAAAGGTAAGGATTATACAATCATCCAAACGGTTATGTATGATGACCCAAGTCCTGTACACACTGAAAAGTCTCAGGCTGATGAGTGGGTTAAGGATGAGTTATCTTGGAGAGATGTTTATTCCAAAAAACAAACTGACTATCTTGAGGCTATTGCTCGTGGAGAAACTCCAAGATGGGATTCAGATAAAGGTGGTTATGTTTTTGGTGATTCATCTACAAGTGAAGTTGTTTTAGGTGGAGCATCAGTAGACCCACAAGCGGATTCTGATGTTGATACGGAATTACCGTTTTAATTAAATAAAATATAAGGGTGGAGATAAAACATCTCCGCCCTTTTTAATATACAAACTTATGGCAGGAATTAAGAAAAAAGACATTGGTGGGATTGGGAACATAAAAGATAAGTTCTCAACCAAAACCAAATATAAAGAAACTAACTACTATAATTGTGGTGAAGCGTTTCATAATGCTTGTGGAATACCAGGTCCTGTAATGGGGGGTATCAATATGTTCTTGGGACATAGTAATAGTAGTAAGACAACAGCTATGATACTTGCGGCGGCAGACGCTCAAAAGAAAGGACATCTACCTGTGTTCATTATCACCGAGAAGAAATGGAGTTGGGAGCACGCAGTTGAGTTGGGATTACAAGCGACAAAAAACGAGAACGGAGAATGGGATGGAGACTTTATCTTTAATGATTCGTTTGATTATATTGAGCAGGTTACGGACTTTATTAATGAAGTGTTGGATGCTCAAGAAAAAGGTGAGGTTCCGTATAACTTATTGTTCTTATGGGATTCAGTTGGTTCTATCCCATGTAAAATGACATTTGATGGCAAAGGCGGCAAACAACATAATGCTGCAACATTAGCTGATAAGATTGGTATGGGGGTTCATTCAAGAATAACCAAATCAAAGAAAGAAGATTATCCATATTATAATTCAATGGTTGTGGTCAATCAGCCCTGGGTTGAGTTACCTGACAATCCATTTGGACAACCAACGATTAAAGCAAAAGGTGGTGAGGCGTTATGGTTGGCATCTTCATTGGTCTTCTTATTTGGTAATCAAAAGAACGCAGGTATCAATCATATTACAGCCACCAAGAATGGTAGAACCGTATCATATGCAATCAGAACAAAAGTATCTATTCTTAAAAACCACGTAAATGGTTTGGGATACAAGGATGGAAAAGTGATTGCCGTTCATAACGGATATATTCAAGACACCAAAGAAGATTTGGAAAAATATAAAAAGGATTATTCACAATATTGGAACGCGATATTATCTGGTGATGGTGAAATAAACATTGAAGAATCGGAAGAAGTAGAAATAACAGAATAAAAATTAACCCCTCCATTAAAAGAGGGGTTTTTTATTATATTAGATATTTATAAATAAAAATATCATGGCAAAAAAAATTATAAGATTAACTGAATCTGACCTAACAAAACTTATTAAGAGAGTTATTCTAGAATCGGAAGATGACATTCAACCTGATGATTTAGAATCCGGAATTAATGTATCATCAAATGAACTTGAACAACACGCTCAAGAAGGAACGTTACCACCAATTGTTGCTAAAGTATTAAATACCCCAATCGGTAAAGAAATAATATCAAAAGTTGAAGAATATTGTTCCCAAGGACAACCTAAAGAAACAATTTTAAGTTATTTAAGAGGGAAGAGGGATGAATTTAGAAAACAAAAAAGGGAGAAAACAAAACAAAACGCTCAAGTTCAAGAACAACTTACAATGTTGGGGGCGGTTGCATTTCTTGTTGGATTTATTCTCCTTATGCTATTATTAATTAAAATTTTTAGAGGTGGAGATGGTTGTGGAAGTTATACTGATTGGAGAAACCGAAACTTTAGTGGATATAAATAAAATTAACCCCTCCTTTAAAGAGGGGTTTTTTATTATATTAGATATTTATATATACCTATGAAAAAATCTCACAAAATCTATTTACTTTTATCAATTATTATAATGCTGGTTTTTTTTACAATTAAAACAATTGTTTTATTTGAAATAATGCCATCTCAAAAATGGACTAGAATTACAGAGTATGTGTGTTTTATTTTATTTATTCCACTATTTCGTTTAATTACCAAAGATTTCATTTCCAAAAGTAAAAATGTTGAATTAGGTCACGTTGAATTAGAAAATTTTATAGATAGTGCGGCCATAATATCTAAGGCGGATAGGAATGGTAAAATAATATATGTCAATAAAAAATTTACAGAAGTTTCGGGTTGGGGTTTGGATGAGGTAATGGGTAAAGACCATAGTGTTGTTAATTCTGGTTTACATCCCAAAGAACTATGGACAGAAATGTATAAGACAACAATTAAAGATAAAAAAATATGGAATCATGTTGTCACTAATAAATCTAAGAATGGTGAATTATATTATGTTGACACATATATTAAAGCTAGTTTTGATTTGGAAGGGAAATTAAAAGGGTTTATGTCTATTAGACAAGATGTTACAGAATTAAAAAGAAAAGAAATTGAGATTAGAAATAGAATGGATGCGATAAATAAATCAAATGCAGTTATTGAATTTGATTTGGAAGGTAAGGTTATGTTTGCGAATGATTTGTTTTTGACAACTATGGGGTATAAAACAATAAAGGAAGGTGGTTTGGATGAAATAGTTGGTAAACACCATAGAATATTTGTTAGTGAAGAATATTCAAATTCGGAAGAATATAAGGAATTTTGGGATACCCTTAAAAGTGGTGTGTATGTTTCGGGTGAATTTGAAAGACTCTCAAAGAGTGGTGATATTGTTTGGTTACAAGCGTCATATAATCCTGTAATAGATTTTAATGGTAAACCATATAAGATTATGAAGATTGCTCAAGACATTACTAATATGGTTGAACAAAGACTGGAGATAGATAAAAAGAACTCTTATTTGGAACACGCAGCGAAGATATTAAGACACGATATGCATTCGGGAATTAATACATATATGCCAAGGGGTGTTACATCATTGGAAAGAAGGCTAAAACCTGAAGATATTGAAACGTTGAAATTGGATGCTCCATTAAAAATGATTAAAGAAGGATTAAAACATTCACAAAAAGTTTATAAAGGTGTTTATGAGTTTACAAATTTGGTAAAGAAAGATGCTGTTTTAACAAAAACAACTTGTAACCTTACTGAAATTCTTCACGATTATTTAAATTCAACTGCATATTCGTCTCAAGTTAAGATTGATGAACTAGTAACATTAGATGTTAATGAATCATTGTTTTGTACTGCAATAGATAACTTAATTCGTAACGGATTAAAATATAATGATTCGGACTCAAAGTTTGTTAAAATATATATGGAAGACGATTTTATTGTAATTCAAGATAATGGTAGAGGGATGACACAAAAAGATTTTGACCATTTATCACAACCATATACGAGAAAAGAAGGGCAAAAAGAATCTGGAACGGGTCTCGGATTAAATATTTGTATTGCAATATTAAAAGAACATGGTTTTTCTATTACCTGTGAAAAAAATGAAATAGGAACTAAAATTAAAATTAAATAAAAAAAAACCTACCTATGATTGACTCAATTATGCTTGTGGATGATGAGGATTTATTCCATCTTGTTTTTGAAGACGCTTGTTCTTTATTAGATATAAGTTTGTCTTTAAAATCGTTAAACAGTGCTGACCAAGCCGAAAAACTTTTTAAGAAATGGTTTACCGAAGGAAATACTGAAGGTAGGCCGGAATGTGTTTTTGTGGATTTAAATATTATTGGTTCATCCTTTGATGGGATAGAACTTATTAGAAAAGTTAATTTTGAGTATGGTAATAATGTGGTGATTGGGATAATATCATCATCAAATGAATCAACAGAACAATCAAAAGCGGTTCAGGCTGGTGCTCAATTTTGGATTATTAAATCAGATGATATAGAGCCAAGATTGGAAGAATTCAGAAAAGATTTTGATGGTTATAAAAAAAGAACGGCACCTTTTAAAGTATATAAATAATGATTAAATTTTGTTCACAAACAAAAAAAGATTTAATTAACTTAAAAGAAACAAAAAATATTGTTTTTGAGGGTAATATTGCAAAAATGATTGATTCGGATGGTGATGATGAGTTTAATGAATATATTAATTTTTGTATTGAAAAGGATAAGGAAACAAGAAGAAAAAGATTGGATATTACAAAACAGGTTCAAAATCAAAATAAAGAGCTGTCCGACTTAAATATTGAAAACGAAAGAATCTTAGAAGAATTACAAGAAACTTTAAAAAATGTTGAGGAAACAAAAACTCATATTGAATACCAAAACAAAGAGCTGATTGATTGGAAAAATGATAATGAAAGATTAACTATAGAACTTACAAGTCAAATGAGTAAGGCTGAACTGGCAAAAATGGAAGCCGAAAGAGCTAAAACTGATGCGGAAAACAATTTGGATGTTTTACAGAAAAAAACTCAATTTGAATTAATTAATATGATTGTTAAAATAGCCCTATCAATAATTCTTGGTGTCGGTCTCATAACAACAGGGTTATATTTGGTTTCAATATTTACCGGAAAAGAAACTCAAATTATTGGTTCTACATGGTCAAATATGTTTGGTATATTATTAACGAATGCCTTTAGTATTGTTGGTACAATAATGGGTGTTAAATATGCCACAGAAAAAAAATAAAATTGACTTATCACCGACTTACAACTATACTTAATTCAGAAACAATATTTTATCACCACACAAATGGTTAAGTGAAAACATTTTTAATTGACGGAAACAATCTCTACAAAATTGGATATGAGGGAGTTAGGGATTTGTTCTCAGGTAATAATCATATCGGAGGAATATACCATTTCATTAATACAATTCGGAAGTTTTTAGAAGAACAGAATTACGACAAGGTAATTGTGTTTTGGGACAGTGAGTCCAATACATCGGTTAGAAAAGAATTATACCCCAACTATAAGGCACAAAGAAGAAATGAGATGAGTGAAGACCAAGAGGAGTCCTACCTTCATCAAAGACGACGTGTAAAACAATACTTGGAAGAAGTATTTGTTAGACAATTAGAAGTTCCCAATAATGAGGCTGACGATTTAATAGCACAATACTGTAATATTGCATTAGATGAGAATATAACCATCTTTTCAGGAGATAAGGACTTTACACAGCTCATATCAGAAAGAGTCCAAATTTACTCTCCTAATAAGAAAGAATACTATAAATTAGGCGATATGATATCACTTGATAAAGTTAATATCCCCCATCAAAATGTATTACTGACGAAGGTGTTTGTTGGTGATACGTCAGATAATATTTCAGGTATTGATGGGCTTGGTGTAAAAACTTTGGTTAAGTTATTCCCTATGTTGCAGGAGAAATCATGCACTATCACTGAAATCTTGGATAATGCACGACTTATCCTGCAGGAAAAGAAAGTTCCAAAAATTATTGATAAAATTTTGACAGGACACTCAAAAAATGGTATACTTGGGGAAGAGTTTTATAATACAAATCTAAAGATAATAGATTTAGGAAACCCCCTCGTAACAGATGAGGCGAAAGAATTGGTGGAAGAAGTTTATAAAGAAAGAATTGACCCCACGGATAGGGGATATAAAAATCTAATGAAGATGATGATGGCTGACGGACTATTCAAGTATTTGCCGAAAGACGACAATGCTTGGATTAACTTCCTAAAACCATTTCTAAAATTAACAAGAAAAGAAAAGAAAAAATAACCAAAAAACAAAATAAAGTATGAAAGAGATGGACATTACTAAAATGGAATTTTTGTTGACACTTAACGATATTATTATCGTCCAAAGATTCTATAATGTGAGAAACTACAACCCAAGTGTGAGGAATTCTTTTGAGATTTACGACTTGATGTTTCAGATTAAAAACGAGTTGCAAAACGACTTGAAGTGGAAGACAATTGTGTATATGATTGACAACAAATCGTTGATTGAACAAGACCCAAAAGTCATGAATACTTCTATGACTAATGAACCTGAATTTTTTAACATGTATATTAAAGTTGGGGATGAGACAATTTGTCATAGACAATTTGATGCTAAAATGTATCCACCAAAGATAAGATATACTGTGGATGTACGCCCTTACTTGAAAAGTATTCTTAAGGATTTGACTGACATTTTTTCAGAACAAAATTTAACTTATGAATATCTCGGACTTCCGCTAGAGGCTTAATATTTATTTTAACACAAACACATTTTAGCATGAATTCTGACAAAAATTTTAATTATTTAGGTAATACATTTCAACTACAACTTCTTAACCAAATCATTTTAGACAAGGAATTTTCTCGTTCAATAATTGATGTTACTGAGTTGAACTACTTTGAGAACAAATACTTTAAGATTATCATTCAGATGATTAAAGAGTATTATGTAAAGTATGAATCAACACCATCGTTTGACACTTTGGAACAAATTGCTAAGTCAGAAATTTCACAAGAACTTGCGGCAAAGATTGTCTTAGATACAATTAAGCAAGTGAAAGATGCACCATTTGAAGGTGTGACATTTGTTCAGGAAAAAGCATTGAAATTCTGTAAACAACAAGAGTTACAGAAGGTGATGACAAAGGCTCAAAAAATTATTGATGGGGGAGAGTTTGAGAATTATGATACGTTAGAGGAAATGGTTAGAGAAGCCTTACAAGTAGGCGAGGTTGACAAAGGAACTGAGGATGTGTTCCACAACCTTGAGGATGTATTAAACGACGATTTTAGACATCCAATTCCGATGGGGGTACCTTCTATAGACAAACTACTTAAAGGTGGTTTGGCGAAGGGAGAGATAGGTGTGATACTAGCCCCAACGGGAGTAGGTAAATCAACATTACTTACAAAAATGGCAAATCACGCATATAATCTTGGGTATAATGTTCTTCAGATATTTTTTGAGGATAACCCAAAGATTATACAAAGAAAACATTTCACATTGTGGACGGGAATATCACCTGATGAATTGGCAAATCAAAAAGAAATGGTGATGAAAAAGGTTATTGAAATTAAGGAGACACTACCAAATAGATTAATCCTTAAAAAATTACCTTCCGACACAATGACGATGTTACAGATTAAAAACCAAATTAGAAAGATGATTGCTGAGGGTAATAAAATTGATATGGTACTTTTGGATTATATTGATTGTGTTGTCCCCGACAAAAATCTTGGTGATGAGTGGAAAAGTGAAGGTTCAGTTATGAGAGGGTTTGAGGCCATGTGTCATGAACTTAATTTAGTTGGTTGGACTGCTACACAGGGTAACAGAAGTTCAATATCTTCTGAGGTCGTTACCACCGACCAAATGGGTGGCTCCATTAAAAAAGCCCAAGTTGGACACGTTATTATTTCAGTCGCTAAAACTCTACAGCAAAAAGAAATGAAATTGGCGACAATCGCTATCACAAAATCTCGTATTGGTCCCGATGGAATCATCTTTGAGAACTGTAAATTTGATAACGAATTATTGGTTATTGACACCGAAAGTTCCGTAACGTTCTTAGGTTTTGAAGAAAACAAAGAAGTACAACAAAAGAACAGAGTTAAAGAGTTATTGGAGAAGAGAAAAGAAAGAGAATCACAAAACAAATAAACTAAAAACGAAAAATGAATAAAATGGACGCATCTCAGAAGATATTGTCTGACATTACGGTGTATATGAAATACGCCAAATTTTTACCCGAACTTGATAGAAGAGAAACGTGGGAAGAATTAGTAACCAGAAACATGAATATGCACATTAAAAAATACCCCAAACTCGGAAGTGAGATTGTTGAGGTATACAAATATGTGTATGATAAAAAAGTATTACCCTCAATGAGGTCAATGCAATTCGGTGGAAAACCAATTGAAATTTCTCCAAACAGAATTTATAATTGTGCTTACCTACCTATTGACCATTTGGACGCATTTGCTGAAGCAATGTTTCTACTTTTGGGTGGAACAGGTGTTGGGTACTCAGTACAAAAACATCATGTTGAGAAATTACCTGAAATTAGAAAACCAAACTCAAACAGAAAAAGAAGATTCTTAATTGGAGATTCTATTGAAGGATGGGCTGACGCAATCAAAGTATTGTTCAAATCTTATTTCGGAGAACAGTTGTCAATGCCTGAGTTTGATTTCTCTGATATCAGACCAAAAGGAGCTCAACTGGTAACATCAGGTGGTAAAGCACCAGGTCCTCAACCACTTAAAGATTGTCTACACAAACTACAAGGAATGTTAGAGGCGAGAGAAGATGGTGATAAATTAAGTCCTATTGAGGTTCATGATATGGTTTGTCATATCGCTGACGCTGTCCTTGCCGGAGGAATTCGCAGAGCTGCTCTCATCTCCTTATTCAGTGCTGATGACCACGAAATGATTGCTTGTAAAGCGGGTGCATGGTGGGAGAACAACCCACAAAGAGGTAGAGCAAATAACTCCGCAGCACTTGTTAGACACAAAATCACTAAAGAGTTCTTCATGGACTTATGGAAAAGAGTTGAAGCTTCAGGTGCTGGTGAGCCAGGAATCTATTTCACAAATGATAAAGATTGGGGAACTAATCCTTGTTGTGAGATAGCACTTCGTTCAAATCAATTCTGTAATCTTTGTGAAGTTAATGTCTCTGACATTGAATCACAAGAAGACTTAAATAGTAGAGTTAAAGCTGCGGCATTTATTGGAACCCTACAAGCTGGCTATACTAATTTCCATTATCTTCGTGATGTTTGGAGAAGAACAACTGAAAAAGAAGCACTTATCGGTGTATCAATGACAGGTATTGGTTCAGGTGTTGTACTTGGATACGATATGAAAGAAGCTGCGAAACTTGTTAAAGAAGAGAATTCAAGAGTTGCAAAACTTATTGGAATTAACGAATCTGCAAGAACAACAACTGTTAAACCTGCAGGGACAACATCATTGACATTGGGAACATCAAGTGGTATTCACGCTTGGCACAACGACTACTACGTTAGAAGAGTTCGTGTAGGTAAGAATGAAGCAATTTATAACTATCTACTTCAGAATCACCCTGAACTTGTTGAAGATGAATACTTCCGTCCTCATGACACCGCAGTAATCTCTGTACCACAAAAAGCACCAGAAGGAGCAATATTGAGAACAGAAAGTCCATTCCAACTTCTTGATAGAATTAAAAAGATTACTTTAGATTGGGTTAGACCTGGACACAGAAGTGGTTCTAATACTCACAACGTATCTGCAACCGTAAGTTTGAAACCTGAAGATTGGGAATTAGCAGGAGAATGGATGTGGAATAATCGTGAATTTTATAATGGCTTATCAGTACTTCCATTTGATGGGGGTTCATATATCCAAGCCCCTTTTACAGATTGTACTAAAGAAGAGTTTGAGCAATTATTTGCTAAACTACATACAATTGATTTATCTAAAGTTATTGAATTAACTGATAATACAGATTTAAGTGGAGAACTTGCTTGTGTTGGTGGGGCTTGTGAAATTAAGTAATATGGAAAACATAGAACAAAAAATTAGGGAGAAGGATAAACTTCTCCCTTCTTATTATTATTTTAACGAAAAGGGTTTATTAGTTTTTACTGAGGACTATCATTTAAGTAGAGGACATTGCTGCGGAAACAAATGTTTAAATTGTCCTTACGAACCTAGATATGAAAAAGGGGTGACAAACATAAAAAAAACTAATACATAATATTTATTTGTATGTCAAATGGTAAAACATACGGTATAGCGTTTCCCTTTAATATTTCAAATCAAGGTAAGTACCTAAGATTAACTCAAACTGCTAATGATGAAATTAGAACTGATTTAATTCATTTACTCTTAACAAGAAAGGGTTCAAGATATTTTTTACCTGATTTTGGTACAAGATTATATGAATATATATTTGAACCAATGGATAGTCCGACATTCAATAATATTGAGGCGGATATTAGAGAGGCTTGTGAAAAATACATGCCACAACTTAAAATAACTAATATTTCTATAAAGGCAGCATCAGATGAAGAAGAAGTTAATGTTGTTACTACGGCAGGAAATGTTATTAATAAAGAATTTAATGTGCCTAATTCAAGTACTCAACCATACACAGCAAAGGTTAGAATTGATTATGCGATAACAGACGATGTATTTAATTCAAGAGATTTTGTAATACTTAATATTTAATATTATATGGGAGAAAAAAGAATATCATATTCCGTAAGGGATTTTCAATCAATAAGAACAGAATTAATAAATTTTGTTAAAACATATTATCCAGAATTAATAGATAATTTTAACGATGCGTCTGTTTTTTCTATGTTTTTGGATTTGAATGCTGCGGTATCAGATAATTTACATTACCATATTGATAGAAGTATTCAAGAAACGGTATTACAATACGCACAACAAAAATCATCAATATATAATATTGCCAGAACTTATGGATTAAAATTACCGGGACAAAGACCTTCAGTTGCTTTAGTTGATTTTTCAATTACAGTTCCAGCTAATGGAGATAGACCTGATGAAAGATATTTGGGTTTGTTAAGAAAGGGAAGTCAAGTTATTGGTGCGGGACAAGTATTTGAAACTGTTAATGATATTGATTTTACATCACCCTTCAATTCTGAAGGTTTTCCAAATAGAACTATTCGTCCTAATACTAATGGTAATAATACATTGGTAAATTATACTATAACAAAACGAGAAATTGTAGTTAATGGTATTACAAAAGTTTTTAAACAAACAATAACTCCTGGTGATGTTAAACCTTTTTATGAGTTATTTTTACCTGAAAAAAATATACTTGGAGTTACTTCTGTTATTCAAAAAGATGGGACAAATTATTCTAATGTACCTACAGTTCAAGAATTTTTAACTTTAAATGGAAAATGGTATGAAGTGGAGGCGTTAGCACAGGATAGAGTTTTTATTGAAGACCCAACAAAACCTACAGACGCACCTGGGGTTAAAGTCGGTACTTATATCTCAACGGATAATAGATTCATGACCGAATACACACCCGAAGGATTTATGAAAATGACTTTTGGTGGTGGTAACACATCGGCTGAAGACCAGTTAAGGGAGTTTGCGAGAACGGGAATCAATGTTCAAAGTATCCAAACATATTTAAATAACTTTTCTTTGGGTAGCACATTAAAACCAAATACAACATTATTTGTACAATATAGAATTGGTGGTGGTTTAGGAACAAATCTTGGAGTTAATGTTATTAATCAAATAGGTACTGTTTATTTCTTTGTAAATGGTCCTTCGGATGAAACTAATACATCTGTAATTACTTCTTTAAGATGTAATAATGTTACCGCAGCGATTGGGGGTTCAGGGTTACCTACTTTAGAAGAAGTTAGAAATTTTATTTCATTTAATTTTGCTTCTCAGAATAGAGCGGTCACAGTAAATGATTATGAGGCTTTGATTAGAAAAATGCCATCAAATTTTGGAGCACCCGCAAAAGTTGCCATTTTAGAAGAAGATAATAAAGTTAAAGTTAAAATTTTGTCATATGATGCCAACGGTTCATTAACGGCAATTGTATCTAATACTTTATTAGGTAATATTGCAGAATATTTGTCTAACTATAGAATGTTGAATGATTATATTTCGGTAGAAAGCGCCGAAGTTATTGATTTGGGAATTGATTTATCAATAGTATTGGATGCTAGTCAAAATCAGGGTGTAATTGTTTCTTCAATTATAAATCAAATATCCACTTATTTTAATCCTGCAACAAGACAATTAGGACAAAATGTTAATGTGTCAGAACTTAATAGAATATTACAATCACAAAATGGTGTTATATCCGTAACTAGCTTACAAATTTTTAACAAAGTTGGCGGACAATACTCATCATCTCAAACATCTATGTCTTATATTGATTCTGAAACAAAAGAAATTGGCGTAGTTGATGGTACTATATTTGCAATGCCTAATCAAATATATCAAATACGATTTGCGAATAAAGATATTAGGGTTAAAGTCAAGAATCTCCAATCAGTAAGTATTAGTTAATAATTTATTTATTTAATAAACAAGTTATGTTTATAACGAGTGTATTTTTTCTTTTGGAAAAATACCCCATCAACTATTTATTATAAAGGTTATTAATGGGTCAATCATATAGAATAAGAACAACGCCGGGGGATGACAAAAATATTGTTATTAAAGTAGAACAAGATTTTGAGCAATTGGAAGTTCTATCTTTAAAAATAAGACAATCTGATGTTTATACTAGGATGTGTTCTGATTATGGGGTTATTGCCGGAAGAGTCTTCGCAAATAACGGATATGGTATTCCAAATGCCAAACTTTCAATTTTTATTCCAATAAAACCCGAAGATGAGGATAATCCTGTAATATCTTCAATATACCCTTATAAGAATTTAGAACAAACTAATGAAGATGGATATAGGTATAATTTATTACCATATATCCCATCTTACAGTACTCACGTACCAACAGGTACGTTTCCAACAAGATTAGATGCTTTAGTAAATCAAACAGTTGTAGAACTTTATGACAAGTATTATAAATATACTGTTACAACCAACGATAGTGGTGACTTTTTAATTTTTGGTGTTCCTGTTGGAACTCAAACAATTGTGATGAATGTTGATTTATCAGACATTGGTGAATTTTCATTAACTCCTCAAGATTTAATAAGGATGGGTGTTGCAACTGAAGAACAGTTTGATGGTGTAAAATTTAAATCATCATCTAATTTCAATCAATTACCACAAATTATTGTAATTAATAAAACAATTGAAATTGTTCCATTTTGGGGTGAAAAAGATGTTTGTCAAATTGGTATAACAAGAAGTGATTTTGATTTAACCAACGAGGCGAATATTAATATACAACCGACATCAATTTTCATGGGTTCTTTAATGAGTTCAAATGAAAAATCGGCGGTTAAATCAAACGGTATTGCGCAAAAAGCGACGGGTGATTTGTGTAAGTTAATTACAGGTCCTGGTGAAATTATTGGATTAACACAATCAATTTATAGAGATTCTAATGGGTTACCTATTATAGAAAGGGCTGATTTACCAAATGGTGGTAAGTTAATAGATTCCGCGGGTGCTTGGTTATTTGATTTACCAATGAATCAGGATTATGTGTATACAAATGAATTTGGACAACAAGTTTTATCTAATGACCCGTCAGTAGGTGTCCCAACAAAGGCTAAGTATAGATTCAAGATTAAATGGCAACAAAGTACAAGTGTTTCAGAAGATTATAAAAGAGGTTATTACTTAGTCCCTAATGTTAAAGAACGTGGGTGGAACGGAGGATTTGACCCAACTGTTATTCAATTTGTTAATCCAAATTATCAAACTGACCCCGATTGGTTGGATTTCCAAAAATCGTATGCGTTTAGTTTAGATTGGTCGGCATATACTAACGGTAGTTTAAGTATCAGTAATCCTGATATTCAAGACATAATAAATTGTGAAGATTATTTTTATGAATTTGATTATAATAAAGTTTATACGGTATCTTCATTTATTGATAATTACAAAATTGCTGATAATAAAGAAAAATTTATTGGTATTAAAAGGATTGATGATGATACTTGTGAAGATGTTGCTAATAGATACCCTGTAAATGACGGAGTTTTTCATACAAGTTTAATTTGGAGAGTTTTTAATTTTTTATTAGTTATTTTTGGTATTATTGGACTACCTCTACTTATTATATATAGTTTTTTTGCATATCTTTGGAAGTGGTTAAAAGTACCATTTTTTATTTTTTTAGAATTTTGGGCCGGATATAATATAATTCAATCAACTGCGGGAATAATTGCTGCCGCAACACCATCAGTAGGGTTTGGTGCTACAGTATGGATTGCGGGTGTTATATATTATTCGGTAATGTTGGGACTATGGTTAGCGGTTGCGATTGCACTTATTATTGTTTTTAGAAAATTAAAGGATTATGATTTTCCACCATTGAGATTACCAATGATAACATATCCGGACTGTGATGTCTGTGATTGTAAAGGTGATGATAGTGAAGGTACTTCGTTATCATCATCTGATTCATCAGCGGCAAGTGCTGGAAATTCTGGAGGGCTATTAGTCAATTTGACAAATTTAGGGGCATATGGAGATGTTTTGGACGTTAAATTTGATACTGATTTTCCGGCGTTTCATAAAGAAAACCCGCCCAATGGTAACGGATGTTTCTACAAAGATTATGATTATCTTCAAGTACTTCAATTATTAACAGGTAATTCTTATAAGGCTAAAGATAATAATGGTTCAAATTATGGGGTACAATTGTATTCAACATTTGATATTGGTGCGGATGATTATTACTCGGCTATGTATACTAGAAGTATGCCTTTTGGAGAGAGATTAAATCAATTTAATACAAAGGCTAATTACTATAATGGAAGTAATCAAATATCTGTACAGATAGAACCAAATATACCAACAAATAGTGGTAAACAACATTTAGATAATGTCATTGTGTTTATTGGTCAACCCGGAACTTACGGTGATTTAGGAGCTGGCTCTATGTTTAGCTTTGTAGGTCCAAAAAATTCTAAAGACCCAAATATAACAGGAGGAACAAGAAATAGTTTTGGTACTAAGTCTATTACAGGTACAACAGATACGGGTAAAACTTCAGTAAGTATAATTTATGGTAATCCGAGTAGTAGATTTGGTAATTTAGTACCTGTAACATATGCTCTAACTGCAAGTGCGAGTACAGATGAAAAAACTTATCAATATCCTAGTGATATTGAATACTTCCAAGTTGTTACGGGAATGACAATCACACAATTTAGAGCTTTACATGCGTCTAATCCATTTGCAAATTCATTGGCTGATATTATAGAAAGTAAAACAGTTATAACAAAAAGAACTTGGTATCATAATAGTGATTGTTGGCCAGGATGGGAAAAATTATTTACCTGTCCATATCCTGCGAAAAACATAGATTATATGGATAATAATTCAATAATTTATATTGCTCAAAGAGGGGTTGACCCATATTCACCACAATATCCAACAAGAGTAGGTTTAGGAAAACTTTTAGGGTCTAATAATATAAATAATGTCCAAGTGGATGTTCCACTTAGATTAAACATACCGATTAGAAATATTGACCCAGCTAATGGTGGTACAATTGGTAATGAATTATGTTATATACATAATATAGCTCCAGATAATTCAATACCAAATAATGGACAAAAACTTTGGAACCCATCGTATTTTTTCACACCAGGTAATCAGTATACAGGATATACCACAAATTTAACAAGGTATTATTCTGCTTTAGATAGTACTACTTTGAGTTATGTGATTGACTCAACACATGCGGCGAATACAAGTATTAGTAATAGGGCAATACCTCAATCAAATATTAATGGGTCTAGAGATGTATTTTCTAACGCGAATAATTTTTTATTTTATGCGAGTCCTAATATACCTCAAATGTATTCAGCGCAAGAGTCTTTAGTCGGAGGTACTTTTATGTATATGACTCCACCAGGGATTTATAATGTGTCTAACGGATGTTATTATGGTAATTATAGTTATGGTATTAATCAAGCACCACCCGAAGAATATTATTTTAGTTTCATATATCCAACGGGATATACTACAAGTATGTCAGATAAAACTAATATTGTTATGAGGTCTGATAGATTACCATCATCGGATGGGTTATTAAGATTTTCTACCGCAAATACAGGAAATACGGTTTATACAAATGTTGCAATGATGAACCAAAATCCAGCACAAAATATGTATGTATTTTCAGATGGAGGTGTTTTGACTATTGGTGGCGGGATTAGTTCTCCACAGTATAATGCTGGTGATTTTCTATCAGGAAACAACGTATTTTATGGGACAGTTTTAAATACTTTTGATTGTGCGGGAATGGTTCAGTTTAATTGTTATTCAGGGGATGGGGTACATTTTGGTGTTAGTAGTAACTGTACAAATACAGATGCGGTTGAAAATGGTTGTTATGTATTTGTTAGAGACCCGTTAAATGGTTTATTTAAACCAAGGTCGGACAATGATATTACAAGATGGTCTGAATATGTTTTAAGATTTAGATTTTTTTATGCTTTGTGTCAAGGTGTTTTATCTAACGTATTTGTTAATAATTGGGTTAATGGTAATTTATATGCGTTTCCTTTTAAGGTTGATACGTATTATAATAAATTAAATCAGGTTTATAAACGTAAGTTTCCTTTTGAAACAGTTATGTTACAATACGAAACAAATAATTTTTATTATCGTTCATCTCCTGCAATAAAATTTTTAAATACATATAAATTTGTTGGTGCTCAATCTAATGGGGACCCTACAAAAGGTGCTAATAATTCTGACATAAAAACTCCTACAACAATAATGAATTTAGGACCAAGAGACGAATTCTTAAAAGAAATTATTTTAAGTCCTAACTATTACGGATATAATATGAAAAAAATATCTCAAACATCATATACTGACTTATCGGACATGATAAACTTTTTTTCAATTATTAGAATAATAGATATTAATTTTTGGCGTTCATTATTGAGTAGTGATATGATTAAAAAACTTTTTAGTCGTGGCGGTACAGGGTATAGAGTTGATGCAGATTTTGCGCAATCTGCGGCAATTAATAGTCAAATAGGTGTGATACCATTTGATTCTGATTATTATGATAGTAGTGGTCCTAATCCGGCATTAATTGCTGCAGGAGTCGGGGCTAGCAATATAATGATGGGAATTTATTTTGAATCTACAGCCGAAGACATGCAAGTGAGAGATTTTATTTCCCCGATGAGAATAATCAGATATAATACAAATACAAATTCTTTTGTTTATGATTATATTTCAAACAAATCTCAAATTGTTCCAAATTATAAATGGAGAATACAAAGTGGTGGATACTCCATGTTTGGTAAACAAAATAATGATTGGGCGACAACGCCTCCTGTTAATGGGTTTTACGCTGAAAGGTATCAATCGTTGGATAGATTAACGAGTGATTATCCTAGAGCTGGTTCATTATCACCTAATGAATATAACGCTAGAGGTTATATATTTGCTCAATCAGCCGCAATTACTTTGACAGTAGGAACTCCGTTAATAGTTGGTAATGTTTATACAATTGTTAATTATGTTAGTCCTGATAGTTTTTTAAATGTTGGAGCAACCGCAAACACAAATGACGTTACTTTTATTGCAACAGGGACAACACCATCAAGTTGGTTTAATTCAACAATAGAGGGGGCACCTATTTATTTAACGGGAGTGACAATAAATCCAAATCCTGCATTAGCGGGAGCTCCTTGGTATTTTTATTTTGGATTAAAGAAAGGAGAGACGGCAATAAATAAATTTTACACCAAATACATAGGTGAAACTATATTAAATGAGTGATATTAATACAACCATAGTACTGGGTTCTAAAAGATATAAGTCGGCGATAAATACTGATTTAAGTATTGAGGTACCTTTAGTTAATACTCAAAAAGAAATTGATGAGTTTGACAGAAGTGATACTGTTGATTTAAGTCAAATATTTGATGATGAAAGACAGGAATCTAAGATTTTTAGATTGACTGCTAGTATTGATTTATTATTTTACAACGCCTATAGTGGAACAACGGGGGCTTTTGGGTATGTTCCATTTAGAAATAATCTGTATTATGTTAATAGTGAATCTTCATTCAATACTAATAATTGGTTTGGATATCCCCAATATTATGAATTTGACTTTATAAGAAATGATAATAATGTTTCTGGTTATACTATAAATTCAGGTACAACTTCACCACATATTAGTTTTATTAATAAAAGTGCATCAACATATAATTGGACTCAATATGTGAGTTATGCGTATGAGAATGAGTCTAATAAAGTATTACAATATAATTTAAACTCAGCAACAACTCTAACGTGGGTATGTGGTACTGGAATTCCTTTTTATGTTGTTAATCCATTTAATTACGAAGGTAGAAATTTGATATCTTTTGTTTGTCCTGTTGAACATAATTTGAGTGTTGGTGAGTTTGTGATAATAGAGTTTAACTTTGGTTGGACTGGATATAATGGGAGTAAAGTTTTTCAAGTATATTCGTTAGGTAATTATGGGTATAATTCAGATAAATATATTTTTAACTTATATAATAATGGATTTACAGGGAATACGTTTTTTAATTCGGCTCAAGGGACCTTTAAAAGAATTATTGATATTAATAATTCTGCAGAAACAATGTCTAAATATTACGTTAGAAAACATAAAATAATAACTAATGTTAGTGATTCAATTCTAACGAAATGTGGATTTGAACAAAATATTTTTAATGTTAAAAGGCAATATGAATTTGGTACATTAACACCCGATAAAGTTTCTAGAATAACACAAAAAGAAGGGTCTCAATCGTATCTATTGTCATTCTCAAGTGATATTGATATATCAGAATATAGAGATAATTTGAATAGACCATTATCGGAATTGTTTATTACTATTATAAATAATGGTTATTTTGGATGGATGAATAAACCAATTGCAAATAATATCTCAATTAGAGAAGGTTATCAATACAATTTGGGTCCATCAGTATCATCATACTGGGATTACACTAATTCTAGTGTTAATTTAACTACAATACCAACAGCGTCATATACTAAACCAGGTGGATTTACCTTTTATTATAATCAAAATTTAAAAAGTGGTGATACAATAAATGGTGATTATTGTGAGTTTAATCAATTTGAACAAAAAGAAAGAATTATTTCTCAGTTGTATCATAAGATATCATTTAATGACAATTTATTTATAATTCAATCGGCAACAACAAATCCAAACGGATATTATTATAAACCGCATAATTTAATACAATTAAGGGTTTATTCTGATTATTTAGAGGAGGGTTCATTAAAAGAGGTTGATAACATACCATATTATTCATATTACTCAAATTACAAAAATAGTTTTATTTGGAGAGACATGTATACTTACGGATTTATTGATGAGTCAGGAAAAGGGGTTAATTATCCTTTTTTAAATGGGACTCATTATCCATCAACCAAGATTATATTTAGACTAATTCCTGAAGGAAATGTTGGTCAAAATATATCTACAATAGCAGACCCGATTACTGATGATTGTGAATAAATATAAAATATTATTATCTACAACAAATACAGATAAAGAAATCAATATACCAATTGAAATGAATTGGGATTTGCTTGATAGAAGTGACTCTTTGGTTGAATATGAAGAACAAACAATTAAAAGTGTTATCAATCAAGATAAAGATTTTGAAGTTGCAAGATTTGAACATTCTCAGAATGTAAATTCATTGACTACAGATATTAATTATGAATTTTATTTTGCTCCATCAGGTGCTACCAGCGCAAATACACTTTGGTTAACATCATATCCTGTACAAGGATTTACTCCTACGGAAATTTATTACTATAGTAATTCTTTTAAAAAGTCATTTTTTAAATTAGATTTATATGATACTACTGATTTAACTAAACAAACCAACTATGTTACCTTAATATTACCAACACAACAAGGAGTTACATCCGCAACGACAGTCGGATATACAGTGAATGATATTAAAACTCCTGTAATGAAATTGGATTTTGTTGGTGATAAAGAAGGGTTTTTTATTTACTGGTTAAAAAATACATCATTTTTAAATATTAATACTTTTTATATGACCGCAAAGTTTTTTGATGCGAAGACAGGGATTTTTATTAAAATGATGAATAGACCACAATCAACATTAACAGGTATTAATAAATTTAATTTTCCCCAAGAAAAATATTTTTATTATAAAGTAATTTTAGATTATACTAATTATACATATAAGGTTTATGATATAAACACGGGGTACGATGTCTTAATTGGAGATAGTTCTAACCCAATAAAATGGTATGAATATATTAATCCGTAATGAACGAAGATTATTACTATATAAAAATATCCCATGAAAATGTATTAAATGACATTTTTCCTGAACCGTATACCGCATATACGTATGTAATAACGGGTATAACAGGAACTTGTTGTTATATATCATCAATATCAAGTGACACGGTTTATGTTACGGGACTAACCTACGTTTATTCGTCTATGACTGATATATTAAGTGGAGGTACTAATGGTGATTCTTTATTGACAGGATTAACAATCCCAATACTGTTTAGAGAGACAGCTGTGGATATGGGATACTATTCTGTTTTTGATGGGGCGATTATGCAGGCAGATGTAGTTAAAAACTTTGTCTTTTCAGCAACAACATCATTACCTAAAAGATATTATTTTTATAATACGTCAGAAACACAGTTGAGAACCTTTTTACAACTATCCACATATTCAGTTGATTGGGGTGACTCCTCACCGATACAAACAATTACAACCACATCACCAAATTTTATTTATCATGATTACATAAATAATGGTAGTTATTTAATTACATTAATACAGAATACACCTTGGGGAAGAAATACTGTAAAGAAAACAGTAGTGGTTCCGTTTACAGGAACAACAATTCAAAACCCTAATGGTTCTGCATACTTTACTCCGAATATAGGGTCTTGGTCTGCAACATCAATATCGTATGATTTTATATTCTCAGGTGACTCGGATAATCATATTTCGGCACAAACATCAAATAATTATGTTTCCGTTCCATTTTCAATCAGTGGATATACAACATCAAGAATAAATGAATTATCTCAATATGGGGTAACAAAATATCCTTTATATGTCCCAACAATAAAAAATGGACAACAATTTGGAGTCATAACAACAATGAGTTCAAGTTATACAGGATATACTATAGAGGGTGTTCAGTATTTAGATTTTCCTGATAAAACGACGATATATGTTTTTGATAGTTCTGGATTAACATCTGATTGGATGGTTCAATCTGCAATAACAAAAAATGAATCTCTTATGAATATAGTTAATGACCCTGAAGTACAATCAGATGTTTTTGTAGAAAGAGGTAAGAATAGCGCATTGGAAAGAGTTGAAAGATTAGGTGAGATTGATAATATTGGGGATTTAGAAAACTATGGATACGGATTTTTTAATTTTGTTAATCAAAGTAATTTTTAAAAAAGAGTAATAAACTATTTATTAAATAAAAGAATAAAATGGCAATAGGAACCTACGGAACAATAAGACCTTCTGACGTATCACCTGAAGATGTTGAAATAATATTAAATTATACTCCTTCTAGGGATGTTACAGATAATTTTATATTAAAAAAGTTAGATACGTTAAATATATTGAGGCCATATTATAATAATAGTAATACTGGCGGTAATGCCAATATTGAAATATTAGGTGGTCTTTATAATTTAAGATTACCGGCAAATGAGTTTAATAAAATTGGTATTTACACTTTATATGTTAAGCCCGCTCAAATAAGAACGGAAATTACTGATTGTGGTGTATTATCGGCGCTACCTAACGTTAAAGGTATTGTAATTGATTTAAATAATGTACCGACACAATATAGAAATAAATTTGTATCACAAGGACTTGTTGGATTTAGGGTTGAATACTTAAATAGTGACGGTACTAAAATACCTAACTTTTTTAGAATAGTAACTTCTAACTTTTTTTGTGAACCTGTTTTACAAAATTTAACAAATACATCTCAAAAGGCAATTAGATATAGATATGTTGATGCGGTCACAAATTTAATATTTTGTACATTAACACCATCATCATCGCCGACAAACAAACCAAATGCAACTCCATTTATAGGACAACCCGCACAAAAGATAATAATAACTAATACTTTTTTTAATCCAATTACGATAGATATTGAAATTGTTGAACACGATATATCAACATTAGCGTTGGCTTTGTATGGTAATCAAACTAAATCAATGCAAGATGGTATATATACTATTTATGACTCAAATAATAATATCTACAAACAATATAACTTGTATGAAATTAGAGACCAATCTAATTCTTTGTTATATGAGGTTAGACAAGACAGAGGAAATAATATAGATTATAGTAAAAACTTTACAAACATAACTCAATAATGGGTAAAACGATTATTAAATATCCTGACGGTGCTAATGGTAGACCTTTTTCAGATGATTTAGTTGGATTTCAATTAGTCCAAGGAGGTGGTTTAACGCAAGGTAATTTTCAATTCACAACAACTATAACAGAAAAAGTTAATAGAGAGTTTAATATTGGTTCTTTTTCTGAACCAATTACTTTAGACACATTAAATGTTTCTAATATTTTAGAATCTAAAGCTATTATTGCTAAAGAATTTAGAGTTTATCCTAATTTTGATTTAAGTGAGATAACTAAATTTAATATTTATGGTCCGTTATCTAAAAGAATGTCAACATCAGTTCAAAAAATTATAAATTATTTTCCTTCGGCATTAGAAGTATATAATCTTAATTCTGATTTTACTACTGACAATACCGCGATTGATATTGATTATGATAATATTGAAGATGTTACTTCATTTAAAATTGATGTAACTAAATTGACAAATCCTTTTGGAATTGATTATTCGGTTAATGCGACTAGAAATATTTCATTAAAAGAATTTGAGGTATCTCCATTAAGAAATTTAACTGTTGAGTATAATAAGTTTTCTTTATTTTTAGGAGATAAAGAATTCCCTATTTATCATTTTACTCCATCAGATAGTTTATATTCAGGTTTTATAGAAATTATTGTTTTTGGTCAACCATTTTCAGGAAAAATAGAAACAACCGAAACTTTAGTTATTAGACCAAATACTTTTTATGCAGATAAATCGTTAATAGAACCGTTTGATGAGGTTGAAAAGTTTTTATTAAATAGAATGATTGTCCCTAAATACACGGCAACATTCCAGGTACCAAAACAATCGGATGATGGTGTTTTATTTACTAGTTTTGTTAATGTAACTTGGCCAATAGATGGGATTTGGAATTTAGATATTAGGACAAGATTATTTGATAATTATTTAAATTCTTTAAATGAGATTGCGGTTGCATTTGATGAATCAAAAACAAATTTAATAACAAGATTTTTAACTACTGAATCGTTTAAAGAATTTGATACTGAAGACCAAAGGGTTCAAAAAATATTAAGTATCTATGGTAGAAGTTTTGATGAGGTTAAAAAGTTTATAGATGGATTGGCTTATATGAATTCTGTAAATTATACGGTTAAAAATGATATACCATCACAATTACTTAAAAATTTGGCAGAAACAATTGGGTGGAAAATAAATGTTTCCCCAATTACTAATGAAAATTTCTTAGGCTCAGTTTTTGGTAATAATAGTAAAATTGAATTTGAGGGATATTCTAGAGCGTCAACGCCAACAGAGTTAAATTATCAATTTTATAGAAATTTAATTTTAAATTCGGCTTATTTGTTTAAGTCAAAAGGTACGAGAAAGTCTATAGAATTTTTACTAAGACTTATTGGTGCTCCTGAGGCTTTAATAGAATTTAATGAAAATATATATATTGCAGGTCAGAAAATTAACATGGCGGATTTTAATATGAGATATGCTCAAATATCTGGTGGTACATATGTTGAAGAGATACCCGTATTTGATACTACAACATTTACTATTTATGGTAATGTATATTCTGCTTTTACAACACAAACTACGATAACTGATGTTGATGTGACATTGGCGGATTTTCCTGTAGATTCTTATGGTTATCCGAAGTCGCCTGAAGATACTCAAGATTATTTCTTTCAGAAAGGGGCGGGATGGTTTGAACTAGTTAAAGACCACCAAAGTCCTCAAAAAATTAATTATACTAATAGTGTATTTACTGGGCAAAATTTTAATGTTCAAACTGAGTTTGAGCAATTTACTTATGGACAAAAATATTTGGATAGATATAGATATTTTCCATATTTGAATACAGGTTATAGACTTTTAAGAATACCCGATAATAAAAAAAGCTGGCCTGTGACAGACACAGGACTTAGAGTCGGTAATGGAGGCTCTAAATATGATGCTTATTATTTTGTTGATAATGAAAAATTTGTATTAAATGTTAAGAATATTGATTTATTTTTAAATCCTGCTCAAGGATTGGTGTATGATGTTTGGTATATGTCAAGAAAGTATGATTATCCAATACCTAGTACTGGTTTAACTTCCCCTTATCCACAACCAGGAGGAATTGATTCAACATTTATTAATCCACAACCAAATAAAAAATCGTTCTTTGAATTTGCCCAAACATTTTGGAATAACATGATAAATGTTAGAGATAGACAATTTAGTTCTGATGGTAAAACAAGTGGGTATTTAACATTACAGTCTATATTTTGGAATTATTTACAATCACAAGAAACTGTTGGAATACCAAACAATAATTTTAATTATCGTTCAATGATGGGTTATGTTAATGGATTGGGTGATTATTGGATTAGATTGGTTGAACAAATGATACCAGCGACCACAATATGGTTAGCCGGAGTTAAGTATGAAAATTCTATATTTCATAGACAAAAATTCGTTTATAGAATTCAAAGGGGATGTGCAATATTGCCAGTACCTTGTGTACCTTGTACATTAAATGGGAATTTATTTTTATATAATTGTATTGATGAGACGATTGAATGTCCTATTTATCCTTGGGATGGAGGGTCATCAACAGTACAATCATTCCAAGATATATTAAATCAAACTGTAACAAATTATGTTACGTCTAATTCATTGACATGTGATTTAAATTCTTTAGTTACTGACTGGTATATTGATTTAAGATTGGATAGTACTGTTTTATTACAACAAAAATTCTTTACAGGATATGGAACATTACAAACACCAACTAATTCTCAATGGAGCGGTGCAGTACAAACTTATGTGACAAATTTAACTGATGCTGACTTAACGTATTTCCTTAGTGGAAATACTTTGTATGTTTCTAATTCAGGATGCGAACCTAAATTTACAAATAAACAAATCCAATTAAACGTTGGATTGAATTTTACAATTAGTTGTAGTTAATGCCTATTAATTATATTATAACAACAGTTACTGGTGATTGCCTAAACATAGGTACAGGTGCTTTATATATAGAACCAATTGATGGACAATCGCCATATATTATTGATTGGCAAATACCTAATTTAGGGACAGACGTTTCTTTTACATCATCAACTAGAACTGGTTTATCGGTAGGTACTTATCAAATATTAGTTACAGACTCTTCAGTTTCACCACAAGAACAACCGGTTTTATTAACCATATCTTCAGGAATTTGTTTAGAAACAAGTGTAGTAAATTCAACTTGTGGATTACCAAACGGGGTTTTAACCGCAACCGCAACAACATCAGTTAATATAGTTGATTATTATTTATATAGTAATACTAATGGATATGTAACTTCAGGTACTTCCTCTGTCGGATTTTATCCTTTTGTTCAACTGTCTGCAGATACATATTATGTGGAGGCGATTGATGCTGGTGGATGTAGCGGACGTTCATCTACTAATGTTGTTTTGGATTCAGGACAGTTAGATTATGGGTTTTTTGTTGTTAATAATTCAAGATGTTCAGGTCCTGCTGGAAAAATATATATTACAGGTCAAACAGGAGTTTCACCATATACTTATTTATGGAGTAATAATGAAACAACTTCATCTATTAGCGGTTTAACTGCGGGTGTTTATACTGTAACAGTACTTGATTCTGGAGGATGTTCTGTCACTAAACAAGCAACAGTTATAGATGTTGAACCCCCAGGTATAACTAATTTATTACCTGTTTCTCCAAGTTGCTTTCAGGCAGACGGACAAATCACGGTTTATTTGAGTGGAGGAACTGCACCATTTTATTATGTTTTATCAAATGGGGATACAAAAATTGACTTTTCAAATAATACAACATTTACCGGACTATCATCAGGAATATATAATGTAACGGTTACTGACGCAGGGTTATGTACCACATCAGGAACAATAACACTATCAAGCCCAAATGCATTTACATTTGTTGCTGCATCATCGGTTCCTTCTGTATGTGGAAGTAGTAATGGAATTATTAATGTGTCTGTTCAAGGGGGTTCAACTCCTTATACATATACATTAACAGATACTTCAGGTAATACTAGAGTTATTTCTATAAATTCTAATGCTCAATTTAATAACTTACCAACAGGTACATATCATATTAAAATAACAAACCCAAGTACTTGTAGTTATGAGACCGACATTACCGTTATTAACGAAGATGCTTTTACAATTAGTACAACGTATATTGATACAACATGTGGGTTATCAAACGGTTCTATTAGAGTTGAGACAAGTGCTAACGGTACATACACCTATGAAATACCGGGACAATCAATTACCTTAAATTCTACTGCATATACGTTTAATAATTTATCAAGTGGATTATACGCAGTTTCAGTTACTGATGTTAATGGTTGCAAACAAACAAAATCAGTTAGTATAAAAAGTAGTGACTTGGTACAGTTTAGTTTAATAGATACAAGTTGTGGTGGTACAGGTAATGAGGGTACAATAACTGCGGTTATTACTAATGGAACCCCTCCATTTGCGATATCTTGGTCATCTAATGTTGGTTCTCAACATGGTATATATGTTACAGGACTTACAGCTGGAACATATTCTGTAACAGTTACTGATAGTAATGACTGTAGTTTAACTAAAACAACTCAAATAATTTGTGGAACTTCAAATACGTCATATCAGATTTTCAATATTTGTGATGATATTTTTACAGAAAGACCTGGTACAAAAACAGGGTTTCCACAAATGTTAAATCAGGGTTATCAAGATTTAACCTCAGGTGAGACAAATTGTAAATTAACGTTGGCTCAATTTAATTTGTTATTAAATGTTGGTAGTTCGGCGTTCACTAGTAACTTTTTTGCTACAACATCTTTATCTGTATATCCTACAGACCAACAATATGTGGATGAATTAAATACTTTATTAAGTGGAGTTCCTGGTATTGGTTCAATAGTTCTAAATGCAAATACGAATTCAATTAGTTTAAATACGGATTGTGCTAGAACACTATCTGCGGATACTGTTAGTGTTGCAATTAGAATTGATTATGACATTTGTTGTTATGGGGTACCATCACCGTCAGCTACGCCAACAGTTACACCAACTCCTACGATAACTCCAGAAAATACTCCAACACCAACAGTAACTATTACACCAACTATAACAGTAACACCTACTATTACTCCGACACCAACAATTCCGTTAGAACCATTTATAATGTCCGCATATAGTTTAAGTTCTATAACAATAACAGCTTTAAATTCAAATGTTTATCCATATGTTGTAGATTGGGGTGACGGTAATTCCGATATCTACGCACCAGGAAATCACTCTCCTAACCATACTTATAGTTCTTCATTCACTGGAATTATAACAATTAGTTCACAACATTTATCAGATATAGATTCTTTTAGTATAACTAGTACCTTAACAGGTAGTACAACCCCTCTAATTTCTATTAGCACATCAGAATACACAAAATTAAGTGGAGTATTAAATAGTTATTTCGGATATAAAGTTTTACTTGATGGATTAATTTCTCAAATACCAAGATTTATTACATATTTGGTAATATCATCATCAAGCATAACTGGAAATACAACAGATTTACCATCAACATTAACAAATATTCAAATGTTTAATAATAATGATAATACAGTATTAAGTGGTAATACTTATGGATTACCTGCAGGGTTAGAATATGTTTCAATTTATGATAATACTATTGGAGGTAACATAAGTGGAATACCTTCAGGTTTAACTTATTTAAATTTACTTGGTGATAACACGGTTAGTGGTGATATAGGTGGATTACCTTCAGGATTAGGTACTATGACAATATTTGGTAAAAACACATTAAGTGGAAATGTGTCATCATTACCATCAGGTTTAACAACTTGTCAAATATCATCATTGGATGGTTATATAGGGGCTAAAAATACAATAAGTGGAAATGTTTCTGGATTACCGAGAGGACTAACTAATATTTTATTTGGTGGTGATAATACTATTAGTGGTGACACTACAGGATTACCATCAGGATTAACTTATTGTAATATAACAGGTCAGAATACAATTGGTGGAGATACAAGTGGATTCCCAACGGGATTAAAAGATTTGTATTTAGTAGGTTCAGGTACAACCGCAGGAACATATATATCCGGAAATGTAACAGGATTACCAATAGTATTGTCATCATGTACAATCACAGGATATAACACAATTGATGGTAGTTTCTCAGATTTTTCACCAAACTTAGTTTTTATTGCGATTGAAGGTAATAATACAATTACGGGATATACTTTTAGTCATGTTTGGCCAACAACAATGAGACAATTAACTGTTCTTGGGAATGCCACAGTGAGCACACCAAATATTAACAATATTTTATCTGATTTAGCGACTTATTCAACAACTTGGATTGGTGCTGCCAAATTAATTAAATTAAAAGGAACTCAAACCAATCCTGGTGCGGTGGCAATATTAACGGGAAGAACTGTTACGGTTACAATAACACCGTAATTTATTTTTTATCTTTACTGATTTTGTTGACCTTCTCCATCAACTTTAGAGTATCTGTGTAGTTTTTTTCCAATCTTTTGATAGTTCTTTCGTCTGCGCATCTATCACATGCTGAATAGTAATCTTTTTCAGATTCTTCTACTAGTCTTTGTATTGTTTTAATTAGTTTCATATGTATATAAATATATCCAAATTTGTTCTATTTAAAAAAAGATATAAATCCTTATAATTATTTAAAAAAGAAATGTCAGAATTGTTATTTGTTACTGCACAACCAGATGTCCCTTATTTTCATTGGCAATGTGAAGTATATTGTCATAATTTTGTTGAGAAAGGTATAAAACCATCTCAAATACATATTATATTAGGTATGTTTAATGGCGGTACAGTACCATCAGAAAACGGGTTAAAGTTAAGAGAAAAAGGTTATAATGTCCATTTTTATAGTGATGAAAGAGATAAGAGACATTACATACCTAGTATTAAGCCATACTTAATTTCTAAATGGTTAGAAGAATTTCCTGAAAATGGTGAATTGTTTTTTCTGCATGATGCAGATATTATACTGAGAGAGTTACCTGATTTAGAAAAGTATTTAACAGACGATGTCTGTTATATGGCGGATACCAAGGGATATATAGGTCATGATTATATTATGAGTTGTTGTCAAAGATATGAATCGGAACACCCAACATCTGAGAAAAATCAATTAATGCAGGAGATGTGTGACATTGTTGGAATAAATATTGAATGTTTAAAGAACAATCAAGAAAGTTCTGGAGGGGGACAATATATTATTAAAAAAACCACATCAAAAAATTGGTATGACATATACAATGATTCCAACAATTTGTACGACCAGATGCATAATTATCAAAAAAGATTTCCAATAAATCATGGGCAAATACAATTTTGGACGGCTGAGATGTGGTCGTTACTTTGGAACTTGTGGTGTTTAGAAAAAGATACAAAAATTATAAATGAATTAAATTTTTGTTGGGCGACAGATAGTGTTGATAATTATGAAAAAAAATATATACTCCATATGGCTGGGGTATTAGACGGAATGAAAACAACTAAATTTTATAAAGGTGATTATATTAACTCAAGCCCATTAGAAAAATTAAAAGAAAATGAAAACTATTTTGATTTTGTTGATGAGAATAGTGCAACAATAAAATATGTTGAAGTTATGAAATCATTAGTTAAAAAAAACAAATAATTGATTATTTATAGATATGGCTTGTAATGCAATAGTTTTATCATCAGGGGCAACATTTAATGAATCGGTAACATCTTCTACGTTCACTACGTATTATATGGATACTAGCACTTTTGATGTAGGAACTACTTTATTTTATGGTACACCTTGTGTACTTTCAGTACCGGGAACACCGGGAAATGAAGTTGCGGATGGGTATTATTATTATACAGGAGGAACATCACCTACTGTTGGATATGTTTATAGAGATATTTATGGCGACGGGTATGTTTATTATACCCAAGCAATAACAAGTTTTGAAGATTGTTGTGACTCAAGAAATGTGTTTAATGTTGCTCATGATACGGGCACATTTAATTTAGGTGAAATATATTATTTACAAACAACCTCATTCACTGGATGTGCGACTGTAGTAACTTATGATATTTTACAACCAATTTATGTTTCAACATTAAGTACTGGAAGTTATGATGGATGTACAAATTGTTTAACCGGCAACTCATTAAGTTGTAGCGGAACAACACCCACACCTACACCAACAAAAACACCTACAAATACTCCAACACCAACAAAAACACCTACAAATACTCCAACACCAACAAAAACACCTGCAATAACTCCAACACCTAGCTCAACACCGGCCTATCCTGGGTTATGTCCAATTGCCGAATATTGTTTAGATACGGGTGGAATTTATGCTTATGATGGAACGTTTTATCATGTTGGGACTTATCTTTCACATGACTACTACGTTGGAAATGGAATATCAACAGGTTATTTATTTTTTGATGGTATAAAGTGGTGTTTGTCAGATACATTAGGTGGAGATTGTATTCTTTTTGGTAGAATACCTTGTGCAACTGAGTGTCCTGATATAAATGGATTAACTCCTGGTTCTTGTGCAACAACAACTACAACAACAAATCCTTGTGATATTGTTGATTTTGATGCGATATTTAATTGTGATGTTGAGTTTTCACCATCACAAACGCCAACACCTACACAAACTCCGTCACCAACTCCGTCACCAACACCTGGATTATCACCTACACCAACGCCTACCGTTACGCCTACAACAGGATTATCACCAACGCCTACACCTACACCAACAATTACACCAACTAAAACTGTAACACCAACACCAGGATTATCACCGACTACAACGCCAACAACAACTCCAACAATTACACCAACAACAACACAACTTTGTTATGGTACTAGTATGACATTAAGTTCAACTACGTTACCAGGTGAAAGTCCCACACCTACACCAACACCAAGTGCAACACCATTAAATAGAGATAAATGTTTTACTGGTGACGCAACATTTGATATAATGAATGAAGATTTTACTTGTTTACCAATAATATAAAATTATGATAACGAAACAAATAACGATAGATACATTAGTGGGCGTGGAGCCGTATTATGTGTATTTATGTGATAATACTAATTTTTGTATGTATATTAATACGATATATAATTCAGATATTCCTTATCCGTTTTTGGTACCTAATAATTTTTTATCACAATCTCAAGTTACGGTGAAGGTAATTGATAGTAATGGATGTAATATAATAAACACGGTTAATATATAAAATAAATGGCATGTAATCCTATATTATTATATTATTTTGGAATAAGTAGTGCTAATATTTGTACTCAAGTTTTTCAGGATAATACTCTGTATTATATTGACGGAGACCCTACAACATTAGGTAGTTATTTACATACATCAACACCTTGTACAGGTGCAAATTTAGCAACTAGTGGTTATTATGCTTATATTGATAATGGAATTATTCATTATTTCAGTATAGATAGAAATGGTGCATTAAACAAATTAGACCAGTGTAATAATTGTGCGGTCGGAAGCGTTAAAAATTTAACGCTAGTAACTTACACCGATTGTTGTGGAAATTATACGGAATTAACACCAACAGTTAATGACCAATTATTTGTCTATGACCCTAATTATCCTGTGACTGGTTTATATAGTTTTTATTCGGTGACTCCTAGAACTATATGTCCTTCAAATTCTCCAACACCAACACATACACCAACACCAACTTTAACGCCAACACCTACACCAACACCAAAATCAATATATGTTTCAGGGTGTTGCGACGGTAAAATATATAGGTTATTATCTGGTATCAAACAACCAATAGGGAATGTTATAAGAGTGGCACCTTTTAATTTTTGTTATACGGTTATTACTCAACCAATTATATTACCAACAAATACGTTAAATGATAATTTGGGTGTTTCAATAGTTGAAGAAGATTGTTATGACATAAGTTGTCAGCCATGTCCAAGTTCAACACCAACACCAACACCTACTCAAACGCCGGGAAATACACCAACACCAACACCTGCACCTAATCTACCACCGATACCTGCTGCAGGTTCGGTTGGCAGTGAATGTAAAATTATTACAATAGAAAACTTTGAGATAAGTTGTAGCGGTACTAATCCAACAACATATGCTTCTTTAGATGGTAGTTTAACTGCAATTGTATCAGGAGGAACCGCACCTTATTATTATATTTGGAGTGGGCCAAATAGTAGTTATTATACTAGTAAAACAATAACGAATATACCTTCGGGTGATTATATTTTAACAGTATATGATTATTTTAGAGATTTTACTGCAACAACTACTTGTACGATTACGGGACCTAAAGATTGTGAGTTTGGTGCATCGTATTTTGAGTTTTTACCTCCTAGTCCTTCACCAACGCCTACATTAACTCCTACGCCTGCAACATCAATACCTCTATGTGCGGTGTTATTTGTTAATAATATAGATGGTAAGGTTTATACTTACAATGTAGCGACAAATGCGTCAGTACTACTTACAATACCTTCACTTACTTTCTTCGCTGATGATATTGCGCATACCGCAAACAAACTTTGGATACCTTCAGGTTCTACGCAATTCCTTGAGTGGGATATAACATTATCTCCATTTACTGCGGTATTTAATCGTGCAATACCATATCCTGTTGGATATCTGCCATCTTTTGGATTAGGTGCTATTGACGATACTACAATTTTGGCCGTAAATACATCAACAACACCACATAGTGTTGTTGAGATAGATGTTTCAGGTCCTAGTGCGGTTATGAATACTCAGTTTTCATTACTTAGTAACAGAAGAGTAACGGGTGATTTCTTTAAGACAACTAATAACAAATTTATTGTATCGGTAAGAACAATAACACCGCCAGTTCAAAACTACGTAAATCAGTACGATTATATAACGCATTTACTTGATGTTGAAATACTTTTATCCTCGGTATTAACCAATGCCTTTGGTATATTTGAAGATAGTGGAAATATCTATTTAGGTAGAGGTACATCACAAAATGGTGATATATATAGAATAGACACTAATTATCCGTATTTAACAACATTTGTTAATAACAGTGGAATATATGTTGCTGGCGCTTCTCAGGTACCTAGTTGTTTAACGGCTGATTTTAGCCCTGCACCAACGCCAACCCCAACGGTTACGGTTACCTCAAGTAGTGGAATTATACCACCATCACCAAGTGTGACAAAAACACCTACAGTTACTCCTACTATTACAAAAACACCAACTGCTACACCAACAATGACACCAACTGTAACAAGAAGCGGAATACCGGCGCCAGTATATAGTCAATCATATGAGGCTAATGTGTTTCGTTGTAGACCTACACCTCAATGTGGAATGGGATATACGATAACGACAATTACGGTTCAAAATCCATATACTTTATCTTTAGGTAAATTCTATAGAAGTAGTGACCCATACGATACCAATGTATATGAGCCATATACTACAGTATCAACGCCAGCGGCAGTTATTGTTAGTTACGGTTCTGAGACCACTAGTTGTAATTTAGCTTGTGCTGCTTTACCAACGTATAGATATTATTTAGCGGATAAATATAGTTGTTCTAATTGTACATTAGTAGAAAGTGGAGTGGAAGTGGCGGTTGCAAATTGGACATTAAATGTGGGTAAGTGGTATAGTAATACTCAGGGTGTTTTTTCATATTATATAACTTCCGGACCAATAACATCATCACCAGCAGGACAGATAATATTATTTGATTATACCATATCAAATAATTGCGCAGATGCTTGTGTTGCGGAACCACCACCATAAAATGTGTGTTAAAAAATGAGTATTAAAAAAAATAATAAAAAATGAGTAGCTATTTTACTATATATATTAATTCAGGGACATCTCCAGGCCCATATAATGTTTATTATAACACTATTGGCTCAGGTAATATTGCAACGGTATATCCGACAGGGTTACCTGCAACTAATTTAACTTTAAATCAGCTACTGGTGGGAGTTACAGTTTATGCTCCTGTGGATATTCTTGATTTATATTTATATAATCAACTATGTGAAACTAATCAAAAGCTCCAAATAGCACCTAAACCAATAGTTTATCCTGAAATATGTATTACTGTTCAAAATAAAGAAGAATTAATAAATGAGCAATATCAGTTTTTATATAATTATAATACGGTTAATGGTAAACCAGAATATGAAACATTTGATGGTTATTTGTTAAATTGGAATACAAATGGATATTGGGAATTCATAACATACCCTGGTTCTGTTAGATTACAATCAAATGATGCTGATAATATACCTGATAGTAATTGGAATGCTTTAGGACCCGGAGGAAGTTTATATATAATAACCGCTCAACAAGGATTTTGTTTTACACTTAAAAATCCAAATAATTTAAATATTACATATAGTGACCCAACTTGTTATGGAAATACAAACGGTTCAATAAATGCGGTTGCGATTGGAGGTGCTGGTGGTTGGGTATATTCGTTGGATAATATTATGTATAACAATTCAGTAGGTATATTTACATCGTTAGGTTCAGGACAATATACAGTATACGCTAAAGATTTAAGCGGAGATGTGATTAGTCAAACAGTTACATTAACCGCACAACCAGTTAATAATTTTACAATAACTGGTGTTAGAAGTGTTACAAACTTACCTACTGTTGGGAACATGAATTATTATTTAGTAACAATAAATTATGATACATCACAAATACCTACGGGAGGGGTTGTATTTGATTATGAGATGGTTTATAATTTATCATACACTGGACCTGGGTCGGCAATTTTTGATACCACACAACATTATTTAACTATAAATGGAAATCCATTGGTAATTAATTCTGCATTTACAAACACATTGACCGCTACAACAGTATCATCTTGTAATCCTATATATAGTCAATATGACGGTTCTAATGGTTATGTTTCAACAGGAATTAGTTTATTAAATGGTGACGTATTTACTGCTAATATTATTTATGGTATTGATACAAAAACAAATGGTGTTTTTGATGGGGTATGTTATACTAAAAGTTCTGTTATACTTAATCTAATCTTGGGTAATGTTAAACTTTATTGTGATTGTTGTAATATAAACAATACGATAATTAATATTTCAGAACCAATACAAATTTACCAACCTTAAAATATTTATTGATTATGGGTTATATTATTAAAAATACTTCGGCATTAGTTAACACTAGATTTACAGATGCGGGAAGAAGAAAATTATCACAAGGAAATCTAAATATAAGGTATTTCCAAGTCGGAGATAGCGAAGTTTTTTATAATAAAATATCGGGTTATAATCAATCTGATTGTTATGTTCTTCAACCACCTTATAACGCTCAAAATATAAGTCAACAACCTCAAACCAATAAAGGTAATGTTAAATACCCTTATTATGTAAAAGGAAGTAGTGGTAATACTTATGGGATTGCAATTGAACAATCAGTGATATCTCCAATATATAACTCAGCGGGACTAAAAGGATTTTTTAGTGGTAGTCAATATCCTTGGTCAGTTCAGATAACTAGCGGATATACACTAAGTCCAAATTATATAATGAATACTTGTAATTTCTGTAGTGATTCTAGTGTATATTTTGATAATAATCCTTGTACGTCTGAAACTTATACCCCCCGAATTGGTGATATTGCTATGATTTATTTTAAGGGAGACGATAGTTGTGGTACGTTTAGTACCGATTTTCCTGTTTTTACATATAGAATACAAGATATTATTGGTAATATTTTATTTTTTGATAGAAAAGTTCCTGATTTTCAGGGAATGAATAGTGGATTAATTGATTGTTGTGCTGACCATAGAATTTATATTTACCCGTCAGGAATGACGGTATTATATGATACTAAAACACCGCTTGGGTATGTCCCACCAACAGTGTTAAATTTTGAGACAATTTGTTATTTGGGATATGGTGATGTTAATGTTTGGAATATGAATATTCCTTGGTCTGTAAGTCCTGCAGGGTTAATATCAACACTAAATGAGGATTATACTAAATTTGGTTCGGTTAATTATCTTGGGACAAAAGAATATTTGGGATATCAAGAAAGTACAGGGCAAACATTTTTTATTAGTAATACTTTAAGTGCTGAAACTACTGACACTTATTATTATAATTCTTATAGTGAAATAATTAAAGTTCAACCTGAAGACCAAAAGGCGATTGCTATTGTTCACTACACTAATAATTTAATTGATACAATATACGGCGAAAAATTCGCATTAGAACCATTTGATATAAAGGCTACTGACCAAACAGGTTTTGCAAGAAATTTTGAGGTTACAATACCAACACTTATGTGGCATAAGTCAAATACGGGATTAATGGGTGAAACATTTTATGTTGACCCCAATGTAGGAACTGCTGATTTCTTTGATGTTAGATATATGCAATCCTCAAAAAATATGGATATGAATGACCCTGGTTTAAGATATTACCATTTATGGGACACGTATCTTAATACTGATGGAATGCCGAGTAGAGTTGGTAAAGTTTTTCCTGACTTGAAAATGGTTGTGTTTGATGATGATGAGATTATAGCGGCAATGTCTTATAAGGCAAATAGAAACTGGACATTACCAGCACCTAAACTATCTTTGATAGTACCAAACGCTTTAGATAATGTAAATGATGATTTTGGATTGTTGGGTAATGAAAATGAATATTTGTATTTGACATATAGATTTAATTCAAGTGCTTTTACAAATTCTTTACATTGTAATTATTATACAAAGATACAAGGGCCTCAAACTTGTTTTACAACACAAAGACAAGACGTTGCGGTTAAATTTGGAGGAGGATTTAATTTTATGAAGGAGTGTTGTTTCCAAGGGTATAGTGCTAATGAATTTTATATATTAGCACAAGTTGTAACTGGTTCAACAACTCAACCAAATCCTGCGTCATGGAAAATTATTAATTTTACAGACCAAATGAGTGCGACAACAAGTAATGGATATATAACTTCAGACGGAATGACGGGTTCTACATTTATTGTTAGATATAATCAATATACTACAGCACCTACTTATAATTTGGATGATTATATTGATTTACCTTTACCGACAGGTGAAGAAAGTAAGTTAACTTTTGGTGATGAGTATTTCTTTTATGGTAATATTGAAACGGATATTGAGGCGACAATATATGAAATGAAATATTTGTGTAATCTGAGTTCCCAACAATTTACTAATAGTAGTAATCCAACTTGGATATCAGGTGCTACGTCATATATGACTGAAGTAGGGTTGTTTGACGAAGACAAAGATTTACTTATTATAAGTAAATTCCAGTCACCTGTTTTAAGACAAGGAACACAACAAGTATCAATTAATATTGACTTCTAATCTTATTGATTTATTTTCATTATAATTTATGGCTAAAGAAATAGAAAATAACCCAAAAGTTTTGGCATTGGATATATCCACCAAAACCATCGGAATCGCTTTGTTTGATATAACAACCAGAGAATTATTGGAATTAACTCACGTATCTCCTGTCCCCAAGCCAAAGAGGGATAATAAGATGGAGGAGTTATTGATTAAAGCGGAGATGGTTCGTTCCAAGATTGATAATTACAAAAACTTAAATGTTACGGAAGTAGTTATTGAGGAGCCATTGTTGGGTTCTAATAATATTTATACAATCCAAACGTTATTAAGATTTAATACTTTAGTATTTAAGGACATTTACGAACAATTGGGAATTGTTCCTGAATTTATTTCTACATACAATGCACGTAAGTTTGCATTTCCCCATCTTGTCCAACCAAATGACAAGGGTAAATTTGTTTTGTTTGGAGGTTTTCCAAGAGACATAGACAAAAAAACTATAATATGGGAGTTGGTTGCCAAGAGGGAACCACAAATCACTTGGAACTACACCAAGAATAATACGCTTAAGAAAGAGAATTTTGACTCGTCTGATGCTTATACTGCTGGTCTTGGGTATATGAGGATGAAACAGATTTGGTAATCCATTAATTTTTATTATATTTGTCCTATGGACGAAGAAATTGAGGTAATCACGGAATTGCTGGTTGATGTATTGGGGGAACCCAAGAAATCATATAAGGGAAGTACGCAGGTATCTTTCAACTGTCCCGTATGTGATGAAGGGAAGGGTAAGGGTAATTTTGAGGTTAATATTGAGAAATCTGTTTATCATTGTTGGAGTTGTGGAGATAGTGAGGGAACACATGGGCCTTTAGGTAAATTCTTTGATAAGTTTGGAACCAAGAAACAGAAGAAGTTATATCTATTGGTTCGTCCCGAAGAGAGACAGGAGAAGAGGTCGTTTATACCCAAGGTTAAATTACCTGATGGGTTCACCAAGATATTAGATTGTAATAAGATTTATCCCCCATATAGGGAAGGTATTAACTATCTCAAGAGTAGGGGCATAACTGATGAGATGTGTGAGAAGTATGGTATTGGGTTGACTAGTATTGGTAGTTTTGCTGGTAGGGTTGTTATTCCGTCATATGATAAGGGTGGGGACTTAAATTATTTTGTTGCTCGTTCTTGGAATCCGAGGGCTAAACAAAAGTATATGAATCCTAAGGCTGAGAAGGATAAGATTATCTTTAATGAGAACTTGATTGATTGGGAGAAGGACATTTATGTTTGTGAGGGAATGTTTGATGCGATATTTTTGCCTAATGCCGTTCCAATGCTTGGTAAACATTTATCTGAGTTATTATTCACGACGATATATGAAAAGGCTAAGGGTGATGTGATTATATGTTTGGATGGGGATGCGTATGAGAGTAGTATTAAATTATATCACACATTAAATGGGGGTGTTCTTTATAATAGAATAAAGATGGTTAGATTGCCGGTGGATAAGGATGTGTGTGATTTGAGGGGTGAAATAAACGATTATTATATAACAATTAAATAAAATATGAAAGAAACAAAATTAGGTTCAGACATTACACCTGATGAAAAGGTGTGTTATAACTGCAAACATCTCGCTTGGATGATTGGAATAGGACAGGGGTTAAGATGTATTCATCCAAAGAAGGGGAACTCGGAGATGATACCGAGTAGCAAACACACATGCGAATTATTTGAGAAAAATCCAAAATTGGAAAAACCCGATAAAAATGAATTATGAAAAAGTTATTTACAATAATTTTATTATTGTTCTGCATCAATACGAATGCTCAAATTTTAGAAGTTAAAACACAAAGTGTAACTCAAGAATACATTAACTTTTATAATAAAAAGTTGGATTCTTTATCTAAACTATATAATAAAAAAGTTTTTGGATATCAAAGGACTATTACCGTTGGGGAAAAAGTTAGGGAAACATGTGTTATTTTTTACACGTCAAATAAAGAAACGAGAGACAGTATAGTTTGGGTTAAAGAACTCATTGTTGAAAAAAAACCAAAATAATTTTGGCGGTATTGAAATTAGTTTTATATTTGTGTTCTAAAACAAAAATATATGGCAGGAGTTATCAATTTTGACATACCAACTTATCAAAGATTAAAAAAAGAATATCAACGCTCTGTTGATAATAAAGTTGAGGTATTTGTGTTTGAGGGACATGAGTTATTGACTGAATATGCCAAGTATTTGATTGAGTATTTAACCACGAAATTTAATTAATAAGATATGAACAGACAGACAAACGAAAGAACGACATATCCACTTTTTATTGGTGCGATTGTTATTTTTATTTTATTGGTTGTATTAATGAAATTAACTTAAAATTATGAAAGGGACATTAAATAAAACAGAACAAGGGTGGGTGGTAAGATATGGAGATATGCAGTTTCTTCCATTACATCCCGAATATCAAACTATTTTACCATTAGATTTAGATTTGGAAGGTAAAGAAATTGAATTTGATTGGTGCGTTATAGTAGAGCATTATACTGGTAAAGGTATAGAATATGCTAAACTAATAGATAAAAAAGTAATATGTGAGTATAGTGGTTTACCATCAGTGACATCATATACTACATCCGAATATCCTGAACTTGAAGGAACATTAGAGTTATGTAATGATAAGGTGTGGGATGATATATATGAAGAATATTCTATGGAACAATATCCGGCATTTGGTGGGCCATTTACGGACTCAATATCATTTATAGATTGGTTAAAATTATACTATAAATCACCCGAAAAAAAATAATTAAAAAAAGTTTTGGCTGGTAAATAATTACCCTTTATCTTTGTATTCACAAAACAATCAAAGATATGTCCAAAACAATTTCATTCAAAAAAGGAACAACAGTAAGAGTTTTAGATGGTGAACATTCAGGACAATTGGCAGTGGTTATTAGAAGTACTAAATTTCATGTGGTTTGTCAATCACCCAATCAACTTTATCAATGGTGTTACCTTAAAACTCAACTTGAGAAAGTGGAAAGTTAAAAAAACTTTTGGCAGAACCAAAATAACCCCTTATCTTTGTATTCACAAAACAATCAAATATATGACAACAACTACCACCACCCCAACAACAACAGTAATTAACCTTACAACTGGCACAATGGCTGGCGACGTATTCTACGGAACGTACAATACAATCGTTAAAGGTAAATCTCAAAAAGTAATGGTTTCCAACCACCTTAAAGAAAACAAGGAGTATGAGTTCCGTATTGCTAACAAATGTCAGGCAGGATTCATCAATATCTCTGATTGGACTACAACACCGAAAGAAATGATTTCAGGTTTTGGTAAAAACACTTTGGTTAATATCCAAGTGAAACATACCTACGATAACGGAAAAATTACTTGGATGAATGTATTCACAACCAAAGGTGGCAAATGGTATTCTATTGATAAAGGATTTTTGGATGTGTTGACTGTGGGTGATATGAGACAATCATTTCCTGATATGTGTGATATGGAATTGTGGGGTAGAATGGGTGCTAATACTTGGGCGGACAAGGCGTTCGTTCAGAACTAAAAATATAGTCAGGTGGCGGAATAGAGCAGACGCTAAAATAACGAGTGGACAGCGTGCCATTGGGGAAGAGCCATAAAAGTTACGCATACAGGTTCAAATCCTGTCCTGACTACAAAAAATAAAAGATATGAAGATAGTATTAATAATAATCGGAGTGATGTTAATTGTTAAATTAGCCTTTTTTATGGCTGATGTTCACGGAAAAAGTCCTAAATAAAAAAATTATGAGAAATTTTGATAAAGAATTGAAAGATTGGAAATCTGATATGATAGGGTTTTTATTGGCAGGTTTCATCTTGGGAGTTTGTTTTGGAATATTAATATAGTCAGGTGGGCGTAATGAGGGAGTGGTTCCCGAATCCCCAAGATTGGCGGTTACCGACACTAGGGTGGCCGTTGCGTCGTAAGGTTGTCTAATCCGTCTTGAACGGTATCCGGTTCGAGTCCGACCCTGGCTACAAAAAATAAAAAATTATGAATATAGTATTAATCATTTTAGTTGTTATGATTTTTTTAACTTTTTTTGGGGTTAAAATAACAATACACGACAAAGACAAAAAAAACATATAATATGAAAGAAAAACAAGTAATACTGGCAAAGACAGAGTACGATGCAATGGAAGCCGAATTGACTGACTTGAGAACCATAGTCAACAGCAGAACCATACTCCAAATAGTAGAAGAGGCATCTTATTGGTTCAGGGTTCGCTATGCGGCAAGTGGCACACGAATCAAATACATATTAGGAACTGAAAGTGATGAGGATAAAATGAAAGTATTATCAGAACATATTGGGGACTTATACAATAAGTTAGCGAAGATGGAAGAAGATTTGGGTATAAGGCAGGATGAAATCAACAGATTAAAGAAACTGACGTGGTATCAAAAAATATTCAGTAGAAAAAACATATAATATGGAAATAGGAGATTGGATTGAATATCCCGAACACGATAAGGCTTGGATTGGGTGGGAAACGACAAGCTCATATCTAATCTACAGGATTAAAAATGTCCTCAATGAGGAAGGTAAAACCTCGCGTGGTTGGTTATTTAGTCAATTAGAATTAGAGTGGATATTAAAAACTGATTTTAATTATAAAACAAAAAACATATAATATGGAACAAAAATTAACACCAACAGAAAGAGTAATTGCAATTGTGTTATTCACAATCGTATTCCTTGCATTGTTGTCGGGACTTGTGAGTTGTAGCCAACCGGTACTTAATAAGAATGAATATGTTATAGTAGATACGTTAAATGTGTCGCGTAATGGATTTGGAAAGGTTCTTGAATATGAAGTAATTGTTGAGATTGATAGTTCTTATCATTATGGGACTATTAACGGAGATGGAGAACTAACGCATATTAATATAAAAAAGATTAAAAAAGAAATAAAATAAATTTTGGCAGAACCAAAATTATCTTTATCTTTGTAATCTAAATTAAAAAAATGGAAAAAGAATTTATACCATATCAACAAGCATTAGATTTAAAAGAATTAGGATTTGATGGTACAAATTGTATGAGATTTTATAATGCTGAACTTTCATTAGAAAACACTTTTTTATATTCTGGAAATGTGGGCGCACCCCTATACCAACAGGCTTTCCGTTGGTTTAGAGAGAAGTATAATTTAGAATATCAAATAATAAAATCAACAAATGGTAATTATTCTGCGGTTATTCATTTGAATACTCAAGAATACTTAAATAAAATATCAACATTACCTAATGCTTGTGTTGATGAGGTTGTGGATTGTTATTCATACGAAGAAGCAGAACTTGCTTGTTTAAATAAATTAATAGAAATAGTAAAAAACAAATAACATATGAAACTCGCATTAAAATTTATCTTATTACTTTTGCACCTTATAATATCAGGAGTTATAATGTATTATATTGCCGATTATATTTCTCAACCTGTCAGCCTTGGATTTGTAATTGCCGGTGGTTTGATTTACTTGGGGATTATGATTACAATTAGCTTACACACCTATCAATTTTTGTCATCAATTAAAAACCAAATATAGATTATGATTTTTTTATTAACATTTATTTTAGCGATGCTTATTCTAGGAACAAGCTTCGGAGTATTTAACTTCAAAAACTACACCTCAAAGGTGGAAACAAAGTATGGTTCGGAAACCAAAACCAACACAGGATTAATTATTAAAGCAGTTGTTGTTGTATTAGCATCAATCATTTTAGGAACGGTAAATCCAATTACAGTAGAACGTATTGACGTTGGTAATGTTGGACTTAAAGTAAACAACACTGGTGATGAACGAGGAGTCAGCAAAACGGCTTACGTTACGGGTTGGGTGTTTTACAATAATTGGTTGTCTCGTATTAAGGAGTTCCCTGTAACACAACAACACATTGATTATGAGGAAGCTGCGATTATCACAAGAGGTGGATTCCAAGCGGTAATCAAACCAAGTTTTAACTGGTCTGTTAATCCGGGAAACGCCGCTGATATGTACCAGAACTTAAAACAGGACGTAGACCAAATCAAGGACACTTGGCTTAAAAACGCAATCATCGGGGCAGTTAATGATATTGCCAACTTATATACCGTAGATAGTATTTTTAACCACAGGGCTGAGTTTGAAGCGGACATTGTTAAAGAGTGTAACAAACGTGTAAGTAAGTGGTTTAATGTGTCTCAATTGAGAACAAACATCGTTCCACCGAAGGAGATTACACAAGCGATTAACGCCAAGACAGCCGCAGTTCAGGAGGCACAAGCGGCAATACAACAAAAGATAGTTGCTGAAGCACAGGCACAAACACAGATTGCAAAGGCAAAAGGTGATTCCGCTCAGGCAGTTATATCCGCATCAGGTAGGGCTGAAGCCGTTAAGAAAGAACAACAATACTTAACACCTATGTATATTGAATATATCCGAGCTCAAAGATGGGATGGTAAATATCCTACAACAATGTTAGGTGGTAACACATCTACTTTATTGAACCTCAACAAGTAATAATCCCGTAAGGGTGGAGCCACGGCAAAGACCTCATCTTAGGATGGGGTTTTTTATTTATAACGATATTTATATCATATGAAGATTTTAATAACGGAGAATCAGTTAAGGAAAGTTCAGTTTAAGTATTTGGATTACTTATTTGATGGGATGTATGAGATTAAATCCGCAAAATATCCTGATTCCAAAATTTGGAAAAAAGATGATGAAGTGGTGTTAGAATGGTCAACAACAGGTCAGTTGAGAGTTATACATTCAATTTGGAGTAATATTTCCAATATGTTTTCTTTGGAATATGATGAAACTGAACAACTTATAAAAGATTGGGCGGAACAACATTTAGAAGTAGAAAGAATTACTTCTTTGTATAGAACACAATTTTATCATTCCAGGTGGAACAACGTTTAATATAAAAAAATATGAAGATTTTAATAACAGAAGAACAATTAAAAAAGATTAAAGGTGAGATGGAAGAGGCGTTGGGAGTTCCCGAAGGAATACTTGAAGCCGGTGAAGAGATATATGATTTGATACTCCAAGAGTTGGATAATTTTAATGGTGATATTGACGACCTTAATAAAGACGGGTTTGAGATAGATAAAGAATTTACAGTAGGAGGGCACACCTTTAATAAGATAACCGTTTAGTTTGATGTTGAAGAACACCCGATGGCAAAAAATGCTGATATGGTTGGGATGAGTTCGGAGAATGATTCAGAACTTGACGATAGATTGGTGTTCAGGAGCATTAGAGACCCACAAGAAATTGTTATAGGGTTCAAGTTCTTTATTGGTTCAGGAAAGGGAATTGAGGTTATTAAAAACTATCTTAATAAACATAGAAACGAAGACATACCATCACTATCTCACGAAATAAAACATGCGTTTAGAGATGTTAAACAAAAGACGGAACCGATGCACCAAAGGGTTGGATATGGTGCAATACAACAACAAAAAGAGTTTTTTGGTTTTATTCCTGAACTTAATGAATTTTTATTTAACTCATATTATATCCATGCACTTGAGAATGTTGTAAGACCAACAGAACTTGCCGCAGAAATGAGAATTAATAATGTGTCAAGAAAAGAGTTCTTAAAGTTTTTCTTAAACTCCGAAATGATTAAAAGATTAAAAGAAATACAAAATTTTAGTTATGAGGACTTTATAGAAAAAATGCATTCAACCGAAAACGTCAGTAAGATAAAAAAAATGTTGGATGCTGTTGGAGTTGATTATGAAGGTGAAGATGATTATGAGGTTGTTGATAAATTTTTGAAGATGTTTATTGTTAGTTTAACAAATAAAAAAAATGAGTTAATGAATAGGTTTTTAACATCTAACGCAATGGAAGCTATATTAGGGTTAAGAGGTGTTAAAGATAAATTTTTCAAGAAGTATGTTGCTCAAACAACAAAATATGGTTATGACTACGACTCCTTCTTTGAGAATGAAGAGAACAATTTCCACCGAGTCGCCACGATGATGTTTAAGAAACTCGCAAAACTATACGCAATGGCTAAAAACACCCCTCCTGAATAGAGGGGTTTTTTATTTTATAAAATATTTGGCTGATAATTTATTATTTCTTATTTTTGTATTTCTAATAACAATTATTATGACACCAAAAGAAAAAGCGAGAGAATTAGTACATATATTTTACATTTCCTTACCAAACAATGGTGGATTTACAGGGTTAAATAACGTTAATAGTAGATGGAATGAGGGAAAAAATTGTGCGTTGATTGCGGTAAATGTCATGTTAAAAAACATGATGTTCTATGAGGAACAATTTGATACGGGAAAACCTGAACATCATAGAACATATTGGGTAGAAGTTAAAACAGAAATTGAAAAAATATGAATCTAAAAGATATAGCCCAAGAAATAAGGGATGTTATTTCACAGAAACAATTAGAGTTAGGATTGGAGTTCTTTGAGGAGGAGCACAAATACCTTATGAAAGATGTTGATGGTAAAGTTAGAAATGACTTCCCATCTGTATCAAAGGTGTTAAAGTGTTTTTACGATGAGTTCCCAACGGAGGAAGCCGCCTATAAGAAATCAGGTGGAGACCCACAAGAACAAGAAAGATTGATTAAAGAGTGGGCGGATGCTGGTGATTACGCAACCAATATGGGTAGTAGAACTCACTTTATATTGGAGAAGAAATCTCTTGATATGTTTGGAATAAACAAGGAGGTAAGACAACCTGTGTTTGATTGTGATATACTCCAAATACAGAAGAGTGATAGTATGGTTCAGGCGGGTGAGAAATACCTTAAATTGATGGAACAGAGAGGTGCGGTATTAATTGATACCGAGATGGTATTGGGACATCCTGAATTGTCTTACGTAGGTCAGCCGGATAAATTTTGGTTGATGGAGAATAAAGAGAAAACAGGTTATGGGTTGGTTATAAGCGATTGGAAAACTAATAAAATTAAGAATTTCCAAACAACAAGGTATACCAAGAAAATGAAAACACCATATCACTTTGTGGATGATTTCGCCTTGGGACATTATTATATACAATTACCTTTGTATTGTAAGTTATTCCTGAAGATGTTGGAGGGTAGTAAGTACGAAGGGTTAAACCTGTATGGTGGTGTTGTAGTCCTATTAAAGGATGACTCCGATTACGTGGAGTATAGAATACCAAAGGAGGTTATTGCAACCACTATGGAAATGAATGTAAAAAATTATTTAACCAAGAAAAAATAAACTATGTCTAAAGTAGATGAATTAAGGGCAAAGTATCCAAAAATGACTGCCGCAACATTTAACAAATTTGCCACTGAGGATAAAACAAAAACAAAAAAGTATTTGGAATATTTCTGTAAGGTGTGGTCAGCAAAATACGAATATAATTTCCCTGGTACATCATCGGAGTTGATTTATATTGTTAAGGAGTTTGACGCTCACCTCCCTTATATTGAGAATAAAGACATTTATAGTGATTATTACACTAATGTTAAAAATCTATATAGTGCAGTTGAAACCGCCACAGAATTAAAAGAAGAAAAAACTTTTGTTAAGGAAGGTAATGTTGAGATATTGGAGGAGAATGACAGTTATATCTTATTAAGACCTTTGACTCATAGAGCCTCCGTTAAGTATGGTGCCAATACCAAATGGTGCACCTCAGGAAAAAACGCTGAATCATTATTTAACAATTACATAAGAAAAGGATATTTGGTTTATCTTATTTCTAAAAACGTAATGCAGAATAAAGATTATCAGAAGGTTGCTTTTTATATGGAAGGTGCAAATGCCTTGTTTGGTAGTATTGATACCTATGATGCTATGGATAGGAATTTTAGGGATGAACAAATGATTAAAAATGGTTGGAAACCAGATGAGGTATATAGAATAACAACAAGAATTAGAGGTGAGTATTATAATTGGAAAACACTTAAACAGGCAAAAGATAAGATATATAGAGCAATGACAAATCTTACCTCAATTGACTTTGACGAATTAAAAGAACATATAGAAGTAGTTGAGAAATCAAAAGATTTTGATTATATTTCAAGTGTTAAAGAAACTATAAACGAATTTGTAAAAAAATTAGAATTACAACTATGAGTGATTTATTAAAACCAAAAATTGATTTAAGAGAACAACCAACCATTATCTGTGAAAATTGCCAAGGGGAATATTTCAAGGAGGTTGTGGTACTTAAAAAAGTATCAAGATTATTAACAGGGTCATCCGATGATACCATCGTTCCATTCCCAACTTACATGTGTAATAGTTGCGGACACGTTAACGAAGAGTTTAGATTGTTTGATGTTCCAAAACCTGACATTGAATTGTCGTAACAATTTATGAAAATAGAAGTTGGAAAAATATATGAATGTTTTGGTTCCTTTGTATTATGTACTGGAACCAAACAATCAACCTTTTGGATTAACAATATTTTTCAAGGTGTTATCGTAAAAACTGATGGCACCGAAGGAAATTATTTAGGACAATACTCTGACACTTGGAGTTCAGACCAATTTAAGGAAACAAACAAAAAAATTAAATTAAAGGATAATGATTAATAAACTAATACACTTTTCGGATTTACACATCAGATTGTTCAAAGACCACGATTTGTATAAGAAGATACTTAACCAAGCATTCTCTGAGTGGAGAGACCTTGCCCCTGATAGAATCGTGTTCACAGGAGACCTTGTTCATTCCAAAAACCAAATGACACCGGAACTTATTGAGTTTGTTGCTTGGGTATTAAACGAATGTTCCAAGATTGCAAAAACCGTTGTTATCATTGGTAATCATGACTTCCTTGAAAACAATATGTCAAGATTGGATGCGTTAACACCGATTGTGGAGTCATTACAGAACGAAAACGTGGTTTATTATAAGGACAGAGGAGTTTACCAAGACCAGAACATTGATTGGTGTGTATACTCTCTAATGGAACATAACATACCACCTGATATGACTAAAAATGGTAATACCAAGATTGGTTTATTCCATGGTCCTGTTCAGGGATTAACCACCGATATCGGTTATAAATTTGAAGAAGGATTTGATGTTGATAAGTTCAGAGGATGTGATTTGGTGTTATGTGGCGATATTCATAAGAGACAAGTGTTTGATATTCCGAATGGTAAGAAGGCATATATGATTGGCTCCACCGTTCAACAGAACTTTGGTGAAACGGTTAAGAATCATGGTTATGGTATTTATGATGTTGAAAAAAATGATTATCAGTTTGTAGATATTGATAACCCAAAACCGTTCTTGGCGTTCAAGATAAACTCAATAGAAGATTTAGTAAATGGAAAAGAATTACTCATTAATTATTAATAAGGAACTACATGATGATGTGGTGGCATATTGTAAACTCAATAACGTTGATGACGTTGAGAAGTTTAAGTCCGTATGTTTTGTTAAAGGATATAATGTTGAAAAATACGGATTATTCGGAGACGAAAGGGAGATAAATGTTATTGAACATGAAAAATCTGTTGAGGTAGTAAAAGAAGTAATAAAGGAAGTTCCGGTTGAAGTTATCCGAGAGGTGATTAAAGAAGTTCCGGTTGAAGTAATCAAAGAAGTTGAGAAAATTGTATATGATAACTCCAAGATTGAGGAGATTGAGAATAAATTTAAGGAAGAAAAAGAAGAGTTATTAACAAGAATTGAAAAAATGAGGATTGAAGGTACAGGACCTACAGACAAAGAAAAAATGTTATCCGATACACTGCAAACTTTAAGAACACAAATAAACGAAAAAGATATAAAAATAAAAGGGTTGGAAGATAAGATAGCATATCTCAGTAATCTTATCCAAAATAAACTTGCGACCTATCACCCTGGGTCAAACTTAAAAGATAAAATATGACACAATTAGTAGTATGGATTTTAATGATTTATGGAGCATGTAACATTGGTGTATATGGTTCCATATTAAACGGATTTAGAAACACAATTGAATCTTGGGGAAACAATCCAAAATTTCCACTTAATAAATTTTTCCATTTTGTTAGAGAAATGATGAGGTGTATGATGTGTCTACCAACGTGGATTGGGTTCTTAATTGGAATTTTCTTATATTCTCCAATACATGAGTTATTAAATGTTAATTCGGGTATTTCTTGGTTCTTTGATGGATGTCTTGCTTCAGGAACAACTTGGATTATCAATTCAATAGTAGAATGGTTTGAAGAAAATAGACCAAGAAATAATCATCAAACAGAAATTAAATTTCTTGAAGATGAATCAGTTAATGAAACTATATTAGATTAAAAAAAAACAAAATATGCCAAAATCAAAAAAAAGGGGTGGAGAAAAAGCCCACAGAAAAAGAGTTAAACTGAACACAGTTAACGCAAAAAAACAAGTTGCAAAGGCACAGAAGATGTTCCAAGATGCAATGATGGAACAAATTGAAGCTATGAAACAAGCATCATCAGGAGAAACAGAAAACAAAGAAACCACAAATGAGCCAACTGGATTTGTTCAATCCGCCGAAAACCTTTAATTACCAAATTATGACAAAAAAATTAGACGTTCAGAAACTGGATAACCCCTACGTGCAAGTTATTTGGGAAGACACCCAAGAGAACTTCACACAGGAAAAAATCAAAAGTGTTAAACAATATTTCCAAAAGAAATATATGTCAACCAATGTTAATGTCATCACCAAGGCAAAGATGTCAGAGGAAGATGGTATGCAGACGGTAGATGTTTCACTTAACATCATGGATAAGAATTATCAGGTGGAAATGGTTAAGAATTATCTTAACGCCAAGAAATATGATAATGTCGTTGACAGAATCATGGAGTTAGATAGAGCGGTTGAGAACAAAATAATTTCAGAGTCAGAGGAGGTAGCCACATTCCAAAAGTGGTATATCAAAAGGATTGAGTTTAGTAATTTCTTATCCTATGGTGAGAATCAAGTAATTGATTTTGACAAGTGTAATGGTGTAGTTGTGGTTGAGTCAGACCCCCCTAATTTTGGTGGTAAGACAGTATTAACCGTGGACTTATTGATGTTCTTATTTTTTAACACGACAACAAAGACACAGAAAGCGGAAGAAATCTTTAATAGATTTACGGATAAAGATAAGGTGTCAGTTCGTGGGGAAATAACCATTGATGGGGAAGATTACATCATTGCCAGAACCATTGAGAGAAAGAAAGCCAAGTCAGGGGAATGGAATGTTAAAACCGATTTGGACTTCTTTAAGAAATTGGCGGATGGTCAATTACAGAATTTCACAGGGGAACAAAGAAGGGAAACCGAGAAGTTCATTAAGAACTCAATTGGGGAACAAGAGGATTTCTTAACCACCATTTTAACCACCGCAACGAACCTTGAAGATTTGTTGGAATCAAAACCAACGGCAAGGGGTCAGGTGTTAACCAAGTTCTTGGGGTTGGAGTTCCTTAAAAAGAAAGAGGAAACAGGTAAAGAATTGTATTCTGAGTTCTCAAAGGGGATGTTATCAAATGTCTATAACACCGAAGCTCTAAAGCAACAAATTACGGATTCCGAATTGGAAATCCAAAGATTAGAGGGAGAGGTAGAAACGGCAAACAATAACATCACTGATGTATCAAATAGATTAACTACAGGACAAGAATACAAGGAGAACCTGTTGAAATCCAAACACACCGATATCCCACAAGAGTTAATCATCATGAATCCTAGCACCATTGAGTTGGAAATACAAGGGTTGGTTAATGATAATAGTAAGGTAAAGAAACAAATTGATGATGTTGATGTATCAGAACCAAAGGAGTATTATCACGAAGATAATCACGATGAGGTTAAAGATAAACTCATGAACACCAAGATTGAGAAAAACAGGGCTTGGGATAAGGTTGAGGATATATCTGATATGGTTAACAAGTATGGTGATGGTATGCAGTGTCAACATTGCGGTATTAAACTCATGGAGGCGGAACTAACCAAAAAGAAAGTTGCGGAACTAGATGAATGGAAAGAAAAACTCAACACATTAACGGATGATGTAGTTAAACTTGAGACCACAGAAAAGAAATTTATTGAGTTAAAAAATGATTTTGACAGGTATGAAAAAAACAAACTTGTTATGGGTAAGTTGGAGCTCACATTGGAATCAAATGATTTGAAGAGGTCAAAACTTGATGACAAACTACAAAGGTATTTTGAGGCTCAGGAGAAGATTAAAAAGAACAATGAGATTGATGAAAAAATTATCAAGGCGACACTTAGAATTGAACAACTTGAGATTGAAAAAAGAGCATATGAGAAAACCATAACCTCAAATAGCGTTACCATCGGTAATCTCAAAGATAAAATTGAAAAGAATAACGATTATATCAAAAAGATTGCCGAAGAATTTGAAAGAGAAAAGGTTTATAAAATCTATGCTGAAATATTCGGTAAGAACGGAATATCAAAAATCATTATGAAAACAATGATGCCGTTTATCAACTCCGAACTACAAAGATTGTTGATGGATAGTTGCTACTTCAGAATGGAAATTAGAATCTCAGATAAAAATGAGGTTGAGTTCTGGATGATTGATAACTCCACCGGTATTGAGAAACTGATGGTATCAGGTTCAGGGTATGAAAGAACGATAGCGTCACTTGCGCTCAGAGCGGTTCTTAGTAAGGTATGTTCATTACCAAAACCAAACATCATCGTAATGGATGAAGTGTTCGGAAAGATATCTAATGAGAACTTGGATATGGTTGGGGAATTTTTTATGAAGATTAAAGATTACTTTGAGAAAATATTTGTAATTTCGCATAATCCATTAATAAGTAACTGGGCGAACAGTGTGGTTAAAATTAACAAAATAGATAACATTAGTAGAGTAACACAATAAAAAATAAAAAATGGGAACACTAAACAAAAATCAACTCATTAAGATTGAGGAAACTATGAATGATTTTAAATGTCTTTTAAATAGGTATTTAGAATTAAAAAATGATGATGAAAAATTAAAATTATTTTTTACTAGAAATAGAAATCCTATTTGGGATATTACAAATACTAAGTTTTTTAAAACTGGATTAAAATCGGAAAGAAGTCAAAATCTCCTAAATAAAGATTTAGTTGATGACCACTTTATACAAAGAAGCAAATCATTGAAATTTATTTTTTCGGAAATGGAAAAAAATATAGATATGGATTTAGACACATTCATTATTTTAGTTAAAAAATTGTGTTCAACTGTTAAATTAACAAAAGATGAACATAGTATTGTTACTCAATTTGCTAAAAAAAATCCAACATATCTTAATTATGAAACTTATTTAGCTTGTAATATTAAAATTGATGGATTATCAGATTTTATTTTAAAATAATTTTAAAGTCTAAAATAATTTAATTATCTTCGTTCTTTAATTAACAAAAATAAAAAAAAATGAAAAAATATTTCTTATTTGCATTTGGAGATTTTACAGACATTGCAAAATCTCAGTATATGGTTGATATTATTGCAGAAGTAACGTATTCAAAATTTTGTAAAAATAAAATTTCAAAACAAAGTATTATTATTAATTTCGCATATTCAGAAGATTTTGATAATCTATCAAAATATATTAAAAATAAAATATCCAATTTTGTTGATTACTACATTTTGACAGAACATACTGACAATATGTCATTAATGTTACCTAACAATGAGTTGGAATATTTTTTGTCATTAGATGAAAATGATGATGAAAAAAACATAGATTTGATGATTGAAGAATATATTTTAGATGAATTAACAATTAAAGGTGTTGATTTACTGAAAGAGTATATGTTATCGGAACAAATTGAAGAAGATGATGAGGATGAGGATATTTTAATTAAACAATCTGTAAAAAAAGAATATAATCTTGACGATATTTTGGACAAGATTAATGAAAAAGGAGTATCTTCGCTCACCAAAGAAGAAAATGAATACTTAAAAAACCTGTCAAAATAATATGAAAGAAAAATCAGAAGGAATTCCTATAAATCAGGAAGAGATTTACTCGTATCTTAAAGATATCCGTAAAATTAAAGTGATGACCCCCGAAAGAGAGAGGGACTTGTCAAAGATGATGTCATCAGGAAGATTGGATGGAAACCAAAAAGTATCAATAGAGCAAGAACTCATTGAGGGTAATCTAAGGTTTGTAATCACAGTAGCAAAACAATATCAAAATCAAGGATTAGATTTAGCTGATTTAATCGCTGAAGGTAATTTTGGTTTAATTAAAGCAATCAAAAGTTTTGATTGGAGTAAAAACTTAAGATTTATTTCTTATGCTGTGTGGTGGGTTAGACAATCTATCTTACAATCATTAAATGAACATGCGAGAACAATCCGACTTCCCGTAAATATTGTTCAGGAGTTACATAAAGAGAAGAAAGCGGTTGAAAAGGGGATTTCTGAATTATCTGATAAATTTGCCACATTACCGTCAATAATACAAATTGATAACACAATTAATGAAGATGGAGATACTCTTATGGACGTGGTTGTTAATCCAAATGCGTTAATGCCTGATGAATCCTTTAATGGGAAAGATTTGTTAAAGGAAAAACTAATTGATGTGTTAGGTGTGTTGGATGATAGAGAACGAGTTATCATTGAGGATTATTTCGGATTAACGGGTAATACAAGAACATTGGAAGACATCGGAACCGACTTTGACTTAACTAAGGAGAGGGTAAGACAAATTAAAGAGAAGGCGTTACGAAAGTTACGGAACGAAGGGTCAGTACTATTTGACTATATCTAAATTACATAAATGGACTATTTATAATAGTCCATTTATTTTTTACATGGATTTTTTAAGTTTATTAAAATAAATTATTATGAAAAATTTTATTAAAAACAATTTTACAACAATTGTATTGGTAATCTCTTTATTGGCATTTTTAAAAAGTTGTAATGACACAAGAAAAATATCTGAAATCCAAAAAGAAATTAAAGCAATTAACGACTCAACGTACACTAAAACTGAATTAGGTATTCAGTTAAAAATCTCAGGGCTGGAAGCGGAAAAAAGAATGATTCAAGCTACAGATAGAAAAATGTTGGATGTACAAAGACAAACTCAGATTGAGGAAGAAATAAAACAATTAAAATCAGGTAAATAATGAATTGGTTTCAAAGAAATTTTAAGACGATTATTTATGTTTCGTTTTTAGTACCAATATTAACGGTTGCATTTGTATCAATATCTCACGTAACTAAATGGTATGGATTATCTAATCCTGTTAGTTGGGCGATATATCTTTCAGTTGGTATTGAGATTGCGGCGTTGTCGGCATTGGCGGCGATATCGGCAAAGATGGGAAAGAAAGTTTATTTCCCATTTGGCATCGTGACGTTAATTCAATTTATAGGTAATATCTTTTTTGCTTATCAGTATATTGATATTAATAGTCAAACATTTAAAGATTGGGTGGATTTGGTAAATCCCCTCGTTAGTTTTTTAGGTGTTGACGCTGGTGATATGGTGGGACATAAAAGGTTCTTAGCGTTATTTGCAGGAGGTATGTTACCACTTATTTCTTTATCATTTTTACATATGTTGGTAAAGTTTGAGGAAGAAGAAAAGAAAAAAGATATTGAAGTATTACCAGTTCCTGTTATTGATATTGATAAGTTAAGTATTCAGGCTGGAAAACAGGAAGCAGAAAATCAAGAGGACGTTAAATTACCTACACAAGAGGATTTAGATAAAATTCAAGAAGTTCTTGATAGAATCCATAAGGAAAAATATGGTGAAAATATAGAACCCTCAAGTACACCACAAAACGCATCTGAGATGATGATTACGACTGATGAAGATATTATCAATTCAATACCTCCTGACGATGAAATATCTGATTGGGATTCAACATTGATGGATGGTTTAGAAGAAGAAATTTCTGAACCAATTATAACTTTTGGTGATGCGGCAGAGAAACCAAGAATAAATAGATTAACATATACAAAGGTAAATGGTTAATATTATAGAAAATATTAATTTGAAGTGTGTCGGAAAACAAAAGAAGAAAAAACAAATAATTTTAACAAATACCGGAAGAAATATAAATGACTACATTGCTTCTTTAAAATACAGATACAACGGAAAATATGACAAAGTCCCTAACTTTATTATAAGTAGGGACGGTTTTGTTTATAAAGGACTACCTGAGATAGGGTTCTCCAATTATTTTAAGAATCCAAATGTTAATAGGAATTCAATAATTATTTCTTTGGAAAATTTAGGTTGGCTGGAAAAAAGACCTTTGACAGACTATTACGTTAACTGGATTGATGATATTTATAAAGGAGAGATTTATGAAAAAAAGTGGAGGGATTATTTTTTTTGGCAACCATATAGTGAAAAACAAATAGAAGTTTGTGCGGAACTATGTAAGTCACTAATGATTGATTACTCCATAGATAAAAAATGTGTTGGACATAATACTAAGATTGATGGAATTGAAAGATATGAAGGAATTGTATCTAGAAGTAATTTTAATTCCAAATATACTGATTTAAGTCCGGCTTTTAACTTTGAAAAATTTTTAAAATATATAGAAAATGAGCAACTCGTATGATGAAATAAAAAAACTTTTAAATGCATCTAATAAAATGTTAAATCGTAATATCAACGAAGATATTAAGAAAAAATATGGTATTTTAAAAGAACAAGATGATATTAACAATAAGATTAACCCAATAAAGGATACTGAAGAGGCGATTGAAGATGAAAAAAATCCTACTAAAGATAAACAACAAGGATATAGAATATCGGGTGGAGTCATGACTTTACATGGTAAGGATAATAGTGAATTGGAATTAACCACAGATGAAAAGGTTGCCTTCCAAGAAACTATGGATGAATTTATTGAGCAGGTTTCTGATTTGGTTGATTTCCAATCATTAAATGTATATCAGAATGATGTTGAATGGGGAGGGAAAATAATTGATTTTGATATTGAATTTTATTTTGCAATAGGTGAAAATAATGGTATTTATATCAATGGGGATATGGTTAAAGTTGATGAAAACTTTTTAGACATGATTACAAAATTACGTACATATTATGAAAAATTTAAATCAAAGTGGGCTAAAGTATTAGCTAGTCGTAAAAAAACAACACCAAATATTAAAAATGAAGGGTAATTTTCAAAATATATTAATCATTCTTTTAGTAGTTGTAATATTACTAATGAAGATGTGTTCACCTGCAGGTAAATCTAAACCGGGAGAAATTATAAAGGTTGATGGAAAAAAATATGAGGTTATCAAAAGAATAACGGATACTCAATATATTCCGCATATAGAAAAAATTTATAGGCCTGGTGAAACAATAATAAAAGATACTACAATTTATGTTTCAGTACCTCAAAATGTTGATACTAATGTTATATTACAAGATTATTATAATAAATTGGTTTATTTTGATACGTTACATTTAAAAGATAGTTTAGGTTTTATTTCTATAATTGATACAATACAAAGAAATACTATATTAGGAAGAAATTGGTATGCCAAAGTTAATCAAAAAATTATTAAAGATAGTGTTATTGTTAAAGAATTACCAAGAGGTCAAGTATATGTTGGAGGTAATATAGGATATGATAAGAGTTATGGATTTAATTATGTTGGAGGAACTGTATTATATAAAGATAAAAATGATAAGATGTATAGTTTAGGTGTTGGAACAAATAGTATTACTAAATCAGCAATGGCTCAAGTAGGTGTATACATAAAAATAAGAGTTAAAAAAGATTAAAATTATGGGTGAATTTACAGATTCGTTAAAGAGTGAATTAGGGAAACAATTTTCCGCTAAAAATGCATTCCAAGGAGAAGGATTAGATGTATATACTAAACTTAAAAGTTCATTACCTGAGTCTAATGAATTAGACGAAAAATGGAGTGAAGAGTATAAAAAAAGTATTGATTGTAAAAACCCTAAAGGATTTAGTCAGAGAGCTCATTGTCAAGGGAAGAAGAAAAAATCGGAAACCAAAGAAGCGACAGGAACTGGTGGTGCTAGTGGGGCATTTGAAGCACCCCTTGCATTTAAAAACAGTAAGTTCGTTGAAAGAAGTTTTGCCGAAACCCCAAAAAAAGTTGAAACCAAAGAAGCTACAGGCTCAGGTTCTTCAGGTTCTTATGAGACTCCAGCGGCATGGGCTAAATCAACAAAAAAGAAAGATTGGAGAGGAAAGTCAAAAACTCAAATACCCGGAGGTAAATTCGTGACAATAAAAAAGAAGTGTAAAAGTTTTCCATATTGTAATCAGGGAGACATTAATGCTCTTAAGATATATGAGAATGATGTGGTCAAGAGAGTTATTAAAAAAATAAGTTTAGAGCATAATATCAATGAAAATGTTATTAAGGCAATAATTCAACATGAAATTGAAAATTATAAGAACAAAACGATTAATTAAAATATTTATAAATTAAATAAGTTAACATGAGAAAAAATATAGATAAATTGGTAAAAAAAATAATTAGGGAATCCTTGGAAGGTAAAGCCGGAGAGTTGGAGAACAAAATTAGTATGGATGAATGGACGCCTCAAGAACCTCTTACTTTGAGTGGGGTTGGTGTAACGGAAGAAGATGAAACAGACGATTATGTTATGGATAAGATTAAAAGAGAGTGTGTTGATAATCCAAGTTCTGAATCATGTTTGAAGCACAAAAAGTATGCTGGTATGAGTGGTAGTGATGAGTTAGATGAGATTAGTGCTAAAGATTTGGTTAAAGGTAAAAAATATAAGATGAAAACACCTTCATTTGAAGATGAAATTGAGTATGATAGTGAAATGGAATACCCTGAAGGAAAACCAATGTATGGTTTTAAGGGTAAAAAGGCTCACCATGCTATGGGAGATACTCATATAGAGGATTATTTATCAGATATTGATGAAGAATTAATTGGAGGACAAAAAAAATTAGATAAAAATAAAAATAATAAATTAGATAGTGAGGATTTCAAAATGTTAAGAGGTGATGTTGAGGAAGGGTTTGGTGATTTTTTTGATGATGACTATGAAGATATACATGGTTACTTAGGTGGTGATGAGGAAGAACGTTTCCATCCGTTAAAAAATATTAAAGGAGAAAAAGATACTGCAATGAGTAGAATGAGAAGAGGTAAAGGAGATGTTGAAGATATTGATTTTGAAGAAATGGATGAAGAAATGGAAGAAGGTAATGCTTTTACAGGTGCTTTAGCAAAAACTAAAAAAGGTGATAAATTTAATTTAGGCGGTAAATCATATACTGATAGGTCTAATTTAGAGGAGGTTGAGAAGCTTATTCAGAAGGTTTATGAGGGTGTTAAACATAAGAAAAAAAGTGTTAAAGAATCGTTACAATTGACAGAATCTGAGATGATTGATTTAATTGAAAAAATAGTTATGGAACAAAAGAAAGCTAAAGGTATGGCGGAAACTGAAAAAGTTTTATCTGCAAATAAAAAAGAAAATGAGGATGCAATCAAAGCAGTTACTAAAAAAATGAAAGAATATCTTAAAGATGGTTCTAAAGGTGAATATAGTATGGAACCTAAAATATTCCCAAAAGGTAATGGAGAATTAGCTAAAATGGATAAAATGGCTTACAAAGCAAACAAACCTACAGATGAATATATTGAGAATTTTACTGCAGCTGGTTTGGAAAATTTAGTTTATGATGAAATTCATCCTGATGAGAAATGGGTTGATGATAATATTGAAGGTTCTTCAAGAACAGGTAATAATCCTGAATGGGCAAATGCGGTTGATAATGGGGTGAATAAAAAACGTAATAAGATTAGAAAAGATAATTTATTAGGTGCGGTTAAAGCTATTGCATATAATAAAGCACCACAACCTGTTACAGATGATACTAAATCAGGACCGGCAGGAAAATTCCAAAAAAACTTTGGAAAAGATTCAGGAAAAAAGGCTACAAAAATATTGAATCAGTTAGAATCTAAAGAAGATAAATCTGAAAAATTAATTAGTGAGGAATTTGATAAGATAAAACATCTTATGGGTTATAACAAAAATACTCAATAATATTCAATTTACTTAAACTTATATTATATTCTCCATAGAAAGAAACGTCTATGGAGAATTTTTTTAATTGGATGACCAAACCTATGATGAATGACGAGGTTGAGGTTTGGTTTAATATGAATAATATAATACCTGAGAAAGGTGAATTATATTATGATTTCTGTTTATCTTTATTTGCATTAATTAAGGACACTTATTTAGGTGAGGAAACAAAACATAATGAAACCAAAATATCGTTAACTGAGGAAGATAAATTAAAACATTTTGAGTGGTGTTGGAATGCTACGGTAGAAAATTTTAGAAAGGAAAATATAAAATTTAATTTTAAGGGAGAACATTATAACTACTTCAGCTCCTTCTTTATGGAGATATTTTATAATCAGAAAAATATTAGTGTTCGTAATTCAATAGATACTTTCTTAAAAGATTTATTTGATAGAGACACACCATTTACAAAATCCGACTTAGATTTATATACTGAGCTATACAAGTTATTAGATAGAAACATTACATAATTAACTAGTAATTTATTTACTTGTCAAATGTAAATTTTATTATTATGTTTAATAAATAAAATAAAAAATTAAAAAAATGGAAGAGTTAACAACAATTGAAGAAATTAAGGCTAAAGTTGAAGAACTTTCAACAGACACTTTGAAATTTAATAAAGGTAATAAAAGTGCTGGTACTAGAGCTAGAAAAACAGCTCAAGAATTGAAAAGTTTATTGCAAAAATTAAGAGCCGAAATTTTAGAAAATAGAAAAACAGAAACTAATGCTTAATTATAATACAATTTTTTTGTTTGTATTTGTTTTTTCTATATTAACCAATTTAAGATTGGTTATAAAATTTGTAAGTGCCCTATTACAAACACCACCTAAAAAAATGGTTTTAAGTAATAGGGAACTTATTTTTAACGGATTAATGTTATCTTATTTGATAACTTATATTATAAATTTAATTTAAATGAATCTATATAAAGAATTAATAAACATATTCCCTTATCTGGTTTCAATCAGAAAGTTAGAGAATTATGTGTCAATAGATATTGAATTCCCAAAGACTTGGAAGTATCCTAAAAAATATGTGGATGAAAAAACTATTATAGAACAGAAGGCTCAAAAAGAGGACGTTAGATTTTTTTCATTCGCAACGGCATTTGATGAGACTTCATTGAATGTTCTTTTCACAAATATAAATGGTATTGTTAAATACAATAAGGAAAGAGAAGAAAAAGAGTTTTTACTTGATGAGAAAATGAAACAGTTACGAAGTTTTTTTGAACAAAATAAATTAGACGATTTAAAATCGTTAGAATTTAATATTAAATCAGGGTTTAATCTAAAATTAGAAGATGATGGACAATCAGAAGATATTGGATTGGTATCAGAAGGAGCTTGAAAAGGATAGTCTCCAAATACAAAATGAAAAAAATAAATTTGCCAACTCAATTAAAAAATTAAAAAAACAGGATATTTTTGTACCTGAAAAAGTTGAAAAACTAACCATATGGAAGAGAATCAAGAAGGTTTTAATGGGTATTTAGAAAGATTGGCATTAATTTGTGAAGGAATTGATATATTACATGCCGGTAAAAAGGCGGTTGTTTTTCAGTTAAATAGGGAAGAGTTTCTCCAAGTTAGGGATTCCTTAAAAAGTGTTGGAGACGATAAAACTGAGTTTAAGATTGATATATCAGGTATTGAATTTATTTATCTTTTAAGTGAGTAGTTGATGTTCTGTATAACATACTTTTATTATATCCCAAATTAGTTAATATCTCATAGAGATATTTTTTTTGCTCTCTACTACTGTCTTTTACAATCAAACAATTACTTTTATTATTTAACATCATATATTTTTCCAAATTAATTAAAAATCTATCGGCATCGTATATTGATTTTAATGAAAATAAATTATAGATATCTTCATCTTGAATTATAATTTTATTATTTAGTTTGGAAACAAGTTTTAATGAGTTGCCCCTCAAGTAGGTATTAATTAATTTTTCTGAAGATATTTTTTGTTTTTTGGATATATGGAATACTTTTTCAGGTATATTGTATTTTTCTATTTTAATTATTGCATAGTTTGGGTCATTTAATTGTACCGGTATATTCCTGCCCATTTCATCTGTTCTATAAATTGGAAATAATTTTTCGGAGGTTTTTTCAATTAGTGCTATTTCATAATTAACATCTCTGCCGTTTTCTGTCTGAACATCAAAAACTACTTCATTACTTTCTTTTACTTTTGAGTTAAAGAAGGGCAATGCATTTTTATAAGTTTTATAATTCTTTATTATTTTGTATCTTTCTTTATTCTTAAATAAAATTATTGTATAATTGTTATTCATATGAAGAATTATTACGAAATTTTAGGGGTAAGTAAAGACGCAAGTCAAGAAGATATTAAAAAGGCCTATAGAAAGTTGGCCTTACAACACCATCCTGATAAAGGGGGTGATGAATCTTTGTTTAAAGAAATTAGTGTTGCATACGAGAATGTGGGTGATGAGAATAAAAGGAGGGAGTATAACCATAAGTTAGATAATCCCATGGCTGGTATGTTTGGCGGAGGTAGAAATCCTTTTGGTGATGGAAATATTGATGATATATTAAATCAAATGTTTAGTGGAGGATTTGGTGGAAGACAACAGCAACAACAAAGACGAACTCCCGAGAAACTGGTTGATGTTGAACTTAGTGTGGTTGATTCGTTCAAGGGTGTTGATAAGGAAATTACTTATTCTAGAAAGACAGATTGTAATGGATGTGGTGGAAGTGGTGGACAAAGGTCGGGTTGCGTGACTTGTGGAGGACAAGGATTTGTGATGCAGAGAGCAGGAACCGGAATGTTTACACAAGTAATTAGAACAGTGTGTAACCAATGTAATGGTAATGGTTATGTATTGATTAACAAATGTAACACATGTTTTGGCTCAGGAGGTAAGGATATAGTTGAGAAAATACGAGTTACGATACCAAGAGGAGTTGAAAGTGGACAAATGCTAAGACTCTCTCAAAAGGGTGATTTTATTCAAGGGATGATGGGTGATTTAATATTAAGAATTAATTTGGTTAATAAAGATGGGTTTGAGAAGAATGGTAATGATTTAATATATAATGCGTTCTTCACTTTGGATGACCTAAAGAATAATGATTTTGAGATACCACATCCTGATGGTAATGTTTCGGTTAAATTTCCTAAAGACTTTAATACTCAAATACCTTTAAGATTGAGAGCAGAAGGTTTTACGACACATATGACTGGTGATTTGTACGTTAAGATGAATGTTAAATATACAAGAAGTTAGAACAAACTTATAATGTATTTGACAATTTGTACTTGACCTATGATTGCAAGTAATAATACGTATAGGGATAAATAAATCCACCAAGAGAATTTTTTCTTTGCTCGTTTGCAAAAATTACAACCTTTTTTTTGTTCCATAATCTTAAATATAATCATCAATAATATTTTATAAATAATTTGCCTTTCTGATTTTTTTTATTATAATTAGGTATGTTAAGTTATATTGGAGGTAAATCAAAAATTGGTAAATGGATTGTGGATTTGTATCCACAAGATATGGAAGTGTATTTAGAGACATTTGGAGGTATGTTCTGGTGTTTTTATAATATGGACTTATCCAAGTACCCAAATCTAAAGAAAGTCGTTTATAATGACTTTAACCCACTAAATTATAATCTCTTTAAGTGTGTTCAGAATCCATCTGAATTACAAAGAGCGTTAGATGGTATAGAAGTTCAACAATTGGGGGTGTCCCAAGCTTCTGATTTATTAAAGGAGCAGTTTACCACATTCCAAACAGAAGTATTTGGTTCAGGATTTACTACAAACGTACCCGATTATTATACTGCAGCAAAGTATGTTTATGTATTAACACAGGTGTTTAGTGGTAGTAAGCCCGAGACATCATCATTTATTGATTTGAAGGGCAAGTATCGTTCCAAGTATCTATCGTTTAGAGATAAGTTAAGTAAACCTGATTGGATAGAACACTTCCTTAAAATAACTGATGTTGAGAATATGGATTTTGGGGATGTTATTGCCAAATATGATTCTGAAAAAACGTATATCTATTTAGACCCCCCATATTGGAAGACCGAGAATTACTATTCCAACCATGATTTTGATAGGGAAGACCACCAAAGGTTAGCTAATGAGTTAAAACATGTTAAGGGTAAATTTAGTTTATCGTATTATGATTTTCCTTTATTACATGATTGGTTCCCTGATAATATCTATAGGTGGGAACGTAAATCTTTTGCTAAAGCGGCTGCGGCTAAAAAAGGTGTAAAACAAAATTTGGCGGAAGAGTTGTTAATTATGAATTATTAATGTATTTTTGCTTCGTTAAGATATTTATAAGAGTAAAAAATATATAAATGAAAGTATTAAACATAATTAAAAAAGTTATTTTAGAACAATCAAGATTTGAGGTCTTGATGGATAAGTATACAACGATTAAGAAAAATAAAGAAGGTAAGAAGGTTAACCCTTTATTAGATATCACCAAATTTGCTCAAATTATATTTGCTGACCCAACGACAAAAAAACCTGCAGATTTTGATACAACAAATTTAAGTCCTGAGAATTTATCTAAAGTTCAGCCAGGGGCATATACTAATTGGTTGTTAAAGTGTTATGAGAATCCCCAATTAGACCCTGATACTGCTGAAATGACAGAACCGGGTACCGCATCTTATAAGAAAGCAATTGCTGATGCTAGAGGGTTGTTTATGGAAGATTTGTTCAAGGCGACAGATGATTTAAAAAAGTTTACAAAATACAAACAATATTTCCCTCTTGATAAAAGGGATATCAATAAGTTCAGTAGTCCTGATGAGTTATTTAGATTCTTAAATGCGTTCCAACTTCCTGAAAAGAAAAAGAAGGAGTTGGAAAAAAAGGATTTAAAGAAAGAGATTAGGAAGGAAAGAAAAGGATATAGTCATCCTGGTGCTACTGTAGAGATAGAAACGCCTACTTGGACTGTGGTTAAGATTTCTGACTTGGGTCCTAAAGGTCAAGAGGCTGCAAGTTGGTATGGTGGTTATTATGATTATAATAACGGAGAATCAAGATGGTGTACTTCACCTCCGGATTCTTCATACTATAAGGGATATGCTAAAGATGGTCCACTATACGTGATACTTGCAAATGATGATAAAGGATTAGTTGGTGGTAGAACAGGATTACCTCAAGAGAGATTCCAATTCCATTTCCCTTCTAATCAGTTTATGGATAGATTAGACCATAGAATAGAATTGATTGAGTTTTTAAATGGTCAAGGTTCTGAATTAAAAGAATACTTCAAACCGGAGTTTGCTAAAGGATTAACAACTTCAGGTGGTAAAAAAGTAGAGATAGAGTATCCTAATAGTTCTGCTGCTAAGTTCATTGCTTTATATGGTTTTGATGAGTTCTTCGGTAGTTTACCTGATGATATTACAAACCTATTGTTTAATAACAAATCAAACGAGAATATTGCATTGGATGTACCGCCAACATTGGGTAGATTTACAAACTTGGAAGCGTTGTTGTTGATGAACTGTGTAAAATCATTACCAGATGAGATTGGCAATCTTAAAAGATTATCGTTCTTAGCGTTACCAAACAATCCATCATTAAAACACATACCTGATTCAGTATTAGGATTACCTAATTTGTCATTTATGAATCTTAATGGTACAAAACCAAAATTAACACCTAAATTTATTGAGGTGTTTGGTGAGGAAGGTCAGGGAGGAACCGGATTTTTTAGTAAGAAAAAATAATAAAATATGAAAAGTATGAGCAACGTAGATATTGATATCTATATTAGTCAGATAATTAGTTTTTTTGAGAAAAACCCCAATGAGTTATTTATCTTGATTGGGGATTTGGATAAGGACTATTTCTTTAAGATGATTAAAGAGGTTGCTCAGGAAAACCACGATAAGGGTGAGGATGTAAACTTAACCAGAAGTCAGATGATAGATATTGTGGTTAAAATGAATAAAGAGATTAAGGAACAGAGGGTGGTTAATGTTCCCTTCATGGAAACCCCCTATGGAGATATTTGTTTAAATTAATTAAAAATATTTTTGGTAGTTCGGAATTATTGTTTATCTTTGTGTTCTAATCACAAAAACAATAACATATGTCAACAATCATTTCACTTGAGAACTTGAAACAAACAGTTCCATCAGTATTCGCAACCGAAGCTTCTAACAGCAGAACCAGTAAGTATGTATTTGTCCCTACCACGGAAATCTTGGAGAACTTCCAAAAGGAAGGTTGGGAAGTGTCTTCGGCAAGACAAATGGGAAAAAGTATGTATTCAACCCATGAAGTTCGTTTACGTAATGGTCAGATGCCAAAAGTCGGAGATTGTTTCTTGGAGGCAATTATCCGTAATTCCCACAACGGATTAAGTTCGTTAAGGATTACCGCTGGTCTCCACCGCTTAATTTGTAGCAATGGTCTTACGGTTCCTGAATCAGTTAGTCAGTCGTTCGCAGTTCGTCATTCTTATCTTGACTATGATATGGTTAAGAGTTTTACAGACGAATTTGCCAACAATCTGACTACAATTGAGAATTCTATTGGTAAGATGAGTTCAAGGGTTCTTACTGAAGGGGAACAAGTTGGTTATGTTAAATCTGCGGCACACGTTAGATGGAAAGAAGGTAAAATGCCCGAGTCAATTAAAATTGAGGACATCCTTAATCCACTTCGTGATGGTGACAGAGGGAATGACATGTGGACTACTTTTAACGTGGTTCAAGAGAAGTTCACAAGGGGTGGTATCGGTTATAAGGCCGGAAAAAGACACACCTCTATGAGAGAACTGAAGAACATTGTCAGTACTAATAAAATTAATACTGAACTTTGGGAGTTGGCTGAGAGTTATTGTTAATCTTAAATTTGGGGGGACTTTTCCCCCCATTTTTTCTAAAATTTTATTATCTTTGTCATATGGAAGAATTATTTAAAAAAAAATACGAGACATTTAGTACAATATATCATAAGGATTTTTGTGACCTACCGGAAAAAATTAGAAGAATTAAAGGTCATAAACCTGAGTTAGATGTTATTACTGACGACTCTTTTGGATATTGTGAAAAACCTTTAGGTAGCGAAAAACACCCACAATTTAATTATAGTCATTCAACGGATACAGAAGAAGATTTTGAGAAGAATTATGGTAATCCTTTGTGTACTGTTAGTGTCACTAGAATGACTCTTGTGGTTGAGAAAAATGAGGAAAAGGTATCTTTAAAGTTATATTGGTTTGGTAAAGTAAGACAAGCGGGAAAAGTGTATTTCGCAAAAAGTACAATGTTGTATTTTGTTACTTACAGTTATAAGACTAATGATTTATATTCTGGTACCATTAGAAACTCATTTAAGAAACGTAAATTTATTAGCAGATTAAGAAAAAACTATTTTGCATCAAAACCTGTTAGTATATTACATGCTAATTTTCATAATAATTTTAGTCATTTTAAGAAAAATCTGAAACTGAATGAAACCTCTTTGGATGTTTGGTTACCGGCAATTAATGCTTTCACTAATAATATACCAAACTATAAGTTTGATTTTATGTTAAATACGGATGAGAATTTGTATCAACATTATATGATAACGAGGGGAATTAAATACCCTGATAATTTTACCACCTTTATTGGAATGGTTCCGTTGGCTAGTAAGAGGGTATTAAAAAAGTGTGGATATAAGTTGGTGGAATCGTTTATGATGAACAATAAACTAACAGGTGATAAAATCAGAAGAGTATTACAAAAGGCGGAATTTATTAATGAAAAATTTTACAAACAGGTTGAGGGGTTTTTTGGTGAAAAGTTTTTGAGACATCAGAGTGATGAGGTATTAAAATCTATATTTGAATTTAAGCATGGGTATCAGATACCAAGTGATAACAACCTGATGAGTGAGACGGAAAAGAAAAATGCTTTTGAGGTTTTTAAGTCGGTAATAAATCGTGTGGGTACTTTACAAACATTTATAGACCATATTAATTTTTATGTGTTATTAAGACAATTTGAAGTTATAAGATGGAGGTCAAATAATGTTAGTTCCTTTAATAAGGAACATAGCCAATGGAGTGATAAGTGGTCTCATTACACCACCGGAACTTACACAAGGTACTATTCGGATACCTTCGTTAATGGTATTCAAGAAAAGATTACAAATAATAATGGTGTTGAGTATTACCCTGTGGTACTAACCAAATCATCCGAGTATAACATGGAATCTGGTATGCAAAGTAATTGTGTTAAAACCTACATAAATCGGGCAGAGTCACTTATAATTTCATTAAGGGAAGGTTCGGAATACTCAACAGAAAGAGCGACATTGGAATATAAAATTAAGAAGGGGAATAAGAATAATGTGGTAATACAAAGAGGTCAAAGTTTGGGTAGATTTAATCAATCCTTAACAGATAAATGGAATACGGTATTAATTGAATTGGATAAGAAAGTTGATAAGATGATTAAAGAGTTTAAGCTACCAAAGGTTAAAGTTGAGGTGGGTAATAACACAATTGAATCTGAAAGTGATTTTATTAAAGACAATTATTTAGATTGGGTTAGTCAATATATTAATAATTTTAAATCAAATTATGGTATACTGAATTTGGATTTATAAAACCAGATACTTATAATTATGGCGGAGAGGTTTATGAAGTTAAATAGTTTTTTGGAGACGCTAAAGGGGGATATTTATTCCGTAATGGACATTGATTTTTCAGTGGACTTAATGACACCTGTCAATTTACTGAATAATGAGAAGTTTGAGGCGAGGTATAAACCTATTTATCTTAACTCAAAATATGGAAAGGAAATATATCATATTGAAGGTATATTTTTACATACATCAGGATTCTATGTTTATTTGAGTAGGTTTGATGGTGAAGTGTCATTTAACATAAAAGTTATTTATAAAGTAGAACAATACGAAGAAATAAAAATTTATATAAACAGTTTAAAAAAATTAAAATAAGATGGAGATTACAGCAACTGAATTAAGACAAAAAATTAAAAATGGTGAAAAAATGGTCATTGACTTTTGGGCTAGCTGGTGCGGGCCTTGTAAAGCAATGAAACCAATGTTTGAGCAAGCGAGTAAAACACTTAAAGAACAAAACTCTGATGTTAATTTGTATACATTAAACATTGAGAATGATAGAGAATTGATTTCTGAATTAGGAATTCGTAGCGTACCAACAATTAAAGGATTTTCTGCGGGTAAAGAAGTATTAAGTGAAGTTGGTTTAAGACAAACAAACGCAATAATGGATTTAAGTAAAAAAGTTATTTAACATGGTGGAACAATTAATCATTTTATATACGATGAAAGGATGTCCCTTTTGTGTGATGATGAAAGAACAACTTGAATCACAAAATATCCCTTTTATAGTAAGGGATATTGATAAAGAAAAAGAGGAATATGATTTATTTGTTGAAGCAGTTGATGGTAATGAATTTGTTCCGGCTTTCATGATTGTTGAAACCGACGGAGAAAAACACAAAACAAAATTCTTTGCTCCCGAAAGAGATTATAATGAAATTGAAGATGGTGTTAATATCATCAAAGAACATTATGAAAGATTTACACTCTAAAATATAGTTAAATCTACAGGATTTACATCTTTAACCAACCAAGGCTTACTTTCGGTTGGTTTTTTTATGTCATCACATATGTCATAATCTTCCATATTTTTATTAAACAATTCAAAATTAAAATCAAAAATATCTAATACCATTGATTTTATCTGTTGATTAGATAAAAATGATTTATGACAATCAATTATAATGTCTTGTTCGTCATTGCTATCAATATTTGTTGTTAAAAGGATTGATAATTTATTACATATAACCGATGATAGGATATTGTGTGCAATGTATTCAGAATAGTATAAAAGTGTTCTACCCATAGAATAACTATAACCATGTGGGAATTCAGATGTTATTTGTAATGGTGATTGATAAAATCCTCTAACTAATGATTTATAACCTCTTTTTGTTTCATAGGTGAAATCATATTCGTAGTTAACGGAATATAAGTAATTTTCTGAGAATTTATATTCCGTTAAAATTGGATGATATAAATTTCTTTCTGAATCGTAAAAATCACACTCAACTGAGGTTTCTTTTTCAATTTTGTCATCGTACTTAATTAAGTCCATAATACTTAAATTCTCACCATATCCAACGTTCTTGAGTAAGTCCTGATATTCAGAAATAAACTCATCCTTGACCACAGAAAGGTCTAATATGGTGGTTGTATTTGTTATACCATTGACAATAAAGAAATGGTTAAAATCCGTCACCTGTATAATGGTTTCAGATTGTTTATCAAATCTTTTGAGTATGTAATCGGCAAATAAGTTTACAACGCCTTTTTTAGAATTTAAATTAATTAATTTCATTATCTGTATTTTTCTCAAGAATAGAAAAACGATATGAAATGTTAAATAGATTTTTCTAAGTTTTCTTTAATATTTTGAACTTCAGCATGAAGAGTTGATAAAAATCTCTTCCAAATAGTGGGGTCGTATTTTTTAATAAGTTCAATATATCCAATGTAATAGGGTGGTTTATTATGTTTTGGAGTAAATTCTGATGTTTGTGGATATTCTATAATCATATCCTGAAGTAGTTTTGCAATTTTAGTATCCTGAGGAACTAATCCTGACATTCCTTCTAAAATATCATAAGATAATTTAGATAACGGGATTCCTTTGGCAAAGTATTCTAAAATATTATCAGCGGATTTAATTAAATATTTTAAGTTATCTACATTCTTAAGTCTTTTCTTTCTTAGCTGAAATTCGTTTCTTAAACCCTCAATGAATTCGTTTGTACTGGCCCTGAACTCAATAGGATGTGCCCAGTATTTTTCATCAATCTCAGGGTCATAATCTTTCCAATACTTTTCAGTGTACTTGGTTGTATAACCTGGGTCAGTCGCATGCATTATTTCGTGATATAGAGTAAGGTATAAATTCTTTTTACTTGTGATTTTACTTGGGTTGAGAGTTAAAATAAAATCATTAGGGTCTTTACTATCTTCCACTTTTTGGTCTAACAATCCAAAATACTCCAATTCTGGGTCAACAGCAATCTCAACAGTACCAGGAGTACCATCCTGAACAACTATTGGTATGGAGGTTATGGGTGTATATGACTTAAATCCTGTGTTTCTTTTTTTATAAATGATATCGGCAACTCTATGTATTAGAGCGTTCACTTCAGGTTCTAACTTAATTCTTTTACCTTCGCTAACGATATTCAGTAGTTTCATTATCTATAAATATTAAAAAAAGGGAAAAGCATACTTCTCCCTTTTACTAACTTAAATTGATTTAGTTGTATTAGTTTTTCTTAACAGTATAATACTTTTCAATTACTTTTTTAATAGTTTCTTGAACGTTATTATTTGTTTGTTGAGTTTGTTGGTTTGGTTGAGGAGCCTGCTGAGGTTTAGGGGCTTGACTCTCATTTGCTTTATTTTTACATCCGCATCCCATTGTTAAATTATTTAAAGGTTCGTTTATTAGATTATTTATATAAATATCTCCAAAAAAACAATATTGTAAATAATTTGGTTTAATTTTGTTTAAAACTTTATATTTATAGGTAATGAAAAAAGTGATTAAATTAAAAGAAAGTGATATACATAATATAGTTAGTATTCTATTGGAACAGGATGATGATGAGTGGGTTAAAGTTAGTCCCGAAAGATATCTTGAGTTAATGCAGTATGCAGGTTATTATGCTCCTGGTATTGCCAATCTACCGGAGTTCAGAGGTAAGAATATATGGATTACAGGTAATCTTAATATAAGCTCAACACCAACCAAATCTTTAGATGGTGTTAAACGTGTTGATGGTAGATTAGATATTGGAGGTACGGAAATATCAAGTATTGAAGGTATAAATGTCACAGGGTATGTGAATGATTGGAATACACCATTAAGTAGGGCTAAAGCAAAAAAAATTAAGGATAAGAAGATTGCAGACGCTAATGTTAGGAGAGAAGATGATGAGTGGAGATTGGATACGGGATATGGTAAGGCGGATGACGTTGCTTACGGGGCACATGCGGTTTTAGAGTATATTACAGATAATCATCGTAATAGTATTGAGATGATGACAGATAATGATTCCAAAAGATTAGTTGAGTTAAACGAATTATTGGAGAATCTGAGACAGAAAGAAACTGAATATGAAGAACAGGGTAGGGATTTAACTGATGTTCATGCGGATATAGATGTGGCTGAAGATGAGATTGAGGAGATTGGAAATAAAATGGATATATACCATTTGATACCTGATGGAAGACATTTTGGAATGCCAAGATTTGAGGTTATTGGTATTGATGAAGTGGATGGTGAAGTATATTGTGCGGGAACGCCAGGTGAAATGGAAGATGCGGCATATGACTATGTTAAAGACCAAATTAGTAGTGATGGTTATGGTAATTTTAACTCTAGTTTTGTTCAGGACCATATAGATGAGGATGAGGTTGTTGACTATTTTAGGGATGTATATGAGAATGATGTAAGAGATAGTCCAGATAGTTATTTTAGTGAAGGTGACTATAAGTTATCTGACGAACAAGAAGCAAGGATTGATGAGATTAATACTGAGATTGAGGAATTAGAGGAAAGACAAAGTAATATAGAAAATGAGGTTGAGGAACCCGATGAATTAAGCCGACTATATGATGAAATCCAAGACCAAATTGATGCACTTGAAAGTGAAAGAGATAAAATTGAGAGTGATGCTCAAGAAGTTACGGAAGAAATGATTGAGGAAAAGGTTGATGATTTACTTGATGATGTTAGAAGAGACCCGATAAATGCATTACAAAACTTTGGAATTGATGATTATGATAATTTTATTAATGAAAGAGATTTCATTGAGGCGGTTGTTGAGGCGGATGGTATCGGTATTATTAATAGTTATGATGGTTCATATGACACTTACTATGTAAATGGCGAGGAATATTATGTAATGAGAATAGAATAACTACAACTTTATATATAATCTATTATATTTTAGAAAACGGTATGAATGGAGATTACAGAAAACATAGAAAGCAAAGTAAAATTTATGATGGAAACCGATTGGGTGTTCCAAGAACCAATTGATTTTGAGCATAAGAAGTATGTCCTATTGGCTTATTTTAAGAAGGTAGATGATTTATTATTACAGAATAAAATATATCCAACATTTATTGAGTTATCATTGCATCTAGCAAGTTTACAAACCTTAGTGAAAGAGAAAGTTATATTATCTACAAATAAGACATTCTTATCTTGTGATGACGAGGTATTATTGAAAGAATTAACTGCTAAATCAATACCTGAATTAAATACCGATGAAAAAATAGAACTTCAGAAAATAGTTCATCATAGTGCAACACAGTTTTTAGATTATTTTAGTGTGGTTAAATCATATTGGGCAACAATATACGAGTCCATAGATATGACAATTAAAAGGAATAGAAAGTATTTAACCAAACCAAAAGGTTATATTGTTTATACTCATACAAATCATAATCATATTCATGTTTGGGAATATCAAATAAATGAACTAGCACCAAATATTGATGAATATAATATTAAAATTAATTTGATATACGAAGGTAATAAGAAAGAATTATCACTAAATAAGGTTATTGAAGAATATTCATCATTCACAGAGAGAGAAAGTAAAATCGCACCTGTATTTGATTTTAAGTCCACAAAGGAATATCCAATTGATGAAACATTACTACCACTATTTAAGAGGAGGTTATTAGCACATATCTACCAAAGCAAAAAGGTTGTGCCCGTAAAAAAATTAAACTAACTACTTTGATTTACCAAAAATAGTTTTTATATTTTGGTATGGGATTTCACAAAAGAATAATTGATAAAGAAATTATACTCAAATATCTTGAGTTAAAGAAACCATTGAAGGATTTATTCAGGGCAGACGCAATAGTTTTTGACGGTAATATAGCGTCAAAAGTATATGAACTACACGAACAAGGATTAACAGATAATCAAATTAAAATAATAATTAATGAAGACAATTAGAAACAAAAAGAGTGGAGAAATCCAAAGAGTTGAAGACAAAATTGCTAACAACATGGTAGGAAATAGTTGGGAGTATTGTCCAAAGTCAGAATACAAAAAGAACAGAGAAGTACCAACTCATAAACAAAAGGTTGATGATTCCAAAAAGGAAAAAACAGTTTCCAAGAAACAAGAATCAAGAATGAAAATAAAAGAAAAACAAAGACAATATGAGTAAAGAAATGGTATCTCATCCCAATCATTATGGGGGTGCTGAAAATCAATATGAAGTCATAAAAGTTTGTGAAGCTTGGGGTATGGATAAAGACGCTTATCTATTTAATGTCATCAAGTATGTTGCGAGGGCGGGAAAAAAAGATGAGGCAAAAGAATTGGAAGACTTAAAGAAAGCTGCGTTCTATTTATATCGTAAAATTAAAAACTTAGAAGGAAATGGAAATTGATTTAGATGAAATGGCCGAAGGTGCCGTATTATTAGATGGATTAGAAACTGCCATCATAGGAATTGTAGAAGAATTTGGTAATGGGCATAGAGTATTATACTCTAAAGATATTATTATTGATATTCTTTGTCGTAGAGATGAAATGACCGAAGAAGAAGCTGAAGAGTTCTATAGTTTTAATATACTTGGATTACATGCTGGCGAGCAGAACGCAGTGTTTTTAACAACTAAACTATTACCATTCAGGAATCCTGAAGATAAAATGGAGTACCACATATTATGATAGAGACAAACAAAATAATAAATGGTGATTGTATTGATGTGATGTCAACAATGCCTGAGGGGTGTATTGATTTAATTGTCACGTCACCACCCTACGGAGTAGGAATCAATTATGATACTCACGATGATGACATGGAGTTCAGTGATTATAAAGAATTTAGTAAAGATTGGTTAACCCAAGCTTATAAGGTTCTTAAAGATGATGGTAGAATTGCGGTAAACATCCCATATGAAATCAACAGACAATCAAAAGGAGGTAGAATCTTTATGGTTGCTGAGATGTGGAAGATAATGCAAGATATAGGGTTTGGATTTTTCGGGGTAGTTGATTTAGAAGAAGATAGTCCCCACAGAAGTAAGACCACGGCTTGGGGTTCTTGGATGAGTCCATCATCACCATATATCTATAATCCAAAGGAATGTGTTATTCTTGCTTACAAGAAACAACATATTAAGAAAGTTAAGGGTGTCCCACAATGGGTCGGTGTTCCTACGGATATTGAAATGGAAGATGGTACAACCAAGAAGAAAGTTGTTTATCAGGATGATGATAAGAAAGACTTTATGGAGTTAGTATTCGGTCAGTGGAAGTATCTTAATGATACCAAACAAATGACTAAAGCAACGTTCTCAATGGATATTCCTACCAAAGCAATAAAGATACTCACTTATAAAAATGATATAGTCCTTGACCCATTTGCAGGTAGTGGAACAAGTTTGGTTGCTGCGGAAGTATTGGACAGACGATGGATAGGTATTGAATTATCACCGAACTATACGGAGGTTGCAAGAAAACGGGTTAATTTGTTTGTAGAACAGAAAAAACAAACGGAATTAGAATTAAATTAAGAGGTTTTTACCTCTTTTTTTGTTTTATAGATATTTATAAATAAAATAATTATGAATAAAAGAATATTAGTATCACAAGAAGAAAAAAACTCAATATTGAGTATGCACGAATCTTTTAAGAATAGAGGAGTTATTAAAGAAGATGAAATGGCTGATATGTCGGCTAAAAAATGTACTGTTAAAGTAACTAAAAAATTCACAGTAAGAACTTTGGATACTGGGGCAACAGTAAATGGTAAAAACATTACTAAAGGAATGACTTTAAATCCAGGTGATACCGTATCATTGATATCAGGTAAAAGTATTTATAGTACTGTAACAGGTGATGATGCTCCTACAGCTGCAGGATGTTATGATGTATTAACTTGTAAAGGAATAAGTCAATCTTGCGGAGATTAAAAAAATAATTCTAATTCATCACCCTCATTAATACCTAATTTATTACAGGTACCACCCATTAATTCTAAAACTAAATCACCTTCACCACAATAATGTTCATCACAGATGTCATCCTCACAAGGGGGGCAATTGTGATGAATTTTTGTTATGGTATTATCGTCAATAAAGATTATATCTAAGGGTATAATGCAGTTTTTCATCCAAAAACAATGAGATTCGTTTTCTTGTATAAATAACATTCCGTTGAATGTATCGTCAAATCTTTTTTTCATCATGCCCATCTGGCGTTCTTTTTCAGACACGGCTAATTTGACCTTGAAGTGACTATCATTAATTCTAATTTTCATTATGGAATAGTAGTTGTTGTAGTTACAGGTGTCTGAGTTGTAGTTGTTGTTATTGGTGTTTGAGTAGTGGTAGTTGTAAGAGGAGCCTGAGTTGTAGTTGTTGTTATTGGCGCTAATGTAGTAGTTGTTGTAGTTACAGGTGTCTGAGTTGTAGTTGTTGTTATTGGTGTTTGAGTAGTAGTAGTTGTAATAACAGGTTGAGTTGTTGTAGTTGTTATTGACGCTAATGTAGTTGTAGTAATAACAGGTTGAGTTGTTGTAGTTGTAACAGGTGCCTGAGTTGTAGTTGTTGTAATAACAGGTTGAGTTGTTGTAGTTGTTATTGACGCTAATGTAGTTGTAGTAATAACAGGTTGAGTAGTAGTAGTTGTTGTTATTGGTGTTTGAGTAGTGGTAGTTGTAACAGGAGACTGAGTAGTAGTTGTTGTTATTGGTGATAATGTAGTTGTAGTAATAACAGGTTGAGTTGTTGTAGTTGTAACAGGAGCCTGAGTTGTAGTTGTTGTAATAATAGGTTGAGTTGTTGTGGTTGTTATTGGTGATAATGTAGTTGTAGTAATAACAGGTTGAGTTGTTGTGGTTGTTATTGGTGATAATGTGGTGGTAGTTGTAGTAATAACAGGTTGAGTAGTGGTAGTTGTTACAGGAGCCTTAGTTGTACTTACAGTCGTATTTTGATAATGTGATGATAATAAAACAGGTGTTCCACCTGATAATCCATTACAACAAGCTTCGTATGTAAATGATAGGTCTAATATATCAAAACCACTTGGTCCTTCATATATCACATCTGCAATATAACAGGAATTAACTAATGTTCCACCACTATTAAGATAGTTTCTTACTTCAATTGTTCCTTCATTACCGTTCTCATTATTTTGTATATTAATCATGTCAACAATATTATTAAACTGTATGATTGCAGGATTAAAGTAATAAATAACCATATTTTCAAGAGGACATATTGCATCCAATGTTTCAAAAGTTACAGGTGTTATTGAACCAATAAATAAAGAACCAATATAAGCGTCTTGATTTAAGTCAACACTACCTATTAATGAACCATTTAGAAATATATTGAAGTTATCATCTAAAGATTCGTTAGAGTTACAAATTTGCATAACAAATACTCTATCGGAACATGCCGGAGGTTCATTTAATATTGGAGGATTTAGTGTTTCGTTGTTAACACCATATCCGTTATTGAATGCCGAATTCACGGTATCCTCGTAAGCCCAAACAGTTTTAGTTTGACCTGGAAACAACTCGTCTTGGGTTACAATTGTGTTGCTATCACAATTATGATAGCCAAATGTAACCCAAGTAGTTGCTGTATTAGTGATTGAATATTTGTAGCACTTTGCCATATTTTAATTATTACTTTTGTTTGATGAATACATTGTATTCTAAACCACTTACTAATTCTACGATTTCATTTTCATCTTTCTTTTCTTTGTTTCCAAGAAAAAGAACTTCGCTTTCAATTTCTGCGTGTTCTAAAATATTAATTTTAGTTTTAACTAACGTCTTTAATTGAGCAACGGTTAAAAGAGATTCAGTATTAAAATTACTGTTTACGTTATGAACAACGTCTTTCTTTTCTCCTTTAATAACTTTTGATTGTACTTTATACATCATATACTTTTAATTTATTTTTTTTTTATTTTATTTTTTTATTAATCATTCCACCATACATAATCATTAAATGTATACCAAGCGTTATCCACATTAGTTACAATTGAAAATTGTATAAGATTTGGTGTTATCATTCTAATATTTCCTACAGCATCATTGGTAGACCAGCTTTGAACATAACCTCTATCATTAATTAAATAATTGTCGTTCCAAGTAGTATCGGTCGTTGTTATGTTATTTAATAAATTACCATCCAAATCATAAACCGCAATATTAACAAATTCTGTTGAGCTATTAATATAAGTGAACATTACTGAATTTCTACCCACTCTTATTGAGTAATCTAAATTATCAGGTAAGGTAAATTGTTTACTAACATTTCTTGGATTAATGATTCTTGCGGCGCCAGTCATATCATTATATATCAATATAGAACTTTCATATTTGAAATTAGATTTAAAGTAATTGTTGCTAGTTTCGTAACTATTAAAATTACCTGAAATAGTGGTCAGTACTTTATTTTTATTAAAGTATTTTACAATTCCCGCATCATAATGAATATACATGAAAATATCACTAGTGTAGTCATATTCCCACCCTCCACTAGTTGCATCTATAGTTACTTCTGTAAATAGAGTACCGTCAGTATTGAATATGTACATAATACCGCCTTCATTAGTATTACCGGTCCAAGGTAATAAGTATGAATAATCACCAAAAGAACCACACCAGTAACTATAATAAGTAATACCGGTACTTACATTGTAATCAACATTACCTGATGGGGTTATTGACATCATAGTTAAAGAATCTTCAACATCATATATAGGAAAAAATAAAGTATTATTTTCAACTTCAACACAATTAACATGGTAAGCGGTTACTCCTGATGTAAATGTGTAAGTGTCTATACTTGTTGTATTATCAAAAATCTTTATAATATCTAAATAATCGGTTATAACTACTTCATAGCTAGTCTCTATCTCATGATATAAAGTTATAAATAAACTTTCAGCTTGACTACTATCAGGACCTATACCTTTACTTTGGCTATAAGTGTTATAACCTTGATAATTAGTTCCTCTTTCGTGAGTTGTTGATAATAATGTGTTACTTCTACCATCAAAAGATGCGATAATGTAATCAATATTAGAATCAAAATCATTGAATATAATTAAACCAAATTTGTTGGTACCATAAAAGAAAACGTTTCTATAATCATATTGTTCTCCTGTTAAATCAAGAGTATCTAACAAAGTACCACTTGTTGTGTAAAACTCAAAACTAGTATATCCACTTATATCATAAATTGATAATACAATAAAGTTGCCGTTATTATAAAGAAAAACATCACTTATATATGAAGTACCACTTCTATCTATAGTTTTGATATCAGTAATAGTTGAGCCGTTGATAACTTTTAATGTATCTGTATTTGCACTAGTACTATGTTCCATAATAGCAAAACAATCATTACTAGTAACTGCGTCCCAATCCCACTGAATACTTATGCTTAAGTCAGAACTATCGTAAGTGTAAGTTCTAACATTTTTACCATCAAAATACTTGAAAAGACCGTTGGTTCTATCGTCAAAGTAAACAATTTTACCATCAAGGTCGTCATAATCATAATAACTTGTATTGGCACTATATGTATCAATAATGTTTCCAGTATAATCCATAAAATGTACAATAACATTATCTGAACTATCACCGAAGAAAAGTACATAACCTGAATTAGTTAATGGATAATTGTCCCAGTTGCTCCATACATTACGGTCTAACTCTAAACCAATAAGACCTGTTGAGCGATTAGTTCTGTAGTTGAATACTGTGTAATAATATTCAGTACTTCCTGATGGTGAAGACACAATGAGTGTTGATTCTGTGGTTTCGGCAATTACATTAAGAATTGGTGGATTTAATGTATCGTTATTTATATTATATCCATTTTGAAATGCTGATGTAACAGTATTTTCATAAGCCCAAACATATTTAGTTTGACCTGGAAATAATTCTTCTTGCGATACAACAAGATTACTGTCGCAACTATGATAACCAATGGTTACCCAAGTAGTTGCGGTGTTAGTGATTGAGAATTTATAACATTTTGCCATAATAAATTTTTTATTTATAAATAGTATGAAAGTCAAAAAAAAAATAAACTAAGATTGATTTTTCATTTTTATTTTTTACATTTGCTTAAATTATTAAATTTGAGAAAGAAAAGATATTCAGGTGTTATTGTTAAATGTAATGACAAAGTGTTATTATGTAAAAGGAATAATGATGGTTCTTTACCGGGAGAGTGGTCAATTCCTGGAGGTAAGATAGAGATTGATGAAACACCAATTGATGGTGCGGTTAGAGAATTCTATGAAGAGACTAATTTAGAAATAGTTGCACCAATCACTTTGTGTGGTATGTTAAAAAGATATACTAGAGATGGTGAGAATGTTAAAGGACTTATGTATACCTTTTTAATGGAAACAGATAGTGAGATGATACCTGATTTGGAAAAAGCGTTTGATGGTGCGGAACATACCGAATGTGGATATTTTACATATGATGAGTTACCAGAACCTATTGGAGAGGAATTAAAAAAACTTATAAAAACAATTTTATATAAAAAAGTTGACAATATTGAATAATCTTCGTAGATTTGTACAACATTAATAAAAACAAAAAAAAACAATTATGAAAAAATTATTTGTCATTTTAGGAGTTATCACTTCTATTACAACATTCGGTCAATCTCAGACAAAGGTCTCAAGCATGGCTAAGTTCAATTACAGGGTAGGTATTGCAACAGGGCTTCCAGTTGATGTAAATTCTGAAGAAAGCAGATTAAAAACTTCTTCCACAATGGGTGAGGTTTCTTACAAAAACACAAAGTTGTCCAAAAAAATTAGTTTAACTGCAAATGTGGCTTATTTAAGATTCACTGGCGTAGACGGAAATGGATACGCAAAAATTCCAGTTATGGTGGGTGTAAGATACCCAATCAATGAAACCTTCTACTTCGGAGCAAGTGCTGGTCCATCATTCTATAACAAAAAAGAAAATGGAGAAACTGAATTTGGTTATTCACCTTATATCGGATTCCAAGTTAAAAAATTATCGGCTGATTTCAGATATCTGAACTTCACTCGTAAGGACTATGTCCAAAAAACGTTAGGTATAGTTTTTTCATACACCCTGTAATCAAGAAAAAAACTAATTTAAAAAGCAACAAACCATAAAGTTTGTTGTTTTTTTTTAGCCCCTAAATGATATTTATAAAAAAGAAATTATGAAACATATTTTATTATTATGTGGTTTAATGATTGCGACTTTAGCAACATTTGGTCAGGAAAAAACAAAAGTTATATTTAATGCGGGTATTGAAAACTTTATGCCCGTCGGAACTTTAGATGAAACGCACTATTTTGGGATGGGTGGGAATTTAGAGATGGGTATTAAACCGGTAAAAGGAAGTTTTTCTTTTTTTACTGTTACGGGATATGATTATATATTAGGTAAAGATGGAAACCAATCATTTGTACAATTACCAGCAATTGTCGGTTTTAGATTACATTTAGATTCAACTTGGTCAATTGCTCAGGGATTTGGAACAAGTTTTTTTAATGAAGATATTGGATTTAAACAAACATATACCTCATCAATTAGATTTGATGTTGGTAAGCTGTCTATAGATGGTAAATATGTCACGTCACTTAAACCTGGACACAAGAACGATATATCAGGATTTGTCATTAGGTTGGGGTATAAAATAAACTAAATAAACCTATAAAAACAAATGAAAAAAATCACATTATTACTTTCGTTATTGTTTATGACAGTGGTATTCACGTCATTAAAGATAACAAGTAATCCAAATTGCCCAACAGGGTATTCAACCGCTCCATCATTAAATGGTACAACCGTAAGGAATTGTACTAGTTGTCATAGTGGAACTGTTAATCCTGCCGGTGGTGGTGTAACCGCAATCGGACTACCTACAACATACACTGCAGGACTATCATATCCTTTCAGTGTTAAAATAACCCACTCCGCTGCCAATAGATTAGTGTGGGGCGTAGCAATTAAGGCGATTGATACTTTAACTCATGCTGTTATTGGAACTTGGACAACAACTAATCCAAATACATCAATTAAAGGAACTCCAACAATTGCTAATGGTAATTATGAATTAAGTCACGCGAACGCCGCGACATCAACCGCCACAAATACTTACACTTATTCTAATTTAACTTGGGTGGCACCATCAGTACCAACTGCGGTACAATCAAGAGTTAAATTCTATATTTCCGCAGTTGCTGGAGATAATAATGGTAACGAATCTAATGATTTTGTTTACACAACATCATTAACCGCGAATCAATATGTAGCTCCTGTTGCTTGTACATTTACATATGGCAATTGGACTACTTGTAATGGAACAACTCAAACGAGAACATACACAACAAGTCCTGCAGGATGTACAGGAACACCTCCAGCAGATAGTATAACAAGAGCTTGTAGTTTACCTTGTACATTTACTTATGGTACATGGACAACTTGTAATGGTACAACTCAAACAAGAACATACACAAAAAGTCCTGCAAATTGTACTGGTACACCTCCTACTGATAGTATTACTAGAAGTTGTACTCTACCTTGTACGTTTATATACGGACAATGGAGTACTTGTTCCAATGGTACACAAATAAGAACATACACAACAAGTCCTGCAAATTGTACGGGTACACCACCAACTGATAGTGTAACAAGAACTTGTACAATGCCAACAGGTTTACCAACACCTGTGACTATTACAACATCAATCCAACCCCAAACATGTGATACAATCAGAACATTCACTGTTGCAAACCAAGTCGGTGTATACTATGCATGGGTTTTAGGTGGTGCAGGTAATGTAATAACAAATGGACAAGGAACTAACACAATAAGTACAATTATAAAATCTTCAGGTAGTGCTGTCGTATCGTTAAGTAACTCTGTAGGTTCAATACCTGCAACATCTTTAGCATTTGCAAGAGCGGTACCACCAACACCAACTGCAATAAATGGTACAATAACACCTTGTGTTGGAGCGATAGTTAACTATACTTTAACAAACCCAATTCCAACTGCAACACAGGTACCTGCAATTAAATTTAGATGGGGAATACCAGCATTTACTAATATTGTATCTGCAAATGCTGATAGTACTTCAATTAATTTAAGTTTTAATACTGGTTATGTTGGGGGTTCATTATCTGCAAAAGGTGAATCATCATGTGGTGCTTTTGGAGCGGCAAAGTCAATATCTTTCTCACCTGCAAAAGCGATAGATATGATATCTAATACAGGGTTTTGGAATGCATGTATTGGTAGTTCAGTTAACTACATTGTAATATCACCTGTGGCTTCAGTAACTTTACCTGTTACAGTATTCAGATGGACAATACCGGCATCAACAAGTATTATATCTGCAAATAGAGATAGTTCTGTTATTACATTACAGTTTAATGTTGGATATAGAGGAGGAGCACTTAAAGTACAAAGTTCAACAACTTGTGGAGCATTAGGAGCTGCGGTATCTAAAACATTAACACACTTAAATTGTGCGGTGGGTCAAAGAGGAGCAAGTAATGAATACTTAACCGTTGACCAAGTTAATTTATATCCAAATCCAAACGACGGTACATTTACATTAAATGTTGAATCATCAACACAGAAGAGTTCATTAGTTGAAATTCAAATATTTGACATGTACGGTAAAATGGTTGGAAATTACACAACACAAAGTTATTTGGGTGTTTTTAATATGAATATAGCCAATACTAAACTACAAAATGGTATTTATTTTGTAACCTATATTGTAGGTAAAACAAGAAAAACTATCAGAATGATAGTCCAAAAGTAAATTTTTAGATATTTATTACTGTTAACTTTTGGGTTAACAAAATAAACTAATAAAAAAAACTCATGAAAAAGATTTTATTTATTATCGGTCTTGCAATTTCTACCGTGTCTTTTGGACAAAAGAAAGGCGATAAATTCATCAGCGGTACTGTATCTTACACTAAATCAACAGATTTGAAAGGTATATACAACATTACTCCAACAATCGGATATCACGTAACTGATAAAGTTTCAGTGGGTGTATTTGGTGATTTGGGTAAAAATAGTACCACAAGCACAACAAATGTAGGTGTATTTGGAAGATGCGACTTTATGAGCATTGGACAACATTGCAAAGTTTTCACACAATTGGGAGTGGCTAGCAATTCATCTAAGGATAATACAACAAGTGTAAAATCAAATTCATTCTCAACAAATTTGGGTATGGGAGCTAACTATGAAATTAGTTCAAAGTGGGCTCTTACCATGAATTTAATTGATTTGATTACTTATGAAAGTGCTGATGGTAAATCAACTACCACAATTGGTTTTGGAGGTGTAAATAGTCCATTTACTAACGCTAAATTTGGATTACTCTACAGATTCTAATTAACTTAAAACAAATTAGTTTTAATCCTGATATCAAAAATATCAGGATTTTTTTTTGTTTCTAAAATATTTTTACTATCTTTGTGGAACAATTGGTAGGAAGGGGATATTTATAGAACACACAAAATTTCCCAAAAAAAGATTTGACGGTTCAAAATAAGTTTCTTACCTTTGTAAAACAAAAGTAAAAAGTTCTTTAAATATGGCGAGCGGGGGGTGAGGTATTCCGCGGGTCTCATAAGCCCGAATAACTTGGTTCGATTCCAAGGCGTCGCAACAAAATCTTAAATTATAGCTCAGTAGGATATGGCTGTTGCGGAACCCTTTAAACTACGTGGGAAGGACAGTTCTCCCAATGTGGCTGAAGTAATTTGAGATAAAAAAAAAGTTTCTAAAAAGATTTGACAGAATGAAAACTTCTTCTTATCTTTATGAAACAAATGAAGAAGATGGGGTTGTAAAGTTTCCATTATTCTTTCCCTACCGAAAGGAGTTCCAAAATTAGAACAAAAATCGGTGATTACAAGTGGGGGAAATGGGTGGTTGTAAAGATTCCAGCATCTTCTTTAACTTTGATAGTTCTTTGAATAAAAATATTATCCATTCAGGATGTTGATGATGAGACCCAAGGGTTGATTCTGAGATAACTGATAAAAGGTAATTGGCCGTATATGGTCATTAAATAAACCACGAAAGTGGCTTAAAGTGATTCACCTTGGTTTAGGTGGGTTGCGGCATTCGCAAGAGTGCTTGAGTATACAAGCGAGATATTATTTGACCTCAGTACCCGAGGGTGACACTGTAGGGGAGCTGGTTAAATAACTTGGCGATGTGGGTCGTCAGGTTGAGGTGGGAACACCAATAAGAATAACTCGTAGAGTTATTGCAAAACATAGGGTTATCCGACTCTACTATTGCGTGACTCAATATTAAAGTTGATTTAAAACCGAAAGGTAAGTTGGAGTACGGGTGGTGCCGTTACCAACCCTGACACGTCTCTACCAAGAGCGTCTCACTGAAGTTGACTTGAAATATGGAGGTAGGGATACTTCATAAGGGAGTTTAGTATTCGGTTGTTCAAAAGATAACTGAGCTAGCGACGGACCGCTTCCTTTTCCATCCACTAACCAAAAACTTTGAATAAGTTAATCAAAAATTAATCAATCAAGGAAAAGTGTCCGTCAGATGTTGGTGACAGGTACCTACATAGTCTCTGGCTGTCAGAGGCACATAAAGACCCCAAGTCAATATG